GGTCTCCAAAAGGCGCTTCTGTAGGAACCGGATACGGTACTGTTACAGAAACGTACGCACAACCAAAAATTAACAATCCTAAACAATTAACACCAGCAGAAAGACAATCAATGTTTGGTGGAATTATGAATGAAATGCAAAATGGAGGAATAGCTAATACTAATACCGTTCCATTTAGACCAACAGGCCCAATAGATCCTGTTAATGGTTCTTTACCGGATGGTGAAGTAGGATTAGATATGATAATGGGATTAATGAATAATAAGTAATGGCATTTGGAGCAAAGAAAATATTTCCAATAGATACACGCCCTGGAACGGGTGTTGGAATAGGTTTACCTTTTAATGCTCCGGCTGTTTTTCCTATTACTTACACAACTCAAGAAGCAATTAAGAATAATTTAATTAATTTTTTCTTAACTAATAAAAATGAAAGATATTTAAATCCAACCTTTGGTGGAAGTTTAAGAGCATTTATTTTTCAACAAATAACCGAAGGTAATGTAAGTTCACTAAAAGAAGATATTCAATATCAATTAGTAACTTATTTTCCTAATATTATTATAGGAAACTTAAGTATAGATTCATACCCAGATACAAATCAGATAACAGTAATATTAACATATAGTATTAAAGATACTGGTATAACAGATACAATACAATTAGCATTTACATAATGGCTACTAAAAAAAGAAACATACAATATATAAATAAAGATTTTAGTGAATTAAGAGCAAGTCTAGTAGACTATGCTAAAACTTATTTTCCTACAACATATAATGACTTTACAGAAGCATCACCAGGAATGATGTTTATGGAGATGGCTGCTTATGTTGGTGATGTCTTATCATTTTATCTTGATAATCAATTACAAGAAACTTATTTACAATATGCTCGTCAAACTAATAATTTATTTGAATTAGCATATATGTTTGGTTATAGACCAAATGTAACTCAAGTAGCAACAGCCTATATTGATTTCTATCAACAAGTACCAGCTAAATTATCCGGTTCTACTTACGTACCTGATTTTGATTACGCTTTATTTATTCCACAAAACACACAAATATCTACTGCTACAACACCTTCAGTATCTTTTATTATAGAAGATCCTGTAGATTTTTCAGTATCAAGTTCAAGTGATCCAACTGTAGTTACTATATATTCAACTGCCGGTAATAACCCAACATATTTCTTATTAAAGAAAACAAGAAAATCAATATCATCAAGAATTAGTACTACTAGTTTTAATTTTGGATCTCCAATTCAATTTAATACTGTTAATATCAATTCACCAAGAATTATAGGAATTTTAGATGTAGTTGACACTGATGGAAATAAATGGTATGAAGTAGATTATTTAGCTCAAGATACAGTATATGATTCTATAAAAAATACAAATGTAAATGATCCTAATTTATCACAATATAGTGGAGATACTCCTTATATTTTAAAATTAAAACAAGTCCAAAGAAGATTTACAACTCAATTTGTCAGCTCAGACTCGTTACGATTACAATTTGGAGCAGGTACAGCAACTGATACTGACGAAGTAATAATACCTAATTCAAATAATATTGGTATAGGTTTACCGTTTGAAAAAACAAAATTAACAACAGCATATGCACCATCAAACTTTATGTTTACTAAAACATATGGTATTGCGCCTTCAAATACAACTTTAACAGTAAGATATTTAACAGGTGGTGGGGTTACATCAAACGTAGCAGCTAATACATTAACACTTTTAGCAGGTACTCCAACATTTATAAATTCAAATTTAAACCCTACAACATCAAATACTATATTTAATTCACTAGCAGTTACTAATCCAGTAGCAGCATCAGGTGGTGGTGATGGAGATACAATTGAAGAAATTAGACAAAATGCTTCTGCTAACTTTGCAACTCAATTACGTAACGTAACTCAAGATGATTATTTAGTTAGAACATTATCAATGCCTGCTAAATATGGTGTTGTATCTAAGGCATTTATTGAACCTACAAAAGCACAATCGTTATCTGCTGGTGAATCCAACTCAATATTAGATTTATATGTTTTATCTTATAATGCAAATCAAAAATTAGTAACAGCATCTTCAGCTATAAAACAAAATATTATAACTTATTTATCTCAATACAGAATGGTAAATGATGCTGTTAATATTAAAGATGGTTTTATTATTAATATTGGAGTAAATTTTGATATTATAGTATTACCTAATTATAATAGTAACCAAGTTTTATCAAGTTGTATTTTAGCTTTACAAGATTATTTTGCAATAGATAAATGGCAAATGAATCAACCTATTTTATTAAGAGATATTTATATTTTATTAGATAAAATAGACGGTGTTCAAACTGTTAAAACAGTAAATATTACAAATTTAGTAGGAGAAAATTTAGGATATTCACAATATGCTTATGATACAACAGCAGCAACAATTAATAATGTTGTTTATCCATCATTAGATCCTTCAATATTTGAAGTAAAATACCCAACACAAGATATTCAAGGTAGAATAGTAAACTTATAATAAAATGGCAGTATATAAATTATTTCCGACTAAAGACGCAACAATATACTCATTGTTCCCAGCAATGAATACGGGATTAGATCCTATCATAGAGGCTACACTTACCTCATTTGCATATTCAAACCCAAATCCTCAAACAAGTAGATTTTTAATTTCATTTGATGAAACTGAAATTGAAGATGTTTTAGAAAATAAAATAGGAATTAGTAGTTCAGCTCAACTTTTAAATACTTCAAGTTGGAAAGCTACATTAAATTGTTTTATAGCTACAGCAACTGGTTTAGAAATATCTCCTACAGGTACATTATTAGAATGTTATCCTGTATCGGGTGCTTGGGCAATGGGAACAGGTCAATATTTAGATGAACCTATTTCAACAGATGGAACTAGTTGGGTGTGGCAAGATTACTCAGGTTCAATACCTTGGAATACATCGAATTTTGGTACAAGTGCTACAGGTTCATATAATACAACATATGCACCTGCTGGTGGAGGAACATGGTACACAGGTTCTGTAATCCCATCAAGACTAAATTCAGATTTATATCCAGTAACAGCATCACAAACATTTAATTATAGACAAACAAAAGATACTAATTTCAATGTATCTAATATAATTAGAGCATGGTACACAGGTGCTATTCCTAATACTTCATTTGATGGATTTATAATTAAACAAAATCCTGAATTCGTAAATAGTAAAGATTATCAACCAGAATTAAAATATTATTCTGTTGACACAAATACTATTTATCCTCCACAACTACAATTTAGTTGGAGAGACTATACATTTAATACTGGTTCATCAACACAAACAATATTAAACGTATTACCGGCAACAATAACAATAGAACAAAATCCTGGAACCTTTTATAACGAAAGTATAAATAGATTTAGAGTAAATGCTCGCCCAGAATTTCCAGTTCAAGGATGGCAAACATCATCAGTTTATACTAATAATTACTATTTACCTACAGCATCATATTATGCTGTAAAAGATTTATATACTAATGAAATGATAATTGATTTTGATCCTTTATATACACAATTAAATGCTGATTCTGTATCTAGTTATTTTGATGTATTTATGAGTGGTTTAGAACCTGAAAGATATTATACTATTTTAATTAAAACAACTCTTAATGGTTCTACTATAGTATTTAATGATCAATATTCATTTAAAGTTGATAATGCATAATGGAACAAATAACTCCTAATAAAACAGTATATGATAAAAATCAATATGAAAAAGTAATAAACACATCTTTTACTCAATTGGTTCAACCACAAGTAACAAGTTCTATACCAACAGTTACTGTTGCTGAATTTTTCCAAAATTATCAAGAATTATTCTTTTCTATACCTAAGTTTGGAGATACAAATTCTCATGAGTATCTTGTTAAAACGAGTGGTGAATATATCGGATCTACTAACACAAATGATGATTTAATCCAAGCACTGTTAGAAGAAACAAATCAATTAAGACAAGAAAACATTAGTTTACAACAACAACTTATTTCAGGAAGTACAATATAATAAATGGCAGAAATAATCAACATACAGAATATAAATCCTACAACATTCGAAATACAAACGTATTCTCCGGAAGATAATGCTCTTATTTATTCTACAACAGTAGATAGTATTTTTAATTCTTCTACAGATATTGTAGAGTATTTTATATATGATTTAAATGGAAATATTTTATATGAAAATGTAAATGGATATCCTAGTTATTACATCAATAACGATATAATAACTTTAACACCAGAAGAAAATTTAAAAGATAATGGTTTTACTGAAGGTAATTATAATACTTTATATAATTTCTTACGTCCAAAATTAGGATCTAATTCTCTTAATCATTATTTCATATCAGAAATAAGTTCAGATAGAACAGAAATTAGATTAGATACAACGGTTATTCCTAACGATGTTGTAGTATCATCAACAGATGAATTATATAGTGAAATTATTAATTCAACAGGTAGTTATTATGATTTTTATTTAGATTTTGGAAATAACCAATTAATAATAGCAAATAATGTTTTATTAGATAATTCTGATACTAATAACCCAACAGTCTTAATAAAATTATATGAGGCTTTACCTCAACAATTTACTTTAAAAAATGAATTATGGGTAGTTACTAAAGTATCTGAGCCGGTTGCTTATAATATTAATATTGTAACAACTTTTAATACAACAGATAATTATATTTATTTAAAAGGTCCTAATACTAATTTAAATATTAAAGACCAAATAAATAATTCTACAGATTATATAAACTCAGCTAATTTAAATTCTACAAACACATCACAGGGCTCAGGTAGTTATCAATATCAATTAAATAGTTTATTAGCAGAAACAGGAATAGAAATTAACATAGATTATTCTGATTTTTCTAATTTTATTCACTTTTCATCAGCGCAAACACGTTTAGAAAATTTTTATTATAAATTATCATTAATAGAACAATATAATTATAGTGCTAGTTTATCAAGTGGAACTCCAACAAATTATTATGTTTCTTCAAGTAATGTAGTATATCAAAACAAAATTGATGATATTATAACTAATTTTGATGGATATGAATACTTTTTATATTATGAATCTGGTTCAGCATGTTGGCCTAAAACTGGAGGTACTCCACCTTATACAAATGTTAATACAACATCTGTATCAGGACAAGCATGGTTAGTAAGTCAATCATTAGTAGCCGAAAATTATGATTTAGAAAATAACAATGCTTTAACACTAGCTATTCCTTCATATATTACTGATGATCCTGATAATTCACAATTTGAATTATTTGTAGAAATGATTGGACAAAGTTTTGATAGTGTTTTTGTTTATTTACAAGATATCACTAACAAATATAATGCTGATAATAGATTAAATTATGGTGTATCTAAAGAATTAGTAGCTAATATCTTAAGAGATATGGGTATTAAAATATATCAAAATAATTTCTCATCAGATGACTTATACTCAGCTTTAATAGGTTTTACACCTTCAGGTAGTTTATATAATTTACCTTACACAACAACTCAACTACCAGTACCAAACAATTCGTTTTTAGAATATATAAACACGTATGTTACAGCATCAGCTACAGGTTCATTAATACCTACCGAAGATATAAATTTTGAAACGTATAAACGCATATATGCTAATTTACCCTTATTATTAAAGAAAAAAGGTAGTACTCAAGGTTTAAAAAATTTAATAACTACTTATGGTATTCCTGATACTATTTTAAGAGTAAATGAATTTGGTGGTCAAGATAAAAATACCAACACATTTAATCAGTGGCAAAATGAATATAACTATACATTTAATGCTAATGGAAATAATTATGTATCTGCAAGTTGGTTATTAAATAATAAGTGGGGAGCAGCAGATAACGTTCCTGATACTGTAGAATTTAGATTTAAAACTAACGGTTTACCTACTTCAAGTATTACATATTCTCAAAGTTTATGGAGTATGACTAACGTAGTAGGTACTAATCTTATTGGATTAGAATATACAGGCTCAGGTTATGCTTCAGGATCTTACTCAGGTTCAGTTGTTGATCCTTATTACCAATATGCTAGATTAGTTTATTATCCTGATACTAGTAATACAACTGATACAGCAAGTGTTTATTTACCTTTTTATGATGGTGGTTGGTGGTCAGTAATGTTAACTAGAAATGGTTCTACATTTACACTATATGCTGCTAATAAAAGTACAGAAGTAAATGAAAATACAATAAATTTCCAAGCAAGTGCTTCTATTGTTACAAGCTCAGCAGATTGGACAACAACAACATCTGCAATAAGTTACTTAGGATACAGTGCGGCAATTAATTTTACTAAATTCTCAGGTTCATTACAAGAATGGAGATACTATTCAGTACCTTGTTCACAAAGTACATTTGATTCTTATGTAATGAATCCTTATTCTATTGAACAAAGTGAATACTTAGCCTTTAGAGCATCTTTAGGAGGAGAATTATATACTAGTTCAATATCTATACACCCAAAAATAACAGGTTCATGGATACCAACATCATCCTTTACATCAAATAGTAATTTTAACTCATTTAATCCAATAATCTATACCCCTAATACTGAATTTATTTATTTTAATCAAGTAGTAGCAGGTATTCAAAATATTGTATCTAATAAATTACAAACACAAAATACAATATTACCTTATAGTGGTAGTAATGATCCTAACATTCCTAATAATTTAGTTTTATCTCCTTATATTTCAATTCAACAATCAAATCCAATAAGTAGTTCTTACTCTAAAAATGTAGATTATGTTGAAGTAGGTTTTTCACCTCAAAATGAAATAAATGAAGATATAAATTCATCATTGGGTTATTTTAATATTGGAGAATACATTGGTGATCCTAGACAAGTATCTTCATCAGCTGATTCATATCCTGATTTAAATACTTTAAGAGATTCTTACTTTTTAAAATATTTCCAAAATTACCAAGAATGGGATTATATAAGATTAATTCAATTTTTTGATAATTCATTATTTAAAATGGTTGCTGATTGGGTTCCTGCAAGAACAGATTTAGCAGCTGGTATTATTATTAAACAACATTTACTAGAAAGAAATAAATATCCTGTACCACAAGTTGATATTTCTTCTTCTGTAGCTAATGTTGCTGCTGGTTCAACTAACGTTCCATTCTATCAACAAAATATATTATTTACTGGTTCATTACCAATTGAAACTATCACGGGCAGTGATGGTGGTACATTACCTAATTTAAATGGTCAAACATCATCAATTATATTACCTGGTAACTATAATACAACTGTAACTCAAGTTTGGAATGGAAGCGTTAATGGTCCTTTAGGACCCGTTACATTTACTGATTCATACCAATATGAATTTTTTGATGGAGCATTTAGTGGGTCTGAAATAGTTGTTACTACTCAAAGTTTAAATCCTGATAATATATTATTAGATAATCAAGCATTCTACCCAACAATTGCTAATTATCAAAATTTAAATACTAATACAGCAGGTACTATTACTTTAAATACTGGAACAGGTACATTACCTTTTAGTGTTTTAAATAATTTTATAACTTACTATAATACTTCTACTTACCAATATTCTCCTAATTATAATACAGTTTCAAATGTTTTTATTACAATTTCATGTTCATTTAATTTCGCTAATCCTGGTGATAACTTTAATATTTATTTAGTTGAAGATACTAACGGTAATATTTCGAATTTAGGTAGTTTAACATCAATTATAGTTGATGGAATCTTAAATTTATATATTCCTAATATTACTGTAAAAAGTGGTTCTATATATTATGTAGATTATGATGTATATCAAAGTGGACTAGGTCTCCCTACAGTTGATATCAATTCAGCTACTAATTGGATATTTAGCACAGTAAACCCTCAAACTACAGGTTACCCTAATGACCCTAACATTTACCAACAATCAACATTCCCAGGCAATTTAGAATTATATCCTGAATACAATACTATTTTAAACAATGTTTATAGTAGTAGATTATCTGATAAATATCTTGATGTAGATTATTCTCAACAAAATGTATTACCTGTAAATCAAGGGGTAATTATATCTCAATCAGCAGTACACGCTCAAGTACAAGATTCAAATTATACTTTAGCAAGAAATATTAACCCTCGTTATGTGGGTTCTAAAAACACAAGTGCTAAATACAATAGCTATACTGTTGGTGATTCATCTTATGGTAAAAAAGCAGCTATAGATACTTATGTGGATTATTTTGTATATTATGATTATATAGAATCATCATACCCAGAATACCCAGGAGGAGGTAATATTCATTTAACATATTTAATAGATAAAGAAGGTAAGGCTACACCATTAACAGGAGATAATACTAATTTATTTAATATATCTAATATATTTACACAAGGACAAACAGCAAATATATTACCAGTATTATATGGAGCAGGACAATCTAATCCTGTAGTTAATATTGTTACTGGAGGGGCAAGATATACTTCAATAATGTGTGCTAATACAGGATCAGCTAATTTTCCTATTTCATTTACGGCTTCATACACAGCAGATGCTTTATATCCTCCAAGTGATCAAGTTATTTATTCTAGTTGTGCTTTTATATCAAGTTCAAATAATTTAAGTCTTACATTAATTGATAGTCCATCATCTGGATGGTTATATCCTTTTTTAACTTCAACAAGTAGTTTAAATTATTATGAATATAAAGATAATAGCAGTGGAATTATAATATTCAATAAAGATACTTATGGTATATTTGAACATGATGATAATTTTGTAGTAAGAATTTCTCCAAATAACACTTTATTTCCTATTCAAGAATATGACTATATAAGATTTGGTGATTCTACTTGGGGTATGGACCAAAGTTTTACTGCTAAATACGGGATGCAAATAACAAGCGCATCAGGTGTAGATAGTATACCAACAGGTATTTCACCTATTACATTAACTGGATTTTTATATTCAGGTCCAGGTACTAGCTCTATTAATAAAATTCAATATCGTATCTTTAGAAGAGTACCAAAAGATAATTATATAGTAATTAAAAATATACCATCATACACAGATTCAGGACTTTTAATTCCTCAAAATTATAATCCAACTCTTGATCCATATACTTTAGCTAGAAAAGCAGGATTAATTCAATAAAAACAAAAACTTAATATATTTATAATAAATTGCAAAAAACATGGGATATTTAAATAATACCGTAGTAACAGTAGACGCTATTTTAACTACTAAAGGTCGTCAACTATTAGCTCAAAATGATGGTTCGTTTCGTATTACACAATTCGCTTTAGCTGATGATGAAATTGATTATACTTTATATAATCCTAATCACCCATCAGGATCAGCATATTATGGTGAAGCCTTAATCAACATGCCTTTACTTGAAGCATTCCCTAATGAAACCCAAGTAATGAAATATAAGTTAACTACTTTACCTCGTGGTACTGCTAGATTACCTATATTAGCTATTCCATCTAATATAATATTGAAACAAGGTCAATCACAAGTAATTACTCCTCAAACATTAAATTATTTTGGAGCAAATACCTTTGAACAATCAGGATACACATTTACAATATCTGATGTTAGATTAACTTCTACCTTCGAAGGTGTAGGTATTAATACCCCAAATGCCCAAGCATTAAATACAGCCGTTCAAACAACAGGAACTGTAGTATCTAAAACAGTAATTGGTACTTCATTAAATGTAAGAGGTACTACTGTAAACGCAATTTTCCCAGCTAACGCTACTGCCGGAACAATTTTACAAGCTACATTAAATATAGTAGGTAGAGATAGTGGAGCAACAGCAACAATACCATTCCAATTAACTAAAGTATAAAATATAGAATATGTCATTTAAAGCATTTCAACCAAGCGATATTGTAGTAAGTAGTGATTCAATTACTGCTACTTTATGGTCTACTAATTCACCACAATTAACAACATTTTTTACATCTTCTACTCAAGTAGCAAGCTCGGCTGGTAATTATTATTATAATGTTTACCAAACAGGATCAACAATATCAGGATCAGCAGTACAATTTGCAATAGCTTATGGTAATGCTAATGGTAGTGGTAGTTTAAATTTTAATAATTTAGTTAATGGTCATTCTCCAACATCAACAATATTTGGTCAATATCAAGATTTAGTACTTGGAGATGAAAATATAGATTTTGTATTTGGTGCGATAACATCATCAGAATTTATTGCTATTTCTTTCGAAAGAGCTAGATATAAAGAATCATTATTTTTAGGTTCTTTAGGATTAACAATTAAAGGCCCAATCGCCACTTCAGGTTCAATTACATTAACAGATAATAGTAATTATGTAAGTTCTGTTGTTTATACAAATGGTGGAATGAGAGTATTTCAATTAATTTCTGGTTCTCAAGGTGTTAGATACACAGGTTCGGCTACAACAACAGATGGTTACTCACTTAACTCAGGATCATATGGTTGGTTATTACCAGATATTGGAACTATTTTACTAAACCCAAAAGCATTATCAGCACCAACAGCTAGTGGAGGTATAGGATTTATATTTAGTGGGTCTGCTACAGCATCTGCAGCACCTGTAACTTCACCATTATCAACAATTTACACAGCAATAAGTGGAGGAGCATCATTTTATATCAATTCACAAGAAACTATATCTTCAGATTATATATTCGTAAGACCTCAAAGTTCAGAATTTAATTACTCTGAAAACCCAAGTTTCATTTCAGGATCTACTGGGGAAGTTTTATATAGTGATTTTATTAATAATCCACAAACATATATTACAACAGTTGGTTTATATAATGATAGTAATGAATTATTAGCTGTAGCTAAATTGTCAAGACCATTATCTAAAGATTTTACTTCAGAAGCATTAATTCGTGTTAAGTTAGATTTCTAAAATGAATGAGTGTATTCAAACAATTTCAAGCATCGGATATAATTGTTTCACCGTTTGAAGTAAATAAATCATTTACTTTTAATGGTGCGGCTTCCTTTACAGGATCTGATGTTGGTATTGATAGGTTTTTAGGAAAAAACCTTAATAGTACATTATTCAACCCAGATACAGATCCTACAACGGGGCAAATTACACCTCAATATCAAAGATTAGTATATGATTCTATTAGAGAACTATATTATTCTAACTATACAAACTCACCAATAAGTTATGGAGCTTCACCATCAACATCAAGCCTAGTACCTGGATCTAATCCTGAAGGAGATGTTTATGTAGGATCTACAGGTTCACAAGGAAGATATTTTAATTATCCTCAAACAACATTAACCTTTGCTAAATATTTTCCTACAAGTTCTACAACACCAATAGGTGTAATATCAATCCCAGTAGGTATGTTTGGTAATTATATTCAACCAAATTCATTTGTAATAATTTCGGATGGAAATACAGTATATGATGATGGAGAAGGTAATTTACGTATTAACAATAAAATATGTGGGAATATTTTTTATAGTCATGGTATTGCTGTATTAACAAGTGATGATTCTCCTGATGTATATGGTGTTGGAACTTATGGCACTTCATCATATGGTGGTGGAACGGATGCTGCTTTTGTATTAAATTTTGTTACCTCTTCTGATGTAACAATAGCATTCTCTTCATCATTAACCATTTATGAAACACAATATAAATGTACTATGAGAGAAAATGAATTTAATGCTAGTTTAAATCCTTCAATAATCTCAGGTTCAGAAGGTATACCTTATAGTTTTGCTACTAGTTCATTATTTACACCTTATGTTACAACAGTGGGATTATATGATGAATATCAAAACTTATTAGCGATAGGAAAATTATCACAACCTTTACCTTCATCGCCTACAACAGATACTACAATACTTATTAATATAGACAGATAATTTTTATGAATAATTGGTTATACGAAAAAAAAGAAATAACATCCCTGGAGGATTTTCCAACCGACACTTTTGGGTATATATACATGGTAACTCATGTTCCGAGTGGTTTATCGTATTTGGGGAAAAAATCGCTATATCACAATGTAAAGCGCAAATTAACAAAAAAAGAATTGGCAGAGATGCCTGTAACAAGAGGAAGAAAAGTAACAACTGAAATTGTTAAAAAAGAATCCGATTGGAAAACATATTTTGGGTCTGCAAAACCAATTTTAACTCTGATAAAGGACGGTAAACAAGAGGAATTTACCCGTCAGATATTACAATTGGTACCCAATAAGAAATTATTAACATACTATGAGTGTAAACATTTATTTACTCAGGGTGTGTTAGAAAATCCTAATAAATGGTTTAACGACAATATTTTAGGAAAATTTTATAGTAAAGATTTTTTATTTTTATAATATTTATAGACATGAAATTAACAGATTTAAGAAAATTAATCAACGAAGAAATTCAATATGTACTTAATAATGAAGCCTTTGGTAAAGGTGGTAAAAACATTCAAATAGGTGCTGGTGGAGTAAAAGGTGGTGGTGGTAAAAGATTCATACCTTCATTCGTTAAACTTCCTAAAAGTGTAAGAGATGCTTTTAAAGGTGATTTCAAATTAGTAAAAAATAGTGAAGGTGAATACACTTTATATATTTCAAAAGATTTACATGCTGCTTTAAATATAAGAAGCACAGGTCAAAATACAAACACAGCAAAATCATCTTTAAAACGTGTTAATGATATTAATGCTTTAGGATTACCTCAAGAACTTAAATCTTTATTAAAGAAAACAAGTAAACTTAATTCTTCATTAGGTATGTATGCTATTGCTGTAAAAATTAAAGACGTAACTCCTGAAGGAGATATTATGTTTGATAACCCAGCAGTTTCAGGTACTTTAAATGCATTTGAAGGAGTAATTAATGAAGTAATGGATGCTTTAATGGCAGAAGAAACACACAATCCAGTTGATGATATTGGTAAATTTTTCGTAGCTAAAAAACCTAAAAAAGGTATGACTAAGGAAGAAATGGTTTACGAAGCAACTGTATTTGATGAAATAAATCCAGAAGAAACATTAATAGTACATAAAAATAAATCTGAAGTAAATCGTACAGCTAGTGAAGCATTAAAATCATTTGAAGATCAACTTAAAGAAGTTGAATCGTCAATGGAAGAAATACGAAAAGATAAAGAAGCTATAAAAGCAAAAGCTCAAGCTGCTAAAGAAAGAATTAACAAAATAAAATAAATAACTTAAGCTTGGTCACCCAAGCTTTCTTTATTATATTGTTTTTATGTTAAATCAAAGTTTGATAGCTTTAGTTAATTCTGTGTTAGGAACTGGTAAATCAACCTCTAGAGGAAACTATGCTTATCATTGTCCTTTCTGCAATCACCACAAACCTAAATTAGAAATTAATTTTAATGAAAATGAAAAAGGTGAGAATCCTTGGCATTGTTGGACATGTGATAAAAAAGGTAAAAAGGTATATCAAATATTTAAATCAATTACATTATCACCTGAAGTAATAGCTGATTTAAAATCACTCACTAAAGGTGGATTTGTTGAAAAACAAATTACAGTAGAACAAAAAGTTGAATTACCTAAAGAATTTAAATCATTACTTAATATAACTCAAACAAACATAACAGGTAGACATGCTCTGTCTTATTTAAAATCAAGACACATAACTGAAGAAGATATTATTAAATACAACATTGGTTATTGTGAAACAGGTAAATATGCTAAAATGATTATTATTCCGTCTTATGATAAAAATGGAATATTAAATTACTTTACAGGACGATCATTTAATAAAGACTCAAAACAAAAATACCAAAACCCAGAAGTATCACGCGATATAATACCATTTGAGTTGTTTATTAATTGGGAAATACCGTTTATATTGTGTGAAGGACCATTTGATGCAATAGCCATTAAAAGAAATACTATCCCATTACTAGGCAAAAATATACAATCTAATTTAATGAAACAGATTGTAAAGTCTAGTGTTGAAAAAATATATATAGCTTTAGATAAAGATGCTCAAAAGCAAGCTTTAACCTTTTGCGAGCGATTGATGAAAGAAGGCAAAGAAGTCTATTTAGTAGACTTAAATGACAAAGATCCTAGTGAAATGGGATTTAATAATTTCACAAAACTAATACAAGACACTTATCCACTAACATTCTCTAGTTTATTAGAGAAAAAACTACAATTATGATTGAAAAAAATGTAAACGTTCATAAAAAACACGTCAAACGATTATTAGAAATTAATGATGCTTCTAAGAGAGTAACAATAATGGATAATAGATATTATACTAGAAATGGTAATTATTATCCATCAGTTACTAGTATTTTACAATACATGCCAAAAAATAAATTTTTTGAAACATGGCTAAAAGACGTAGGTCATAACTCAGATATTATAATGAGAAAAGCAGCAGATGAAGGTACACAAGTACACGATGCTGTTGAAAGATATCTTTTAGGTGAAAAAATATCATTAATTGATGATAGAGGATATTCACAATACTCAATGTTTGTTTGGCAAATGATTTTAAGATTCCATGAATTCTGGAGTACTTATAAACCAGTATTAGTAGAAAGTGAAATTCACTTATTCTCAGACAAACACATGTTTGCAGGTACTTGTGACTTAGTAGTAGAAATAAATGGTCAAAAATGGCTATTAGATATTAAAACATCAAATTCATTACATACAAGTCAAGAATTACAACTATCAGCATATGCTCAAGCATGGAATGAATTATACGAGGAAAAAATTGAACGTGTAGGTATTATTTGGTTAAAATCCTCAAAACATAAAGCAGATAAAAAAGGAGAAAAAATGCAAGGTAAAGGATGGGAAATATTTGAACCAACTCGTAGCATTGAAGAAAACTTTAAATTATTCGGATATATACACGAATTATATAAATTAGAACACCCAGATCCTAAACCAACATCAAATGATTTCCCAACTGAAATTCAAATAGGAATGTAATTGCTAATATTTATACCAAAATATTGGAATGATTTCTTTAATTGAGATTTTAAAAAAAGTAATAACAGAAGGTGGTAATGTATTTACGGGTACCGAATACGATACTGATGATGTTGAATTAAATAATATACAACCAACTGTATCAAAATTTGCATCAACTTTAAGTAGCATTTTTCCTAAAAAGAAAGCAACATTTGCCTCTTTAAATGATAAGAGTAATTGGTTAGGATCTACAGGTAAAAAACCAAAATCAGGAGACGTTGATTTAGCATATTCATCTGAACATTTCTTTAATAACGGAAATACTGATACTGATGGATGGGGTATTGATTCAAATGAATATAATGCTCTATACGAAAAAAATAAAAAAGCAGCACGTTCTGCTACTGAAGAACAAATTCAAGTAAAATCATTAATTCAATTAATTGTTAAAAAAATTAATGAATCTGGAAATGATTTATATGCAAGTGATAAAGCCGCTAATGGTGGTACAATTCACTTTTCTTATCCACAATATTCTGGTGATAAAAAATTAGATTTAAATGCACAACTAGATTTAGATACAGGAGACATGGACTGGTTAAAATTCAGATACAATTATGAACTACCAGATGATAATCCTGAAATAAAAGGGTTACATAGAGGACAACTGATGTTAGCTATGTTTGCTGCTACAGGTTATACTTTCAAAAACGGTAAAGGTTTTGTTCGTAAAGAAACAGGTGATATATTAGGTAGTAAACCTCAAGATGCTATAGAAGTATTTAATAAAGAATACAAACCTAAAAATCCATTAGATTTAAAAATAACTAGTAATTATGATAAATTAATGAATTATATCAAAACTAATCTTAAACCTGAAGATAAAGAAAACGCATTAAAAATGTTTGCTGAGGCTTTAAGAAGAGCTAAAGCATATGTACCTAATAATATTTAAATAACATGAGTGGAGCAGCAGGCGGATCACGTATTAAAAAAGAAGATTTAAAAGCCACAATTCGTGACTATAGAGATAATGTCTTAAAACCTTTAGGTCTTGATAAATCATACAATATAACTGGAGTTCGCTCTAGACCTGAGAAAGATATATTTGGTGACATAGATGTTGTTGTATCGTTTCCTGGAGGTGATAAAAAAGAACTTAAACAAACTTTAGCTAAATTTATAGAACAAGTTAATAAAGTTCCTGGAATACCACAGAAAAAAAACAAAAAGTATTTTATACATGGTTCTATAGTTTCTATATTATATCCAATATCTGGAAAAGAAAATGAATATGTTCAAATAGATAATATAGTAACAGCATCAAAAGACGAAGGTAAATTTACATATAAGATGTTAGACTTACCTGCACAAGAACAAGGTTTAGCTTTAGGTTTAGTTAAAGCAGTATTTACTGAATTAGATAAAAATCAAGTAGATAAATTATTTAAAGATCTAAAAATAACAAATATTGAAAAACCTGGCGAAGGAGAAGAATATGACTTTAGTCTAAACCCTTCAGAATTAACCTTAAAAATAGTTAAAACAGGTACTAACGATGGTAAAACAATATGGACATCTAATAAATTCTCAGATATTAAAATTGTACTATCAGCTTTAGGTATAGATATTGAAAAAGATAAATTCGATACAATAATTAGTAAAATTAAAAAATTCAAAAATAGAAGATCAATAGATCGTCTTAAAGGAATGTATACTAGAAATATAAGAGTAGGTGACGCAGAAGTAGGTCTTGATAAAGGTATTAAAAAACAACAATCATTAGATACAGTTAATGCTTTACAAGAAAAATATAGCGCATTAGTAATGAAGATGATTTCTCCATTATTAACAGAAGGTGAAAATTCAACAATTGCTGTATTTCCTGGTAAATTTAAACCACCACATAAAGATCATTTAGCTCGTATAAATGCTGCAGCAGACGTTGCTGATGAGGTTTTAGTAATAATAGGACCAAAACCAGTAGATTCATTTACAGCAGAACAAACATTAGATTTATTTAATTTATTTAAATCAAAAGGTTTAATACCTAATAATGTTAAATTTGTAATTAGTGATTTACCTTCTCCTGTATTAAAAGCATATAAAGAATTTGAAAATAATCCAAATCAACAATACATTGCTGTGTTTGGAAAAGATGATATAGCTCGTTTTAAAAATATTGATAAATTATCTAATGTTAAAGTTGATAATTTTGAAGAAGCAAATGTTGGTAATTTAAGTGCAACTGATTTAAGAAATGCTATATCAAATAACGACATTTCAACCATTCAATCAATGATGCCTGATGGTATTGATGCTGAAGAATATATTCAAACATTAATGGGTCAAAAAAAATTACAGGAAGAAGTAACTGATACTGAGGTAATTTGTGACAATTGTGGTTGGCATTGGCCTATAGCTGATGGAGGAGATGATTTATATATTTGTCACAAATGTGGTCATGATAATACTCCTAATTCAAATCAAACTTGGGATCTTAAAGAAGGAATAGTATCTTTATCTAAGTATATGCTTGAGAATGGATTGAATGTTAAACCTTTACCTACTGTTAAATTTATAAACAATGATGAAGAAAATGCATCAAACATGTTAGGTAAAACAGCATATTATGACCCATCAGAAAAATCAATAACATTATATACTTTTGGTAGACATCCTAAAGATATTCTACGTTCATTTTCTCATGAAATGATTCATCATATTCAAAATTTAGAAAATAGATTAAATAACATTAATACTACTAATACAAATGAAGATGGTGATTTACCTGAATTAGAAAAAGAAGCATATGAAAAAGGAAATATGACGTTACGTAATTGGGAGGATAGTATTAAAAATGTATAGTTACAAATTAACAGATATATATAAACAAATTAAAGAGGAGGCAGAACAACCAACTCAACAATACACAATTTATTGTGATATGGACGGTGTGTTATGCGATTTTGACAGTAGATTCAAACAATTAAATCCAGAACATTTAACACCAAGTGAATATATTGCTAAATATAGTACAAGTAAATTTTGGAAACAAATAGGCTCTTATAAAGAAGAGTTCTGGTCAGAAATGAGTTGGATGGCTGATGGTAAACAATTATGGGAGTATATTATAAAATATAAACCATCATTACTATCAGCTCCATCATATGAAGCATCATCACGTTATGGAAAAAGATTATGGGTTGATAAAAACTTACCGGGTACAAAACTAATTTTGGCATCAGCCGATAAAAAACAAAATTATTCTAAACCTAATCGAATACTTATTGACGATAAAGAATCCAACGTGGAACAATGGCGTTCACAAGGTGGAATAGGTATATTACATAAAAACACAACAGACACAATTAAACAATTACAACAATATGGACTATAAATATAAATTAAAAGAAAACGATGAAGATGGAAAATCATCACGTTTAACCGTAGATCATGATGTTACTATAGTAACACCAGATATTAAAGCAGCTCTTGAAGCATTACAAAACATAGATAACTATGGTATTTATATTTCAAATATGAGAAATAAAGCTAGTGTTGAAAAAGCAATAGAAACTCATTTTGGTAACATGGATGCTGACGGTAAAAAAATATCTCATGCTAAAAAAATGTCTATTGAAAAACAAAGAGGTGAGAAATTTCCAATTAAAACAAAACAAGGAATAGATGATTTCGTTAAATCATTAACTAGTAAACCAACACTATTAACTTATGATGTTAAAGATGATAAACTTGTTTTTCCTAAAGATAAAAATCCTTCAATAGAAACTACAAAGAAAATCATTAAAACAGTAATGAATACTGCTGGAGTTGATTATAAAATCTTTAATGAAAAAGAAGCAGTTAAAGAAGCAAAAGAAAAAGAATTACGTTTATTAATTAGAGAAGAAGTTAGATCTATCTTGAACAAATAATAACAAATGAAAGATTCGGTTTTAAAAAAAGAGTTCAAACAACGTGATGTAGAACGTCTTCGTAACCTTGTACAAGGTAAATACGGTGACAGCACTACAATGGGGACAGGTTATGAAAAACCAAAAGAATTTCATGATGAAGGAGATGTATGGGAAGAAAATGGCCGTACATGGACTATTAAAAATGGAATTAAACAAAATATTACAAAACTAGACAAAGCAAAAGAAGGTATTGTATTACCTTTATTTTGTCCTTGTTGTACTAAAGCATTAAAACCACATTTGGATAAAAAATGGTACATAATGTATGGTCACTGCTTTAACTGTCAGGTTGATGCTGAGGCTGAATTACGTAAACAAGGTACATTAGAAGAAACCGAAAAACAAGTAACAAATGATTACCTTGAAGGTATGACTAACGATTTTGAAGTTTGGTTTGAGGAATTAATTAATGAAAAAGAGCAGTTTATAACTGAGGCTGGTGATGTAGAAAAATGGGATGGTTCTGGTAAACAACAATTATTAAAAAACAAAGAAGAAGCACTTAAATATTTACACAGTTTGAAAAAATGATAACTATGATCACTACCATAGCCGTTGCACTAATAACAGCGGTAATTGGTCCTGCAGTACTAGAATGGGTTAAACTTAAGTTTAACAAACAACCAAGCAAAGAATCTCTTATGAAAGAGGCAATCGATTTAAATGAATTAGTCGATTATCAATTAGACAATATGATGGATGTCCTAGAATGTGATAGGATTTGGATAGCTCAATTCCATAATGGTGGTCATTTTTATCCAACAGGTAAATCCATTCAGAAATTTTCTTTGTTTTATGAAAAAGTATCACCAAATACTCAATCAATTCAACACATATTTCAGAATATTCCTGTAAGTTTATTCCCTAAAGCACTAGCTAAATTATATAAAGACGGTGAATTAGGAATATTAAATTATAATACTACTGAAAATTATGATTTAAATTCATTTGCGTGTGATTATGGTACAAAATCATTTTATATGTTAGCAATAGATGATTTAGATGATCATTTTATTGGAGTAATAGGAATTGCATTTAATAACAAAGAACATAAATTATCTAAAGAAGAATGGATATTTATAAGACAGAAAGTAGGAGCGATTGGTTCATTACTTACTGAATATTTGAATAAGAAAAAATAACACAATATTTATAATAAAACATAACAAAATGGATAAATTTGATTTAAAAAAATTCTTAACAGAAAATAAACTAACTAAAACTTCAGTCCTAAGAGAAGGTTTTGAAGAAACCAATTCAGAACCATATGACGAAACATATACTGATCGTAATGAATGGATAGAAACAATAAAAACTAAATATCCAAATGCTAAACCAAACGCTAAATTTGGGGATAATAGTATTTGGTTTGATAACGGTAATAGAGTTGCTCAGTGGGTTACTTCGGAAGATGCAGGTAAAATATATTTTAATGTTAAACCATTAGCAACATCTCCTTTTGTAAGTGACGACCCTTCTAATCCACCAACACAACGTAGTGCATATGGATTCAAAAATGAAGAAAAATTAAAAACAAAAATCAAAGAAATGATTATTGCTGAGTTAACAGAAGAAAACGATGTTGTTGCCGGTGATTATAATTTTGTAGCTGAAGGTGAAGATTTTGAAGATGCAGGAGTAGAAACAGGTGAAGTAGGTGAAAAAGACTATGAAGATTATCAAGAATTAAAAAAATTCTTAAATACTTTAAAAGATACTAAAGCATCAGATGATATTTTTAATTACGGTAGTGAAATAGATCCAAATGAAGGATATGATGAATTTGATGCTCAATACGATGAAAAATTTAAATTATCAGAATTTTTTATAGACGAAGCTAAAAAAGACGAAGAAGCACCAGAAGAAGAACTTTCTGATGAAGAAATAGATACTACTATAGATACAACAGATACAGGTGAAGATTTTAATGTTGATACAAGTGCAGTAGATCCTAACATTAAAGCTGTTCAAGATGCTTTAACACAAGCTCAAGCAGCAGCTAAAAGTATTAATGATGAAAAGTTAACACAACAAATTGGTAACACAATCACAATGTTTACTCGTACTCACATTGCTAATACAGAAGCACCAGCAGCAGAATAATTAAAATAAAAAACAAACAATATGAACACAACAGAGTTATTAGAAAAAATCGAGTCATTATTAGTAGAATTAAAAGCTGAAAACGCTAAAACTGCTAAAGCTGCTCATGGTCGCGCACGTAAAATTGCAGGTGAAGTTAAAACTTTAGCTAACGACTATAGAAAAGCTTCAATTGCTGAAGACAAAGCAAATTAATGAACAACAACCAACTTAAAACAGTAATTAGAGAGTTCTTATCTTCCGATAAGGGCTCTCCTGTTATTGGTAATAAGTACAAAGATACATTCTTAGAAAAACGTCAAGAATATATCAATGCATTACTAAAAAATAAAAGAAGTTTAGTAAAACGTTATGGTAAAGATGCTGAAAAAGTATTAACAGGTAGAGCGGTTAAAGACGCTAACAAATATATAGAAAACATGAAACAACAAGATATAAAAGAATTAGTAAGAAAGTCTCTAATGGAAAAACCAGAAACCATAGACTCAAAACAATACATCTCAGAAAGAGAAGAAAATCCAGAAGATGTAATTAAAATGGATGTTCCTTTATTCATTCGTATGTTAGAGTATGCTCGTGAAGATGCTAGTACTGATATTGATTTACATGATGTTGCTGAAAAAGCAATTAGTTTAAGTAGTGAAGATAAAATATTAACAATGGCTGATTATGATGCTATTGTTGGTGATATGGAATCATTAAATGAAGATGATTGGAAACAAGGTGATGATGAATCGGATATGGCTGGTTCACAATTAAAATCAATTCAATCAAACGCTTCTAAATTAATGAATATGATTGATAATAATGAACAATTAGATGCTTGGGTACAAGCAAAATTAACTAAAGCTCAAGATTATTTACAATCAGTTAATGATTATTTAGTAGGTGAAGAAGGTGAAGAAATTTACGAAGAACGTTTCAAAAAAGGAACAGACATAGGTAAAAAAGGTCCTGGATTCGAAAAAATTGCTAAAAAAGCAGGTAAAGCATACGGCTCAGAAGAAGCAGGTAAGCGTGTAGCAGGAGCTGTTTTACAAAAAATAATGGCTAAAAAAGGAAAATAATGACTAAAAACGAATTAAGAGAAAAAATCAAAGCAGTAGCTTTACAAAACCTAAGACCTAAATCAATTGATTTAGATAAAGGAAATGATGTATCTCTTGATGCATTAAAGTTTCCTGTTTTAGGTAAATTTCCTGAACTTAAAAAAGTAATTATTAATTTATTAACTCAACAATATGAAATATTTTTAACAGATATTCAATGGGTTGCTCCACGTCCAACAACTTTTAGAGTTGTACTTGGAAATGGTGAAACTTTTAATTTAATATATACCGAAAGAAGTTGGATAGCTAAAGTTGAAGGTAAAAGATATTATTTATTAAATTTAAGTGAAGAAGAATCAGCAGCCGAATCAATAGCTAGAATATTATCTTATGGTCTTAAAGAAGAATCACAAACACCTGATGAATTATCAGGAGAGGAACCAGCAGAAATAAATCCTGAAGATATTCCTGAACCAGAAGAAAATAACCCACAACCAGAAGTATAATGGATATATTTGATAAATTTTTTAAGAAATTTGCTTACAAATTTCCAAAAGGATATCCTGACATGAATAATGAGCAGGATGTTTTGCTATTAAACGAATTTTTATATAAATTAGGAATGCCAACCTTAGAAGGACAAATATCAGAAGATAGTCCTGTTTATAATCCATTTTCATATGGGGAAATGACCAAACCAGGTAGAGATATAAGAGCAGAAATTATATTTAATAAAATAAATAATGGTGAACCGTTTGCTATGACAGATGGTACTGAAAAACAATTAGAATTCAATGACCCTTCTTATGCTGAGTTATTTAAAACTAAAGATTTAGATAAAATAAAAGAAATTGCAGGTGGTTCTAGTAAGGTTAATAAATTTCCATTTTTTAAAGATGAAAATAGTACTTATGGTTTACAAAATTTATTAAAAACATCACAATTAGGTGGAAAAGGTAAAGGATCAGGTACTAAAGTAGAAGATGCTGCTTTATCTACATTTAAAACATCAGTAGATAAATTAGTACAAGAAAATAATGGTCCTATAACAGTAGTTGTAAATGGTAGAAAATATCCTAACATAATTACAGTAGAAACCCAACAAGGGCATCCTAAATCAGATTTCAATTTAATTAATTCTGATGGTAAACCAGTAATTTTTATATCTCATAAGAAAGCTTCTCATAAAGGAGCATCAGCTGATGATTTTATAAGATGGGGTGGATTCTCAGAATATAATGATTATAATGATGTTATTCAATTCATAGATAAACTTAAAGAATTAATGGTTGATAAAGGGTGGAATGAAATACCACGTGCTGCTAATTTTATTAAAGAAATAGAAAGTGATGAATTAGCTAAAAAAATTGTTTTTGGTAAAGATTATGGGAGTAATTCATTTGGGAAAGATAATGTTACTATTGCTATTCAAGGAACAGTAAAATTAGAACCAACTGATGAAAACGGAGTATATAATTTAACAGGAGAACATTATTACTACAACGGTGATAATCCTGTAGGAGAATATAGACCTGTACTTACAGGTAAATATAGATCAGATAGAACAATGTTTGGAATTCCTAAATTAGAGACAATTGCACAACCAGCAGGAGTAGCTCACAAATCTTCTAATATTTATGAACTGAAGGGTGATAAATTTGTTCAAATAAAAGAACCTAAAGTAAAATGAAAGATTTAAAAGAATTAATAAGAGAAGTACTATTAACAAATTCAATCAAACCAGATTGTGGTTGTGGTTGTAAAGGTACTGCTAAGTGTTTTGAAGCGCCTATATTGAATGAGAATTTAAAAGCGCGTATTGTTATGACTGAAAACATGCAATACCATATAGACGTTAAGAAACCGCTATTTGAAACAACTTTACCATATGGTTCGAAAGAATATTTAGATTTATGGGCCGAAGCAAGATACTTATATTCTCGTGGTGCTTTAAATGTAGAAGGTATTGATAAAGAAAAAATTACAGAAACTCATTTAGGTGAATATGGAATATATGAAGGTAAAAGAGTACCTTTAGACTTACCAATGTTAGATGAAGAAATAATTGAGGAAAAAGGTCCGTGCTGGAAAGGATATAAGCAAATAGGAATGAAAGACAAAAACGGAAAACAAGTTCCTAATTGTGTTCCTATTGATGAAGTAGAAGAAATTAACGAAGCAGAATACCACGGCCGTAAAGTAACTTTAGGCAAACCAATGCAAGGTGATGTTAAAAAGTTTAAAGTATATGTTAAAAACGCTAAAGGTAACGTTGTAAAAGTTAATTTTGGATTTGGTGGTAAATCAGCTAAAGGTAAAAGAATGGTAATTAAGGATAAAAATCCTAAAAGACGTGCAGCTTTTAGAGCTAGACACAATTGCAAAAATCCAGGTCCAAGATGGAAAGCTCGTTATTGGTCTTGTAAAAAGTGGTAAAATATTAATATTTATGAGTATGATCAAGTTTATAGACCTTATTCGCGAATCAACTAACCCTAACATATATTTAATATATTGTAGAGTAGTTGTAAATGCTGATGCAAGACCGATGGGAGATATACTATCAGATGTTAGAGCAATTCCAGGTGTTACTATTGTAGATATAGTAAATGCAGATAGTAAAACACACGGTGTTAGACACGTAGCGGATATTAGTTTAAAAATTGACCCAAATCCATTTGAACCATTTAATGGTAAATCATATGGTACTATACTTGATGCAATCAAGAAAATACCATCAGTTTACACAGCCAAATATACTTCAACACCAGTTGTAGTATCATAATTTACAGAACAGATTTATAGCCTGTTCGAATTTAAAAAATTTTAGAGATCTGTAGCCTCAATTTTGAAGGCTACATCTTTTTTCGTATATTAATATAAAGTATGGATAAAAAAATAGTAATTATAGGAGCCGGTGTAGCAGGTATTAACGCTGCTACCAAATTAGTAGATAATGGCTATCCTGGAGAATTAATAACCATTATCGATAAAGGTAATGACCCAATCAATCGTTTACCTGAGGAAGTAATGACAGGTATGTTAGGAGCAGGTGGTTGGAGTGATGGTAAATTAGTAGTATCAACAGTACAAGGTGGACAGTTGTCTAAGTATTGTGGTGAAGGTAAAGCTATGGAATTAATGAACGAAGTAGTAGCTAATTTTACTCGTTTTCACCCTAAACCAGAAGACATTTCGTGTTCAAATCCTACAGTAGAACCTGATTTTATTAAACCGTATTTTGATTTAAGAATGTCACTTGTGTGGCATATTGGCTCAAATTATCTTCACCTCATTGCTTGTAAATGGTACGAATATTTATTATCGAATGGAGTGAATTTCATATGGAACACTGAAGTCACCGATATAAACTTTGATAACAATGAAATCGAATTTAAAACAAACTAAAATTTATATTTACTTTTTAGAAAAAAATAGTAATGTCTTTTATGTTGGAAAAACTAAAAATCCAAAACGTAGAGAATATGATTGGAAAAGAGAATTTGGAGAAGATATTAATTTTAATTTAATAGACGAAACTGAAGATGATAAAAAGATATGGAAATTTTGGGAAAATTATTGGATTCAACAATTTAAACAATGGGGATTCAATTTAATAAACCAAAATGAAGGTGGTGGGGGATTAGATAAACATTCTGATGAAACTATTAAAAAAATTAGATCTAAAAAGGTAGGTAAAAAATATAATAAACCTTATAAAACTAGAAAAGATAAAGGGTTAAAACATAATAAACAACAAGGTGTTAAAATAGGTCGTCCTGAAGGATTTAAATATAGTGAAGAACTTAAATTACATTTAAGTAACAAAATGAAAGGACATTCAAAACATAGTGAAGAAGGAAAATATAAGTTTGTAGATAATAATGTTTATTCTTTTATTAATATAAATACTAATGAAGAATTCAAAGGTATTAGATATGATTTTCAAAAGAAATATGGTTTAAAATATAAAGGAATATATAATTTAGTAACAAATAAAGCAAAAACGTATAAAAGATGGAAAATAAAGAATTTAAAAGATTACAAAAATTAGCAGGAATCATTAAAGAAAATACAAATATTCAACATACAATGTACTCAGGAATAACTTTAGAAGCTTGGGAAAACATATGGAAAAATAAAAATTTTAAAGATAAGGTAACAAATGTTACTGATGATATAGATTTTGCTCTTAATTATTCTTATAATTTTAAAACAGGCAAATATGAAGATGTAGTAGTTGAAATATCTAATATTCCCTTAGAAGCTTTTATAGCTTATAGAGAAGATGAGTATAATGATGATGAAGATTTTAATTCTATGGAAGAATTATTAGATAATGAAAAACAAAATATAATTAAATCTTATTCGTTATTTTTAGTTAATCTTTATCCATATAAAAATCAAATTACAACTAAGCTAATTCAAAAATAAAATATGAAAAATAAAATAAAATATGACTCCCTTATATTTGCAGTAGGCAAATCAGGTATTGATTTTGCTCAACAATTATCAGACGAATATAAATTACCAACCGAAGCTAAAGCAGTACAAATTGGAGTAAGATTTGAAGCACCACAAAAATATTTCCAAAAATTAATTGATGTATCTTATGATTTTAAATTATATCAAAAACATAATAATGTATCTATTCGTTCATTCTGCACTAACAACAATGCAGCTTATGTAGCAGTAGAAGAAACATATGGTGATATTAGTTATAATGGTCACGCTAAAAAAGGTGAGGAATTTAGAAACGATATGACCAATTTTGGTATATTAATGGAAATTAAAGGTATTGAAGATCCATTTGCTTGGAGCAGAAATGTAGTAGAAAAATTACAAATAAATAAAACAGGTTTATATTATTCACCTTCTAGAACACCATCAACAACATCTGAAGGTAATAATGTAAGCGCAACTCCAATTAGTTGGTTAGGATTATTAGAAGTATCAAATGTCATGAACCCATATTTCGAATATATTACCAATTTCATTTCAGATATGAATAAAATATTTGAGTTTGGTGATGATTGGGGAATGTACATTCCTGAGGTAAAATATTTAAGTCCTGAACCATTAGTAGAATATAAAGATTTATCATTAAATGAATATCCAAATGTACACTTTGTTGGTGATGCATTAAGTGCTAGAGGTATTACAGTATCAGGCGCTCATGGAATTTACGTAGCGGAAAGTTTGGTAAATCAAAATTAATTTCGTATATTATAGTTATGAGTAAAAAATTTGAAGCAAGTAAAAAATTAACAAAAGCAGATGGTACTATTGCTTATGTTTGGGAAGGTAAGTTTCATAATTGGGAAGGACCAGCTTTAATACCTGAAGGTGATAATCGTAAAAGAGAATATTACATTCATGGTATAAAATATAGTGAAGATGCTTGGAAAGAAGTACGCAGAAATCGTCAAGGATTACCTTGGTATAAACAAGCAGCTAATAAAGGAGGAACAAATAGATTTTAATGAAAATAGGATTATGTGGTACGGTAAGTGTAGGAAAGACTACACTCGTAAATGCGCTTAAGGAATTACCTGAATTTACTAATTATGAAGTAGCAACTGAACGTTCAAAATATTTGAGAGATCAAGGTATTGCTTTAAATAGTGATTCAACTTTAAAAGGTCAATTAGTATTTGCTGCTGAACGTTCATTAGAATTAATGAAAGAAAATATTATAACTGATAGAACAGTTTATGATGTTAGTGCTTTTACATTAAGTGCTAAATCTATTGAATGGTGGATTAGAGAAACATTTGTTCAATTAATAATGCAATTACATAAAGAATACGATGTTATAATTTATGTATCTCCGGAAGGTATTGAGATTGAAGATAATGGTGTAAGAACAACGGATTCAGAATACAGAGATAAGATAGATAAAGTTATTAAAGAAATGTTAGCAGAATGGACTCCTATCAAATTAATTGAAGTAAAAGGTTCAACTGAAGAAAGAATAGCAATTATTAAAGAGGTACTTTTCCCATAATATTTATGATCATGAAAATATCTGAATTTAAGAAACAAATTAGAGAAAATATCGTAGAAATCCTGTCAGAAAAAACATATGCAGGACCTGATGCTATTAAAGCAGCAAAAGAAGATACTCATTACAATAAATTAACATCAACTGCTAAAACAGACATAATTAATACCTTGAAAAAAGGTGGCGAAGCTGAATTAGAAGAAGGTGAATTAGATGAAATGGCTCGTACAGCAGCTAAATTAACTATTGCTGATAAAGAAACAGCAGAAGCTGTTAAAGAAAAATTTAAAGGTAAATGGTTAGAAAAAATGATTGATATAATCATGGCCGCTGGTAGTGAAGGTATTTCTCAACCAGAAGTAGCTAAAATGTTAGATAAAGTACAACCAGCAATTAACCCACAAGTTAGAGCATTAACTGCTTCTGGTGTAATAAAATTAACAGGTTCTGCACCTTCAGAACCAAAAGAAAAAGAACCTAAAGTAAAAATGTTCAAACCAAAAGCTGCTGCATTACCTAAAGACGATGCTCCAGAAGATGTAGTTGATACTTACTATAAAGCCGATGATGAAGATATGGGTTTTGATGATGAAAAAGAGCCAACAAAAGCAGACATTTCTAAGAACGCAGGTTCTAAATTCTCATCTACAGGTGATAAGTATAAAGCTTTAATCAAACAAATGAAAGACATTGCTGACAAATATAAAGCAGCAAGTGGTGAAGAAGCTAAAATGTACGTAGATCAATTAAAAGATCTAACTAAAGAAAAGAAAAAATTAGAAGCAATGTTGAACCCGTCAATTGGTGACGAGGAAGAAGAATTCTAAAATGAAAATTAAAATATCATACATTATTATAGCCGCGTTAGTGGCTATAATTTTTTGGTTATCTAAGTGCAGTGATGGTACATTTACACCAACAGGCAAAATAGATACTCAATATATTGAAACATCAAAATGGGATACATTCAGTACTCATGATACTGTTACAAAACCAAAATGGAAAAGAGTTGTAATTAATACTCATGATACTATGATTGATTCAATTCCATATCCTGTTTACGGTTATGCTGCATTAACTGAAGATACACTTTCTATTATGAATGATTCAACAAAGTTATTAGTTTTATATAAAATATACAGTCAAAATCCATTATATAAAATCGAAAAAAGTGTTGATTTAAGTGTTAAACGTAAAACAATAACTAAAATCATAACCAAAGAAATGGTTAGAAAAAATGCTTTCTTTGTTGGACCGTCTATTGGATTAATTAAAAATAATGGTTATATAGCTTTAAATGGTTTGTATGAATATAAGGGTAAAACTATTTACAATTTAGGATTAGGTATAACTACAAATCAACAACCATTGCTAAAATTCGGTATTTACTGGCAAATTTTGAAGTAAAATCTTTTGTATATATTTATATTAGACAATAATATAATATATGAGTCAAGATTTAAAACAAATAATAAGGGAAGAATATCTAAAGTGCTCGCAGGATCCTGCTCACTTTATGAAAAAATATTGTAATATTCAACACCCACAAAGAGGTAGAGTAATATTCAATTTATATCCGTTTCAAGACAAGGTATTACATTTATGGAGAGATAATCCATATAGTATAGTTCTAAAATCAAGACAATTAGGTATATCTACTTTAGCCGCAGGTTATTCCTTGTGGCTAATGTTGTTTCACAAAGATAAAAACGTACTTTGTATTGCGACTAAGCAAGAAACAGCTAAAAACATGGTAACGAAAGTTAAATTCATGTTTGATAACTTACCTTCTTGGTTAAAAATAACAGCAGAAGAAAATAACAAATTAACACTACGATTAAGCAATGGTTCTCAGATTAAAGCAACTTCAGCATCATCAGATGCAGGTCGTTCAGAAGCAGTATCTTTACTTATAGTCGATGAAGCAGCATTTATTGAACAAATTGGAGAAATATGGGCATCAGCACAACAAACATTAGCAACGGGTGGTGGAGCAATTGTTCTATCAACACCTTATGGAACTGGAAATTGGTTCCACAAGACATGGGTATCAGCAGAGAACAAGGAAAACGACTTTTTACCTATCAAGCTACCTTGGTTCGTTCATCCAGAACGAAATGAAGAATGGAGAAAACGTCAAGATGAATTATTAGGAGATCCTAGATTAGCAGCACAAGAATGTGATTGTGACTTTAGTACATCAGGTGATGTTGTATTCTTTCCTGAATGGGTTGAATTTATAAACCAAACATCAATACAAGAACCATTAGAGCGTAGAGGCGCAGATCAAAATTTATGGATATGGGAACCTGCTGATTATTCAAGAGAATATATGATTACAGCAGACGTAGCTAGAGGTGATGGAAAGGATTTTTCAACATTTCACGTTATGGATATAGCTACAAATACACAAGTAGCAGAGTATAGAGGTCAATTACCACCTAAAGAATTTGGTTATATGTTGGTAGCAATAGCTACTGAATATAATATGGGTTTATTAGTAGTTGAAAATGCATCTATTGGTTGGGCTACAATTGATGCTGTGTTAGAAAGAGGATACAAAAATATTTATTATTCTCCTAAATCAGATGCATTAACTGTAGATTCATATTTTAATCAATTTGAAAACAGTAGCACTGTTACTCCTGGTTTCACAATGTCTTTAAAAACAAGACCATTAATAATTAATAAGTTCAGAGAATATATTGGTGACAAATCAGTAACAATTCGTTCTAAAAGATTATTAGAAGAAATGAAAGTATTTGTATGGAAAAATGGTAGAGCAGAAGCACAAACAGGATATAATGATGATTTAGTTATGCCGTTTGGTATAGCAATGTATTTAAGAGATACTTCTTTAAAATTCCAACAACAATCTCATGATCTTACTCGCGCTACACTTGGAAGTATGAAAAAAACCAATTATATTGGAGGGTATAGTTCTAACCAAGTCCAAAACCCTTATTCTATGGAAACAAAAGGAGGTTCTGAGGATATTAACTGGTTATTATAATATTTATAATATATAACAAAATAAAAAATGGCTGATAAAAGTTTATTTACCCGATTACAAAGATTATTTTCAACAGATGTAATCATTCGTAATCAAGGAGGAAATCAATTAAAAGTAATGGATGTTGATTCCATTCAACGTTCCGGAGATATAGCAACTAATTCGTTAGTAGACAGATATAACCGTCTATATTCACCTGCTACAACATCATTACTAGGATCACAGTTAAATGTAAACTGGCAGTACTTACGTACAATGGTATACTCAGACTATGATAATATGGACTATGATGCAATTGTTGCTTCTGCTCTTGATATTATTGCTGATGAATGTACATTGAAAAATGACATGGGAGAAGTACTTCAAATTAGAAGTAGTAACGAGGATGTTCAACAAATTCTTTATAATTTATTCTACGATGTGTTAAACATCGAATTTAATTTATGGTCTTGGATTCGTCAAATGTGTAAATATGGTGATTTTTTCCTAAAATTAGAAATCGCTGAAAAATATGGTGTTTATAATGTAATTCCATATACAGCATTTCATATTGAAAGACAAGAAAATTATGATCCTAACCACCCCAATGCAGTAAGATTTAAATATTCACCTGAAGGTATATTTGCTGGAGGTTCAGGATATTATGGTACACCAAATATAGGAACATTTGATAATCAACCAGGTATTCATTTTGAAAATTATGAAATGGCTCACTTTAGATTATTAACTGACGTTAACTATCTTCCTTATGGTCGTTCATACTTAGAACCAGCTCGTCGTATTTTCAAACAATATGTGTTAATGGAAGATGCTATGTTAATTCATAGAATTTCTCGTTCACCAGATAGAAGAATATTTTATATCAACGTTGGTTCAATTCCTCCAAATGAAGTAGAAAATTTCATGCAGAAAACAATTTCTACAATGAAACGTACTCCATTAATGGATAATCAAACAGGTGAATATAACTTAAAATACAACATGCAAAACATGTTAGAAGATTTTTATATTCCTATTAGAGGTAATGATCAAACAACCAAAATTGAAACCACTCCAGGTTTAACTTATGATGGTATTCAAGACGTTACTTATTTAAGAGATAAATTATTTGCTGCTTTAAAAGTACCTAAAGCGTTCATGGGTTATGAAAAAGATTTAACAGGTAAAGCAACATTAGCAGCAGAAGATATTCGTTTTGCTCGTACAATTGACCGTATACAACGTATTACCTTATCTGAATTATATAAGATCGCGTTAGTACATTTATATTCACAAGGTTACACAGGTGAAGAATTAACTAATTTTGAATTAGATTTAACAACTCCATCTATTATCTATGACCAAGAGAAAATTGCATTATTAACTCAAAAGGTAGAATTAGCTAAATCAATTATGGAAGCTAAATTATTACCTACAGATTGGATTTACGATAATATATTCCACTTCAGTCAAGATCAATTTGATGAATATAGAGATTTATTAGCAGAAGATCAAAAACGTGCATTCAGATTTAACCAATTATTTGAAGAAGGTAATGACCCTAAAGAAACAGGTAAATCATATGGTACACCACACGATTTAGCTACATTGTATGGTAGAGGTAGATATGATGAAGCTAGTGTACCTGATGGATATAATGAAAAAGCACCATTAGGAAGACCTGAAGAAAAAGCAACGGATAGAAATACACAAGATGATTTCTTAGGTAAAGATAGATTAGGTGCTCAAGGAATGAAAAAAGATGATAATGAATCTGATTCAATCCGTCCACAATATAAAGGTGGTTCGCCACTAGCATTAGAAGCTAAGCAAGTGTATCTTAAGAATAGAACATTAATTGAAAGTCTAGGAAAGAAGGTATCAGTTGAAAGAGATTCAGCAGGAGAATCACTATTAGATGAATCTAATTTAAAGGAGTAAGGAATTTTATATATTTATAACAAAATCTCAAGAATGAATATTAAACACTCAAAGTACAAAAATACGGGAATCCTGTTTGAACTTTTAGTAAGACAAATAACGGCTGATACCTTATCTGGTGTTGATTCTAAAGCCACTAAAATTTTAAAGAAATACTTTGTCAAAACAGAATTAGGAAGAGAATACAAATTGTATGAAACACTTTCTAAGCATAAAAATCTTACTGATGGTAAAGCAGAAGTAGTGATTAATTCTATTATTGAGTCTTCTAAAAACTTAAATAGAGGAGCATTAAAAAGACAAAAATATAATATTATTAAAGAAATATCTAGTCATTATAATTTAGATGAGTTTTTTAAAACAAAATTACCTAATTATAAATCTCAGGCAGCATTATATACACTACTAGAAATATATAACAGCGAGAATTTATCTAATCCCAATCAAATCATTGACAATAAAATTATTATTTTAGAAACATTAACAACTAAACCTGTTAGTAAACAAAAAGTAGAAGATGATTTGATGACTGAATTCCAGTCATACGATAAAGACATCAGAATTCTAACATATAAAGTAATGTTAGAAAAATTTAATGGTAAATATGAATCATTAAATGAAAACCAAAAATCAGTATTAAAAGAATTTATTAATTCAATGGATTCAACTCCTAAATTAAAAGAATTTTATAATAATAAAATAACTGAGATTAAATCTGAGTTAAGTAAGTTAAGTAAAAAGGTTTCGGATAAAGCAATTCAAATTAAATTAACAGAAGTTAACAACATGTTAACACCATTAGGTAAGTTATCTAAAATAGATAATGATGATTTAGTTAATTTATTACAGTATTATGCACTTTTAGAAGAACTTATTAAGGCAAATGGCCAAGTACAAATATAAATTAAAAGAAGAATCAACTATTTCCTCTAATTCTGGATTTGTTTCTGGAGGTGAAGGAGAGAATCACAATGGTCCTTCTCCAAGAAAATCAACTTACGGCGCTTATAAACAAGCAGGATATAAAAAAGTAGCAGAAGGTCCTGGTGCATCATTAGGTCCTGGTCCGGATGCTGGTCCTGAAGGTGTTAAAGATAATGTATATGTTAAAAAATTTAAATATAAATTAGTTGATCGTCCTGCTCTAAATAAAGCAGCAAAAGGTATTGAAGTAAAATCATTATGGGAAGCTAATACAGATGTAGATTCTTTCTTACAAGATAATGAAACTAATAACCCTGATAATAAAAAATTTATAGCTTCACGTGTTTTAGGATTTGATGAATTAGAAACAAAATTAAATCAATTAATTCCTTTATTACAACAAGCAAAACACAAAACAATGGATTATTACAGACAAAATCCTGGTACATTTAACGTGTTGTATAGTACTGATATAGCAAATGATTATTTGAATGACCTAATAGAATTATTTAAAGACTAATGGCAACATATAATTTCAATATTACAGCAAGCTCAGTTCAACAACCAGCAAACATTGGTGCAGGGGTTTCTACTGTATTTGCAATAGCGAATCCATTAACAACAGATGCTTATTTTACTTTAGAAACAGTACCTAATGCTGATGGAGCTTATACTACATCTACTGTAAAAAACACATCAGGTTCATTTACATTAGGAACAGGTTTAAGAGAATTAATCCAATCAGATTATATAACATCAGTTATAGTAGCTCCAGGTGGCGGAAATTTAACATTTGTACCAGCAGTAGCAATTACAGCAACTAATTTGAATTTAAGAGGAATTGGAGCATAAAAAATACATATTTATAACAAAATGAAAACATTACAACAACAATATTTACTTATTAAAGAAGGCAAAGGTAATAAAGACTACTTCTTAAAACAAGCAAGAAATTTATTCCCTGACTTTATAACTTCAGGTAATGATTATAATTCAGCAACACAAATCTTAAAAGGCAAAGGCATTTTAAGTGAAGGTATTGGAGGTATTGCAACACTTAATCCTAATTCTAAGCCTGATTGGTTTAAAATTTTTGATACTAACTTAAGAGAAGCTGTAGGTGTTAAAAACACTAAAGAATATGGTGATCAAAATGAATTTGAAAAAGTAGATAAAGAAGTTCAAGATGCTTTAGATCATAACTTTGATAATAAAGATGAGAAAAACATCGATAACGTTTACGGTCAATCATTCTTAATGGGATACTACACTGAAATGAAAGATCCTAAAAACGCTGATAAAACCGTTGATGAATTAAAACAAATTGTATTAAAAAACATGGTTAAAGATGTTACTTATTACAATACAAAAGCATCATTTGGTGTTAAAGATATCGGATATACAAAAGACGTAGTTGGTGGTGGAGACCCTGTAGCACCTAAAGGCAAATACAAATCATCAGGATATGGTGATATGCCTAAAGCTAAAGTTGTTAAAGAAGGAATAAACGAATCTATGGATTTTTCAGCTAAAGATCAAAAAGATTGGAGTGAGAAAAAAAGTAAAATGTATGATATTTGGGCTAATAAATCTAATGAATTAATTGACTTAAAAGATGATTTGAAAAAAGCTAAAAGTAGAAATGATAAAGATGAAATAAAAATAATTAATAATAAGATTTCACAAAAGCAAATAGCTATAAAAACTGCAAAAGAAGAATTTCAAAAATTATCTGAATCTTTAAACGAAGCTAAAAAACCAAATATTCATACTCGTATCAAAGATTTGGAAAAACAAAACGAAGTATTAGCATTAGAATCTAAAATTACAGCATTAGAAGAAGCAATTAATGAATTAAATCAGAAAATATCATTATCTGAATCTGATGATTTAGCTGAAATGATGGATCCTAAAAAAATCACTGAACTTAAAAAAGATATTAAAGTACTTGAAAAATATAAAGTAACTTGTGAGAAAAAATTATCAAAATTAGGTGGCAAAAAAGCTGTAGTTGATAATGAAGAAATAAAAGAAAATACATCTTCAGTAGGTAAAAATTATCCTGGGACTTTAACAGCAGAATTTGACGGAGAAGAACAAACATTAGACGGTCAAGATTTACATGATTTTTTAACAACAATAATTACTGTTGCTAATAATGAAGATGATTTCATAAGCAAAGTTGAATTTGGTTTAACAAACACTAACAGTAAATTAGGTGACGAAGATGTAGAAGCTTTAAAAAACTGGTACAACGCTAATAAAGAATAATGAAACAAATATTAATTGAAACAATTCCATTTAATGTATCTCCGGTACAATTAACTGAAGGTTTAAAAGCCCGTTCTGGTAATCCTTTAGTTGAAGGTATTTTAGCTACTGCCGAAGTAAAAAACGGTAATGGCAGATACTATTCTAAAGAATTATGGGAGAGAGAAATTAGTAAATACATGGATGTTGTTAATGAAAATAGAGCAACAGGTGAGTTAGATCACCCTGAATCTACAATTATTAACTTAAAAAACGTATCACATATCATCAGAGAAATCAGATGGGAAGGTGATAAAGTAATTGGTAAAATAGAAATATTACCAACAACTTCAGGTAACATATTAAAAGCTCTTATTGAAAACGGAGTTACAGTAGGTGTGTCATCTCGTGGAATGGGTAGTTTAAAAGAAATGAATGAAGGTACTTTAGAAGTACAAGATGATTTTGAATTACTATGCTGGGATTTCGTTTCAACCCCATCAAACCCAGGTTCATATATGCAATTAGTAAGAGAAGGTAAGGAAAATAACGTAATAAACCCGTATATTAAGGTGAATTCATTATTAACTGAAATCTTATGCGCTAACGGTTCTTGTCCTATATTTTAAACAATAAAACTATGAATACAATTAACTCTTGGAAAGCAAAAACCAAACAAAAAGACAAATTTGAAATTACAATTCGTATCTCAATGCTTACTTTATTTGAAATAAGTATTGATTTATCTAAAAAATCATATAGCTTTATGCTATTAAATTTCGGTGTAAAATTTTAAAATAAAACGCACTGTTTTTATCTTGAACCCTCCCTTAAAAAAGGAGGGTTTCTTTTTCGATTTTGAAAAAGGTACATATATGTATCGAGGAATATACGGTTTATTTTATACCGTATCAATTTTAAATATTCTATTACGCTTCGATTTTATCTACAATAAGCGTATTTCCAACAAAACAATTTGAGGACAAAAAAACAATGACAAACAGAGATTTGCTAAAAGAAGCAATCGCAGATGCCAAAGTAGTTAAAGAAACTGCTATCGCAAACGCAAAATTAGCTCTTGAAGAAACTTTCAACCCATTCCTAAAAGAAAGATTAGCAGCAGTGCTAGCTGAAATGGACGAAGTGGAAGAAGGTGAAGAAGAGTTAAAAGAAGAAACACATGCAGAACCAGATGAAGACAACATGGGTGGTCCTAGTGACAACGATGCTGACAACATGGACGAAAACATGGACTTAGAAGAACTTTTAAGAGAATTAGATGAAATGGATTCATTAAATGAAGCAGAAGATCTATTAAACGATCCTGAAACAACTCCAACAGCGCATGGTAACATAGCTGAAGAAGAAGAAGTTGAAGGTGAAGATAATGATGCTGATGGTGTTCCTGACGAAATGGACGCTGACATTAACATTGAAGACATGAGTACTGAAGATCTAGAAAGCTTTATTAAAGAAGTGATCGCAGACATGGTTTCATCAGGTGAATTAGAAGCTGGTGAAGGTGAAGAAGAAGGTGAAGAAGAAATGGGTGAAGAAGGTGAAGAAGAAGGTGAAGAAAGTGAAGAAGATATCGATATCGAAGATATGGTAGCTGAAATTAAAAAATCAAAAGCCAAAAAAGAAGATAAAGATGACGACGAAAAAGAAAAGATGAAAAAAGAACTTAAAGAGGCTTATGACGCTTTAAAACTTGTTAAATCTGAATTAAACGAAGTTAACTTATTCAACGCTAAATTACTTTACACAAACAAAATCTTCAGAAACAAAAACTTATCTGAATCACAAAAGGTAAAAGTATTAGCAGCCTTTGATAAAGCTGTTAGTGTAAAAGAAGCTAAATTAGTATATGAAACATTAAGTGAAGGTTTAAAACCAACAAAAACCTCAGTTAACGAATCATTATTAGTAGGTGCTGCATCTAAAGTATCAGGTATTGCTCCAAAGAAACCAATTCTTGAAGTAAATGATCAGGTAAATAGATGGCAGTTATTAGCTGGTATCAAAAAACAACTATAACAAAAACAAAAACAACAACAATTAATTAAAAATGTCAAACGTACATCAATTATTAGAAAGCGCAGCAGGATCTTGGAAAACACTTCAAAGTGATGCGGCTAAATTAGCTTCTAAATGGACTAAAACAGGTCTATTAGAAGGCTTAACTACTGTGGACAGTAATAACATGTCCCTTTTATTAGAAAACCAAGCTAAGCAATTAGTAACTGAACAAAACACTATTAGTTCAAATTCATCATTTGTTTCTAACGGAAACGGTGAAAACTGGGCTGGTATTGCATTACCATTGGTAAGAAAAGTATTCGGTACTATTGTAGCTAAAGAATTCGTTTCTGTTCAACCAATGAACATGCCATCAGGTCTAGTATTCTTCTTAGATTTCCAATACGGAAACAGTAAGACTCCATTCACTACTGGTGATTCTTTATACGGTAACAGAAATACTGCTTCTCAGTTCCCATTCTCTACTCCAGCTGCACAAGGTGGTTTATATGGTACTGGTAGATTCACTTACTCAACTAACCAATTCTCAGCATCAGCTCCTATCACAGGTGCTTTAGCAGGTGGTACTTTACCAACTGTTGCTTCAGGAACAGGTACTGTAGTTACAGCTTCATGGGGTGAATTAAACTTTGATTCTACTTACTCAGCATCAGTAGCTGCAAACGGTATTTATAAAGTAACTTTAGCAACTGCTTCAATCTTAACAGCATTTGATCAAGATGCAGTTCGTGGTTTTATTCCATCAGGATCAGGTGACGCAGGAACTTTTGCAGTAGCAAATTTATTACCTCAGTTCACAACTTACAACTACACAGCTGGAACTATTAGTTTCTTCTATACAGCTTCTGCTACTTTAGCTGCTGGTTTGATTTCAGGTTCAATGACCTACTTCTACCAAAAGAATGGTAACGTAGATGGTATCCCAACTTACTCAGGTGGAAATAACTACAGTGGTTCTGGTCGTGGTGATTTCGAAGCTTCTGGTTCGTTCTCAACTCCAAACGCTGCAGGTTCTCAAATCTCTATCCCTGAGATCAACGTTAGAATGCAATCTCAAGCCATCACAGCTAAAACTAAAAAGTTAAAAGCAGTATGGACTCCTGAATTTGCACAAGATTTAGCTGCATACCAAAACATCGACGCTGAAGCAGAATTAACTAACATCATGAGCGAATACATTTCAATGGAAATTGACTTGGAAATCTTAGACATGTTAATCGAAGACGCAGCAGCAGGTACTGAGTACTGGTCAGCTGTTTCTAACCAAACCATCTCAACTCAAGGTGCTATAGGAACTTCAGGTTACTACAACACTCAAGGTCAATGGTTCCAAACTTTAGGTACTAAAATCCAAAAGTTAAGTAACAAAATCCACCAATTAACTTTACGTGGAGGTGCTAATTTCATCGTAACTTCTCCAACAGTAGCTACTATCTTAGAATCAATCCCAGGATTTGCTTCTACAAGCAATGGTGAAGCTGATCAAATGGAATACGCTTTCGGTGTACAAAAGATTGGTACTGTAAACGGTCGTTACAAGGTTTACAAAAACCCTTACATGACTGAGAATTTGATGTTAATGGGTTACAGAGGTAGCCAGTTCCTAGAAACAGGTGCTGTATTCGCTCCGTACATTCCGTTGATCATGACTCCATTAGTGTACGATCCAGAAACTTTCACACCAAGAAAAGGTCTATTAACTCGTTACGCTAAGAAAATGTTAAGACCTGAATTCTACGCGAAAATCTATGTTAGTGGTTTAAACACTATCTAATATTAGATAACACTTTATAACTAAAGTTAAAGAACCCCACTGAAAAGTGGGGTTTTTTTGTCAAATTTGGATAAGTAATATTAAGTTAGTATATTTAAGTAGGCCTATATGATATGTATAATTAAATAAAATAGTTTTTAAAATGAAAGAAACCCCATCCCAATTAAAGGTTCCAAGTTATGTATTAAACTTCCCCTTTTCTTTAAGCACTGAAAATCCAAACAATATTTGGATGGAAGAATTATCACCTGAAGATTTAAAAATCAACCGTCCAAAAGCATACAAACAATTTATGGATTTGTATAACTTTATTGCTGGTGGATCTTTAGTGTATTTATTACCTTCGTATGGTGATTATCAAGATCAAGTTTATGTCGCTAACGTTGGAATTCATTTACCCCACATTAAAGACGCTAATATCGTGGTATTATCCAACTTTACTTCGGAGCCTAGACAAGGTGAAGAAATGTCTGCTAATCCATTATTTCAATTAATGAATTATACTACTCACTTGTGTCCATTTAAATGGGAAGGTGAAGCAGATTTAAAATATATTGGAGGAAATAATTACATAGGTGGTTACGGTCAACGTTCAACATTAGAAGCATACCATTGGATGGAACAAATGTTTAATATGAACATTATTAAAGTAGAAATGGTTGAACCTTATTTATATCATTTAGATTGCTCAGTATTTCCATTAACTAACGAAAAAACATTAATTTGTACTGAATTATTTACACCTGAGGAATTAGAAGAAATAGGTAAATATACAGAAATTATTGATATTAATGTTGATGATGCTTTTGGCGGATTAACAAACTCAGTAAGAATGGGAAATATGGTTTTATGCGCTTCTAATATTTCAGAACTAAAACGTACTGATTCTTTATATGAACTAGAAAAACACAAGATAGATACATTAGAAAGAATATGTGCTAACGAAGGTTTAGAACCAGTTATATTCAATTTATCAGAATATATGAAATCAGGTGCAATGTTATCATGTTGCGTGATGCATTTAAATTATGTTGATTACGATAAATCATTAATCTAATGGCTAAGACGTTAAAAGACTGGATTAAAACAGATGTAAAAAAGGCTGAAAAAATGTCTATTGAACAATTGTCTAATCAATTTTTCTTTAGAGATCCGCTTAGAACAATGTATATTGATAATGAGCATTTTTATTCACCTGCTGATGGAACTATTTTATATCAAAAAATAATTAAAGATCCTACTGAACCAATTGTGGAAATTAAAGGTATAAATTATACCTTACAAGACGCAATGGGTGATAAAGAATATAATAAACCATCTTTAGTTGTTGGTATATTTATGTCATTTTATGACGTTCACATCAATCGTATACCTTATGGAGGTTATTTATCATATAAACCTATAGACGCGATAGAATCAACAAACAAACCAATGTTAGCGACCGAAAAAGATATCTTTAACGGTAAAATTAATCCCGCTAACTTAGAATATTTAAAATACAATGAAAGAATGTGGAATAAAATTTATTCCCCTTCAATAGATTATACTTATTACCTTATACAAATAGCTGACGAAGACGTAAATGTTATTGTTCCATTCACAACAGATCAAAATGATTTGTTTGCTCAAAATGAAAGATTCTCTTTAATAAGATGGGGTTCTCAAGTAGATCTTATTTTACCATTAGATGAACGATTCGATTTTGAATTATGTTTGGAAGATCACATGCATGTTGAAGCTGGACTTGATAAACTTATTAAACTTGTAACAAAATGACCCAACCAAAACACGACGACGAAGTTTTTAAAAACAAAACTAAACCAAAAGGACCAATCAAATTTAAAATTGACTTAAATTCAGAACAAAAAGAAGCTAAGCAAATAATATTAGATAATCCAGTAACACTTATTAAAGGTATGGCAGGTAGTGGTAAAACATTATTAGCATGTCAAATAGCCTTAGATATGGTGTTTAAAAAAGAAATGGATAAGATTATTATTACTCGTCCTACAGTATCTAAAGAAGAAATTGGTTTCTTACCAGGTGACTTAAAAGAAAAAATGGATCCTTGGTTAGCACCTATTTATTCTAATTTATATCTTTTATATGATAAAGAAAAAATTGATAAATTGGTAGCAGATGGTCAAATTGAAATTGTACCATTTGCATTTATGAGAGGTAGAACATTTCCAAAATCATTTGTTATTGTAGACGAATGTCAAAATATAACTCACTCACAAACTGAAATGATGTTAGGTCGTTTAGGTAAAGGTGGTAAAATTGTATTCTGTGGAGATATATCTCAGGTAGATTTAAAAAGTAAAAGAGATTCTGGTATTGGGTTTTTTGATATACTTGATGCTAGAGTTAAAGGTGTTAGAATAATTTCATTAAAGAAAAATCACCGTCACGAGATCGTAGAAGAAATTCTTAAGATTTACGAAGAAGTTAGAGACTAAATATTTAGAATAATATGTGTTAAAGCCATTCATTAGAGTGGCTTTTTCTTTTCTATTTTAATATTTATAACTAAAAGACAATGGCGATTTTTACTTTAAAAATAATTGAACAATTAACTCTTAATGGAGATGATGTTGGATCATCTATAACTCAAACAATTAATAATGTTAATTATATTGATAATAGAATTTTGAGTGTCCCTACAGGATCTATAACAACAATATTCTCAATGGATAGTGTTCCTGGAGCTGGTACATTTGTAACTAGTAGTTTTCAATATGGTAGAATTACTAACAATTCAACTATTGTACCTATTAAATTAATTGTATCTTCTTCAACAGAAGCAATGAGTTATTTAATAGCAACAGGAAGTTCATTCTTACTTTCTACAAGTAAAATAACAGGCAGTACATCAGGAATGCTATTTGATGATATCAAATCAGTAAAAGTAGAACCTTCAGGTAGTGCAGCTAGTATAGAATATTACATTTTAACAAACTAATTAAATTATGGCAAACATTCCTATTTGGCCCGGTTCGAGTTCATTCTCTTCAGTATATAATACATTCTATTATAGTGGATCATTACCGTCACCAACTCCATTCGGATTTTATGATAATGATGCTCAATTTCAAATAGATGCTAATAAAGTAGCTAATTTTTGTGCTTTACGTTTAGGATATCCTATTGAAAATATTGAATTACAAGATATTAACTTTTGGGCTGGATTTGAAGAAGCAACAACAGTTTACGGTAATGAATTATATGCTTTCCAGACAAGAGATAATTACTTAACACTAGAAGGAGCATCAACTAATACAAATGTAAATAATACATTATTAACTCCTTCATTTGAAACCATTGTTAGATTATCTCAACAATATGGTGAAGAAGCAGGTGTTGGTGGTAATGTAACTTATTATAAAGGACGTTTACCTTTAACAGCAGGTCAACAAAGATATGATTTAAAACAATGGGCAATAGATGAAGGTATTACTGGTGGAATTGAGATTAAAAGAGTATTTTATCAACCACCTCCAGCAATTAATCAATTATATTCTCCAATGTTAGGCACAGGACCAGGTGGTTTAGGAGGTGTTCCTGCTGCTGGTGTTTATGGTTTAGGATATGGTTATACAAACTATATGATGATGCCTACTAGTTTTACTATGCAAAACATAAATGCTATTGAAATGCAAAATACAGTAACATTATCTAATTATACATTTGAATTAGTGAATAATATTATAAGTGTATTCCCTATTCCTGGAACAGGTTTGGTTGATGGATTCGGTGGAGAGTATGATGGGTTTGTAGGACATTATTTAATATTTGATTTCATTAAAATGGAAGATAGAATTAATTCTGCATTTGCTAATGGTGATAATTTAATTACAAATACATCAAATGTACCTTATGTTAACCCAGTTTATTCACAAATAAACTCAATAGGTAGAAGTTGGATTTTTGAATATACATTAGCTATTTGTAAAGAAATGCTAGGATATGTTAGAGGAAAATATTCAACAATTCCAATTCCAGGTGGAGATGTAACTTTAAATCAACAAGATTTATTAGCATCAGCTCAAACAGCGAAAGAAGCATTAATAACAAGATTAAGAGATTATTTTGATCAAACATCAAGACAAGCATTATTAGAAAGAAGAGCAGCAGAATCAGTAGCAAGAGTACAAGAAATTAATCAAGTACCAATGACAATTTTTATAGGATAATATGGCACTATACGGCGAAGCAAGAGATATAAGTTTATTTAGAAGAATTAACCGTGAGTTAATGGGGAATATTGTCTCTCAAGAGGTAATATACTATAAATACAACATTACAACTACTAAGACAAACATGTATGGTGAATCAGTTGAAGGAAGAAATTTCGCTGATCCTGTAATATTATTTTCTCGTATAGAAGTAGGTCCACAAGAAGCACCAGTAAGTGAATTAGGTGTTGATTTTAATTGGACTATGACCTTCTTCTTCTTACGTGATGACTTATTAGGTAAAAACCCTGATTTTAATACAGGTAGTTTATATGGTGCTGATTTACATCCTGAAGTAGGTGATGTAATAGCATATCAAAATGGATATTGGGAAGTAGATAACACAAATGCTACTCAATTCTTTATGGGTAAAGACCCTCAATACCCTTATTACGATGGATATGGACAAAACCCATTAAATCCAGGATTAGAAAATTTCGGGTACAATGTTGAAGTTAGATGTGATTGTCATTACGTACCAAGTGACAGATTAAATATTATTAAATCAAGAATGTAATGGCTAAAACTAGAAAACCAATACCACCAACCCAAAGAGAACTTAGTGTTCAACAACATAAATCTTTTGATAAAGAAGTAGGGAATCCTAATTATGCTGTTGAAAATGGAAAAACTAACAGATCATTAAATTTATCTTTTAAAGGTGATAATACAAAACCGTTTTCAATAGGCATTAAAGATATTGATGAATCAATATTTTATTACTTTCAAAATGTTATTAAACCAACAGTAATACAAAATGGACAACGTTTACCTGTTCCAGTAATATATGCATCTCCTGAAAAGATGAAATCATATCAAAAAGATGGATACTACAGAGATCAATTAGGTAAAATACAAGCACCATTAATAGCTTTTAAACGTGAATCTATTGATAAAAATAGAACAATTGCTAATAAGTTAGATGCTAATAATCCTAACAATTTTGGAGTGTTTACTAAAAAATATAATCCAAAAAATGCATACGATAATTTCCATGTATTAAATAATAGAATTCCTGTTAAAACACATTATGCAGTAGTAATGCCTGATTATTTAACAGTAACTTATTCATGTACTGTATTTACTTATTATGTAGAACAGTTAAATAAAATTGTTGAAGCTATTGAATATGCATCAGATGCGTATTGGGGAAATCCTCAATTATTTCAATTTAGAACAATGATTGATTCATTTGGTTTCCAAACTGAATTGAGCGCTAATGATGAACGAATGGTAAGAAGTACATTTACTATAAAAATAAATGGCTACATTATTCCAGATGTATTACAAAGAGATCTTAACACTATTGTAAAATATAACGATAAAGCAAAAATTATATTCTCTGTAGAAGCAACTAACAATACAGGTATATTTGAAGGTGCTATTGAAGGTAATAGAATTATAACAACAGATCCTGTTCGTCTTAAAGATCGTGCAACATTTGTTAATGGTAACGAAGGTGGAGATGTAATTGGAGACATAAGCAGTACTGAAGCTGAAAACAGATCAACTGCAATTGGATAATTCTAATATTTATATCAAATGGCAAAAATTAGATTTTTAGATCAGGTACCTATTGGTGTTTTTGAAACACCTACTAGCACTACTAATGGAGCATTTAGTGGTTCATTTACAGGTTCATTGTTTGGAACAGCAAGCTGGTCTATTTACTCGTTAACCGCTTCTTATGTATCAGGAAGTGTAGCTAATGCTGTAAGTGCATCATATGCTCTAACAGCTTCATATGCTTTAAACGGTGGTAGTGGTGGATCTAATATATCTGGTGCACAATACTTTGTTCCTTTATTTAATAGTACTAGCTCATTAGTTACTAGTTCAATATACCAATCAGGATCTTATACATCTATAAGAAATTCAACAGGACCTGAAGACCCAACTAACCCTGACATACTTTATGTTAGTGGTGATGGGGTTGATACTTACAATTTAATATCTGCTCATGGTAATTTAGATAGTTACGTACAAGTAAATGTACAAAACTACAATACAGGCTCAGGAGCATCTTCAGATATAGTAGCAACAGCAGATGATGGAGATGAAACTACGGGTTATATTGATATGGGTATTAACTCATCTTTATACACAGCAAGTAATTTTGTAGGATCTGCTAAAGATGCTTATATATATTCAACAGGCAATGATTTATACATTGGAAACGCTACTCCAAATAAAGAAGTTATATTATTTAATGGTGGTCTAGATGCTATTAATAACGCTAGAATTCACATTCATGACCAAGGTACTATAGGTATTAATACTAATCAATACGATATATTAAATCCACCTTCATTACAGATTCAAGCACCTAATACAACTACAACTAACTTAGTTCAGATAACAGGTGAAACTGATAACTTTATTCAAGTAGCTATATCTAATACTAATGGTGGTGGAAACGCATCAGCCGATTTAGCTTTATATAATGACTTAGACCCTAATCAATTAGATGGTTATATTGACGTAGGTATTAACTCAGTTAATTACATACCTAATGATACTTATCCTGGAGGACCGGGTGATGCTTATATTTTTACAAGTGCAAATCACTTTCATATAGGTACAATAAACAATGAACCAATTGAATTATTCATAAGTGGTGCAGGTGATAATACACTAGGAAGATTATACTTAAGCCCAGACAACAATCACTGGATGTCAGGTTCATTTACTGTAACTCAAGGTGTAACAAGTTCATTATTAGGAACAGCAAGTTGGGCAGAACAATCAATAAGTTCTTCTTATGCTTTAACAGCATCTTATAGTTTAAATGCAATTACAAGTTCTTATGCACTTAATGCTTTATCATCATCATATTCTGATACAGCTTCTTATGCTTTTAATTCTATAAGTTCATCATACGCATCAACGGCATCATATGTTTTAAATGCTGTAAGTTCATCATATTCTGATACATCATCATATTCATTTAATTCTGTTAGTTCTTCATATGCTACAACAGCTTCATATGTTTTAAATGCTGTTAGCGCTTCATTTGCTTCTACAGCATCATACTTAAATACATTAAATCAAGATTTAACATTCAATGGTAATCTAATATTAAATGGTACTGCTAGTATTACATACCTTAACACAGTATTTGAAACAGCGTCTGTTATTTACTCTTCAGGATCAAATCAATTTGGTGATGCTGTAAATGATACTCAAATATTAATAGGTAGAACAATAGTAAGTGGAAGTTTTGAAGTAACAGGTAGTACTAATATTCCTTCATTAACAGGTTCATTATTAGGAACAGCTTCTTATGCTGACACGACTTTAAGTGCATCTTATACTAATAATGCTACAAGTGCTAGTTATTCATTAACAGCATCATACTTTTCAGGTTCTACTCTTAATGCTACAAGTGCGTCTTATGCCTCAACTGCATCGTATGTTTTAAATGCTATAAGTAGCTCATTTGCAGCTACAGCATCCTATTTCTCAGGATCAATTTCATCCGCTGTAAGTGCATCTTATGCATCAACAGCTTCATATGTCACTTTAGCTCAAACAGCATCTTATGTTTTACAAGCAGTGAGTTCATCATTTGCTTCTACTGCTTCAATAGCTACAAGTTCATCATATGCTTTAACAGCCTCATATGTTGCTAATGCTTCATCATTCCCTTATACAGGAAGTGCTGTAATAACTGGTAGTTTAATAGTAACAGGAACAATTGCTTTAGGTGACCCTACAGCCCCTGCTGTTTATACAAGTATTAAAACAACTGTAAATTCTGGTTCAACAGTAATTTATAATGTATTAACTTCTTCTTATGATAGTGCATTTTTCGATTATTCATTAAAAGGATCTAGTGGTGCAAGAGCAGGTAATATTATGGCAATATGGAGTGGAAGTAGTGTAAGTTACACTGACAATTCAACTGCAGATATGGGTAATACTACAGATTTTGTTTTTGGAATAATATTATCAGGAAGCAACATGGTGTTAACAGGTTCAACAAGTACAAACGGATGGACTTTAAAAACAGCAATAAGAACAATTTAGTTCTAACATATTTATAACAAACCAAATCTTGGAAAGTGAAAAGATTTAACTAATGGCAAACGAATTTATAATAAGAAAAGGGTTTATAGCTTTAACAGGCTCAACCATAACCGGTAGTTTAAATGTAACTGCTGGTATAACAGGCTCATTACTTGGGACAGCATCGTATGCTACAAACGCCTTATCGGCATCATATTTCTCAGGTTCAGTTTCTAATGCTGTAAGTGCATCTTATGCGGCAACTGCTTCAATAGCTACAAGTGCATCTTATGCTCTTAATGGAGGTGTTACTCAATTATTAGCAGGTCCAAACGTAACATTATCACCAACAAATGGATTAGGACAAGTTACAATTACTGCTGCTTTAAGCGGAAGTACAAGTTTTAATACTGCAACTGGTTCTTATGGTAGTTTTTACGATACAACTACTCAAACAAATCCTGTAGCTAATGTTCCTCGTTCAATGTCTTTTAATACAACAGACATTACAAACGGGGTATCAATATCTGGATCAACATCTCCGTATGACACATATATCAAGATAGAAAATCCCGGTGTATACGATATACAGTTCTCTGCTCAATTAGACAAAATTGATGCAGGAAAAGATGAGATAATAATATGGCTTAGAAAAAATGGTATAGATTTAACTGATACTGCTACTAGCGTATCATTGACTAATAATAATGATAAGGTTGTCGCTGCTTGGAACTGGTTTGTAAACTCAGCAGCTAACGACTATTATCAATTAATATGGTACTCAGCAGATACTAATATAAGATTATTAGCTGAACCAGCCGGTGGAGGACACCCAGGAATTCCTTCTGTAATATTAACTGCAAATAGAGTAGATCAATTTTTATCAAATACAGGTTCATTTTCCGGTTCATTTAATGGTAATTTTACAGGTTCATTATTAGGTACTGCTTCTTATGCTACAAATGCTTTAAGTAGCTCTTATTCTACAACATCTTCACTACCTTTATTAGGTATTGTAACAGCATCAGCAGTAAATACAACAATTACATTTACAAAAGGAAATGGAACAACATTCGATGTAACAATAGCTCAATCTGGTTCAGTAGCAACAGCATCATATGCTTTATTTGCTCAAAATGCCGAATCATCTTCATATGCAGCTACAGCATCATATTTTACAGGAGCAGTAACAAGTGCATCTTATGCTCAAACAGCCTCATACTTAAATACATTAAATCAAAACTTAACGTTTAATGGTAATTTAACATTGAACGGAACAGCAAGCATAACTTATTTAAATACAATATACGAGACAGCTTCTGTAATATACTCTTCTGGTTCTAACCAATTCGGAGATACTACAAGTGATATACAAACATTAATAGGTACAGTGATTGTATCTGGTTCTCAACAAATAACAGGTTCATTAGATGTATCTGAAGGTATAACTGGTTCATTATTAGGAACAGCTTCATACGCTGTAACAGCAATAAACTCATCATATCCTGTTTATGTAACTGGTAATAGTATAGTTGCAAATTTACAAAGTAACCCTTCAATAAACACAGTAGGTAGTGTGTATATCGGAAGTAGTGCGGGAAATAATTCAGATGCAGCATCCGATAGTATGATTTGTATAGGTAATCGTGCTGGTTCAAATTCTGCTGGTATTAATACTATTATGATAGGAAACAATGCAGGAAACGATACTGTATCAGCCGATTATTCAATATTTATTGGAGCAGGAACTGGACAAGATCAGAGTGGTATTGTATCATACATTACTGCTTTAGGATATAATGCAGGAGCTAATATCAATGATACATCAGCGGAATCAGTATTTATAGGAAGTTTTGCAGGTGATAATAGTACTGTTACTTACTCAAATTTTATAGGATACAATGCGGGTGCGCTTTCAACATCATCCTTTTCAAATTTTATAGGAGAGGGTGCAGGAGCTTATTCACTAAGTACTGATACTTCTAATTTTATAGGTGGGGGTGCTGGATCATATAGTATAGTTTCATCAAATTCTACCTTTATAGGAACTTCTGCAGGAGGATACTCAACAAATACTGAATTCTCTAATTTCATAGGATATAACGCAGGATATGAAAGTACATTATCTGTTAATTCAAATTTTATAGGTAATAGTGCAGGACTTCAAAGTACAGGATCATCTCATTCTAATTTCATAGGACCAGGAACCGGAGTAGGTTCTGTAAATACAACATATTCCACTATTATAGGACCTAACACAGCACAATACACAACAGATATTGATAACACTTTTATTATTGGTAATAGTGCTGGTTATGCTGCCACCGGAATTCAATTCTCAAACTTTATAGGAGACTCAGCAGGAGCTTATTCATCAGGTTCAATACAATCTAACTTTATAGGAACATCTGCCGGTCAATATTCAACCGCATCATTCTCAAACTTTATAGGATTCAATGCTGGTGGATACACTAATAGTTCACACTCATTACATATAGGATATAACGCAGGTTTATATAACTTAAACAATAATAATGTTATAATAGGTACTAATGTAACTTTACCATCAGGAGTAGATAGTGGATTAAATATAGGAGGTATTTTATTTGGTAGAGGATTATTCTTTGATGATGTAACTGCGGAAGCATTCTCAGGAAGTTTAGGAAACGGTAAAATTGGTATAAATGTAGTAGATCCACAACACACATTAGACGTATCAGGTTCAGGTAATTTTACTGATGGATTAACAGTAACAGGTTCATTAATAGCTGATAATATTACAGGTAGTTTATTAGGTACTGCTTCTTATGCTTTAACAGCTTCATATTTAGATGGTTTAGTAACAAGTGCGTCTTATGCGGCGACTGCTTCGTATGTAGTTAATGCTCTAACAGCCTCGTATGTAGTAACGGCTCAAACAGCATCTTACGTACTAAACGCTGTTAGTGCATCTTATGTTCAAACAGCACAAACTGCTTCTTATGTTACTTTAGCTCAAACAGCATCTTATGTTTTACAAGCAGTAAGTGCTAGTTATGCTACTAGAGCATTAAGTAGTTCATATGCTGCTACTTCATCAATAGCAACAACAGCATCATTCTCATTAAATACATTTACTAATTTAAAAACATCTAGATTTGAAATGGGTGTTTCTAGTACTACAACTATTACAACAGGTGCTAAAGGAAGAAAAACAATAGGATATAATGGTACTATTGTTGGTTGGAGATTAGTAACAGATCAAAGTACTACAATGACTTTAGATGTTTGGAAAGCTAATAACGCAATTCCTACAGTAGCTGATAGTATAACAGGAACCGCTCCAATATCAGTAACAGCAGCACAATTAGGTAATTCAACAACTTTAACAGGATGGACTACATCTGTAGCAGCTGGCGATGTATTTATAGTAAACGTAGATTCAAATAATAATGCTACTTATTTTTCATTAGAATTAGATATAGTATTAACCAACTCGTAATAAAATAGTTTTATGGCAACAAGAAAAAAAACAATAACCGTACCTGTAAATTTTGGTAACGTAGCAGATTTAGTAAATAATACGCTTACCACAATAGGTACTCCAACAATTTATATTCCTGAAAACAGTGTAGGTAACCCAGTTACATTTACTTCAGTATGTTTCTTCACAGCAGCTCAAGATACATCAACAGTAACTGGTGCTACTATAACAACATATACAAACACGTTAACATTAGCTGCAGCACCCGCAAGTACAGTTACAATATCCGCAGGTACTTTACCTAACTCAGGTGAAAATTGGGGTGGATTATTTGGCCCAGTAGATTACACAACATATTTTAATACAAACTATGGAACTGGTACTTCTAAAGCATTAACCGTACAAGTATTGAGTAACATTACAACTGGTACTGGTGTAACAACAAGAGGTGTTTATGGTTATTTGGAAATAACTTACACTTATGATGATTCAGCATTAACAAGAATAAAAACTATTTGCATTCCTTATGAATCACAAATTTCAACATTAACAACTACAGCAAATACTACTTTTGCAACAATGCCTCAATTAACAGGAGTAGGGGGTTGGTTAGATGGATATGCTGGTGTTACTATTAGGAATAGATGGATAGAAATAAAAGGTAATTGTAATAACAACAATACAGCAACTGACTCTAACTTAACAACAAACTTTGATAGTAGTGGTTCTCCAGTTACATTACCTGTTAGAGAATCAGCTCTAGCATCAGATACATACCAGATGTATCAAGTAGATGCATCTGCTTTAACAACCACAGCAACCCACAACTTCCAATTATGGAATTCATTAGCATCAAGATGGGCTAATATTATAGTAAACGAATGGATAACATTTGAATACACAGTAGCAGGATCAGCAAGACCTCTTAATTATATAGAAATACCTATTGAATTTGACTCTCCAATTCCTGGTACAACATCAGCAGTAGCATTAAGATTAGCTCGTCAATTATTAATTCCTGAACCAGGTACTCTTACAATGAGAAAATGTTCTGTAGAAATAAATTATAATACAATAGCTTCTGCTACAGTAGCTATTAAAGCAGGAGCACAAGCATCTTATAGATCATATGCTCAAGCTTCAAACGTTGTAGCAGGAATGTTTTCATTCCAACATGGTTTAGATGCATCATCAGCTTTAGGAGCAGCATTTACTTTAGCTAAGGGTGAAAATGATATAGTGATAGATTTATACAGAAGTGTGGGTTCAGCATACAATGTTACTGGAGTATTAAAAATGTTATATGAATCTGATGTAGACGCAGGAGGTATAGATAATCATAGTGATGTAAGAAGAGGATTTATGAGACAAATGTCTTTTACAGCAACTGGTGATGTAAGTGTAACAGATTCTTTTGTAATACCTGATGCTAATTATTGGTTACAAGGTCTAGCTTTACAAAATTATTTCTGGATGCAATCATCTGTTAGTCCATTGACTCAACAAACAGCCATATTACCTGGTGAGAGTGATGGAGCTGGTTGGAGAGAATTATTCGTGGATAGTTACATTGGTGATAACGAATTGGCATATGGTAGATGGACTGTTAGAGCAAGACCTGAATTTAAAATATATCCTCAAAGTCCTGATGTAGAAAGATTGGACGTAGAAACTGCACGTTCATATAGAACAACATCATTCTCAACATTTAGATTTGGAACAACATGGGTTAATTCTTATATGAATATAACAAGTACCTTATCAGGAACTATATCTAATAGTAATGGAGGTTTAATTTCAATTTCTTTATTTAGAGCGGATACAGATCAATTGATGGCAACAACTACAAGAACAGGTGATGGAACTTATTCGTTTGTTATATACATTGATAATATTGATTATTATGTAACAGCATATGAAGACAACACTTATAAAGGATTATCAAAAACAGATTTAGTTAATACTAATTTTGATATTAGTATGACTGGTGGGGGTGGTGGGGGAGAATTTTTCTTCTAATATTTATAATAAAATATGATAAAGTCTGTAAATCCCGTATCAGTAAATGTATTAGATCCTACCCAATTAAATTATATTAACATTAATATTGTTTTAGACATCAGAGGAGGTGAATACATTTCTGAGGCTAGACACTTTTATGAGGTTAGTGGTAGTCAAACTACAGTTCATATTGGAGTAGAAAAATACTCTCATGAACAAATAAATTATATTTATGATGCTTTAAAACCGGTTTTAGAATCATTACCTTTTACAGAACAACTTCAAACAGGTGTTGAATTAACATCATTAGATTACTATAATACTCATGATTATTATGGAGTTCCCGCTAACACAAATGGTTGGGAAATAGCAATACCTGTTACAGGTTCAAATATATAAAATGTTATAACATATGCCACCGTTTAATACAGTACCAGGATTAGTTCCTTTAAAAATATATAGTGGAAGTACATTACTTACCACTAATGTCAACCTTATCAATTTTACAGGTTCAGGAGTTACAACTACTGTTAATGCATTTAATGGTTTAACAGTTACTATTGGTGGTGGAGGAACTACTGTAGATACAGGTTCATTATTAAAAACAGCATCATTTTCAAATCCAAATTTAACATTTACAAAAGGTGATGGAAGTACATTTGATGTAGATTTAATTACTTTAGTACCTACAAGTGCATCATATGCTTTAACATCTTCTTTTGCTATAAGTGCATCATATGCACCAGTAACACCTCCATTTCCTTATACAGGTTCAGCTCAAATTACAGGAAGTTTAGGAGTAACGGGTTCTGTTTCAATGTCTTTTTCTACTGGTGAAAAAGTTTATATAGCGGGTGCTGTAGGATCAGCGGAAACATTATTAGAAATAAGAAGACTAAATAGTAATTCGGGTGGTTTTATTTTTAGAAGTAACAGTAGTTTATCTCAACAATTAGAAACCACTAATGGTATTTTTAATATTAATACTGTCGATAATTCAGATATTCAACTATGGCCAGGTACTGGTAGTGTTAATATTAACACGACAGTTTTGAATATGAATGCTATTAACTCAGGTGTTCAGTTTAAAATAGGTACTCAAGCAGCTTCTTTATTAAATAGATGGATAAACGTAGGTACATCAACAGATTCGAGTTATAGTATAATCCAAGCAGCACAAAACGGAGCTACTCCAGCAGCAAATAACATAAGATTAAATCCTTTTGGTGGATATGTTGGTATAGGAAGTGCAACAACAGGAAGTAATTTAATAGTATTTAATGGACTAATTTCCGCTTCATATAGTTCAAGTAACTTATCAGTTGGTGGAACTCCAGGATGGACTACACCATTAAGAAACACAGCTATAGGTGTATCGACTCAAGGTTCAGTAACAACACAAACAGATAATACATCTGTTGGTTATTTAACTTTACTAGGTGGTACTTATAACACAGCCGTAGGATCATATGCTGCTCAATTAAATACAGGTGATGGTAACGTTGCTTTAGGCTATTATGCATTAGGTAATCAAACTTCAAACATAAGTTATAATATAGCTATTGGTTGGCAATCAATGTTCAACGCCTCGGGTTCAGGAACTTTACATAATATCTCTCTTGGTTATCAATCTATGTATAGTGCTCGAGGAACCTATAACATAGCAATGGGTTATAGATCTGGATTTGGACTAACAACTGGATATCAAAACATATTTTTAGGATACAGAGCAGGATTGTATACATCAATATCAGGTGATAATATAGCAATTGGACATCAAGCAGGTTTAAAAATATCATCAAGTGATAATAGTAATATTTTAATAGGAACTAGTGCTGGTGGTAATGATAGTGGTGGTGCTACTTTAATGGGTAGTGGAAATGTTGGTATAGGTCTTGAATCACTAGCTGCCATATCCTCAAGTGCTGGTGCATCTCCTGGTAACGTAGCTATAGGATTCCAATCAGGTAGAGGATTAACAACAGGTACTAGAAATATTCTTTTAGGATATAGAGCAGGATGGGGTATTGGAAGAGGTAGTAGTAATATATTTATGGGTTCTGATGTTGGTTTAGCTACAACAACACAAGCCATAAGTAATAACATTAGTATAGGCTCATCAACACTTAATGTGAATGTTAGTGCCAGTTACAATGTAGCAGTGGGAACATCAGCTTTAACATCAGTTGGAGCAACAGCAAGTGGAGCAAATAATGGAAGTTGGAATATCGCATTAGGATATAATGCTGGCAGTATTCTGAAAACAGGAATGTATAATGTTTTCATAGGAGTAGAGGCAGGAGCAAACAACTCAGGAAACCCAGTAAGTAATGGTAGTTATACTACCTTTATAGGACATAGAGCTGGAATGATTCAAGGAAATAATGGTGATTGGGGAAATTACAGTGTTGGTATAGGTACTTTTGCTATGGGATATAATGGTGGTATTACACCAATAGCACCAGGAGTAGGAAATACAGCAGTAGGATCTTCAACATTAACTAGAATAAGTAGTAGCATAACAACAAGAAACACAGCAGTAGGTTATAATGCTGGTGTTGTATTGAATGTTGGTGCTAATAATACATTTGTTGGTTCATATTCTGGTCAAAACTTTGCAACAGGTTCATCAAACATATTTGTTGGAGACTCAGCAGGTAATGGTATAGTAAGTGGTTCACGTAATACTATTATAGGTTCAATTACTGGACTAACAGCTAGTTTAAATGATACAATAATAATAGGAGCTGGTTCAACAGAACGAATAAGAATTGATGCATCAGGAAGTATGGGTTTAGGAACAACAGCACCATCTTCATCAGCTAAATTACAAATAGATTCAACAATACAAGGATTTTTACCCCCAAGAATGACTAATGCTCAAAGAACAGCAATAACGGCACCAGCAATTGGACTAATAGTTTATTGTACTGATGCTACTGAAGGATTATATGTCAATAAATCAACAGGTTGGACATTTATAATATAAAATAGTGTAAGAATAACTATTTTCATATATTTATAGATATATGGCAATTGTTCTATCAAAATCAAATATAGCAAATAGTAATACTATTGAAGCATGGCAAGTATCACAATCAGTAGATGCCTTTACAGGAATAGAAGCGTATGATATCACAATATCAGGTTCATTAACAGTAACAGGTTCTACTAATTTAAGTGGTTCTACTACTATAGTAGGAGGTGATCTTACAGTACGTGGTTTTGCAAATGCAACAGCATCTTGGGCAACTAATGTAGTAAACAATCCTTCAAGCATCGATGGTGATTATTTACCTCAAGGTACTACAGTTGCAACAACTAACCCCTTAAAATTCGCTGCTGGTGCTACTGAAATAGCTACTGGTTTAACACAAGTTACAGTTAATTTCCCAACAATTCAAAATAAAGTATTAGGAACAGATGTTTTTGTTACGGTTGGTGTTTCATCATCATATGCTACTTCAAGTATGGCTTATTTTCCTAGAGTAGATAGTTTATCAAACACAGGAGACTTAACATTTTCTATGCAAACATCAAATGCATCAAATCCTACGCCATTCTTTTTTACAATAATGTACAAACCTTAAAAATAAAATATAAATCATGGAAAAAATAGTTTTAACAACAGACGAGTTACAATCACTTAAAAATTTTCAATCAACAAAAAACCAAATCATTAGCGATTTTGGTATTATTGAGTTTCAAATCCAAGAATTAAAAACACAAAAAGAAATGCTTGTAAAAGCACTAGCTGGTTTAAAAGCCGAAGAAAATAAAGTTAGTCAAGAATTACAAGACAAATATGGTGAAGGAAACATTGATTTAACTAGCGGAGAATTTATCGCTACAAAGTAACTTTTGATTCCTTCTGTCATATTTATTACAGAATAAAATAAACTAATAAATAAACAACATGGCAGAAACATTAATATCTCCTGGCGTATTAGCGATAGAAAACGATCAATCGTTTATCACCCAGCAACCAATCACCGTAGGTGCGGCTATTATTGGTCCAACAGTTAAAGGTCCTGTAGAAGTTCCTACAATTGTTACCTCTTATAGTCAGTATCAAAATAAATTTGGTACTACATTTACAAGTGCAAGTAACGTTTACACTTACTTCACTTCAATTGCAGCTTATAACTATTTTAACAATGGTGGTGAAACATTATTAGTTTCTCGTGTAGTAAGTGGTACATTTTCACCAGCATTAAGTACAGCAATATCAGCAAGTACAGAAGCATCAACACAACCAGCTTTTGTTTTAGAAACTTTATCTGAAGGTGTTATTATGAATAGCTCTTCAAGTTTAGATTCAGCAGGTGCTTTAGCTAGTGGTTCATCAGATAACATCAGATGGCAAATCGTTAACGCTGATACTTCATCAGGTACTTTTGCATTATTAATCCGTCAAGGTAATGATACAACAAATTCACCAGTAGTTTTAGAAACTTGGACAGGTTTATCATTAGATCCTTATTCTCCAAATTTCGTATCAAGAGTATTAGGTGACCAAACTCAGAATTACAATTCAACTAATATCCAAATGGAAGTTTCAGGTTCTTATCCTAATGCTTCTAAATATGTAAGAGTATCAAGTGTTAATTTATTAACTCCTAATTATTTAGATAACGCAGGATTACCTAAAGCTCAATACACAAGTTCAATTCCATTAAACGCAAGTGGTTCATTCAATAGCGCTACTGGTACATTAAATACAGGTGTAAATGCTAAATATTATGATAATATCGTTACAGGTGTTACTAATACTCAAGGTTTAACAGGTAGTGACTATAATAACATGATCAATTTATTATCTAACCAAGATGATTACAGATTTAATGTTATGATTACCCCAGGTTTATTCTCAGCAGAAGCTCCAATTGGTGCATCACAAGTAACATCAATCATCAACAATACTCAAAACAGAGGTGATAATATTTACGTAGTTGACTTAGTAGCTTATAACGCAACATCAGCAGCCGCAGTAACAGCAGCAAATGCAAAAAATACTTCATATGCTGCTTCATATTGGCCTTGGGTTCAAACAATTGATCCAGATTCTGCTCAATTAGTATGGGTACCTGCTTCAACAATGATTGCTGGTGTTTATGCTTATAACGATAACGTAAGTGAACCTTGGTTTGCACCTGCAGGTATTAATAGAGGTGGTTTAAGTAACGTAGTTAGAGCAGCTCAAAAATTATCACAAACAAACCGTGATACTTTATACAGTAATAAAATTAACCCAATTGCAACATTCCCAGGAACTGGAGTTGTAGTATATGGTCAAAAGACATTACAAACTAAAGCATCTGCATTAGATAGAGTAAACGTAAGAAGATTATTAATTTCATTAAAATCATACATTTCTCAAGTTGCAAATAACTTAGTATTTGAACAAAACACTATTGCTACAAGAAATCAATTCTTAAGTCAAGTTAATCCTTACTTAACATCAGTACAACAAAGACAAGGTTTATACGCATTCAGAGTAATCATGGATGATAGTAATAACACACCTGATGTAATTGATAGAAACCAATTAGTAGGTCAAATTTACTTACAACCAACTAAAACTGCTGAATTTATTTACTTAAACTTCAACATTTTACCTACAGGAGTAAGTTTCGGGTAATTTTTTAAAAACACAATATTTATAACAAAACAATAAATAATTAAATAAAATGGCAGTATTAGATCCAAACGAAATATTTTTCACCGCCTTCGAACCTAAACAACAGAATAGATTTATTATGTATGTTGACGGTATACCAGCGTATATAATCAAAGCAGTAAGTGCAGTGACGCTGACTCAAGGAACAGTTGCTCTTAACCATATAAACGTACAACGTTTCGTTAAAGGTAAATCAACATGGGGTCCTATCACAATGACATTATTTGATCCAATCACCCCTTCAGGTGCTCAATCAGTAATGGAATGGGTACGTTTACATCACGAATCTGTAACAGGTAGAGATGGTTATTCTGACTTCTATAAGAAAGATTTAACAATCGATGTTTTAGGACCAGTAGGTGATATTGTATCAGAATGGATTATTAAAGGTGCTTTAATTACAGAAGCTAACTTTGGTGATTATAACTGGGATACAGACTCAACAGCTCAAAACATTACTTTAACTGTACAACCAGATTATTGTATCTTGAACTTCTAATTAAGAAAAATAAATTTAAAGATAGCTCGCAAAAAATGCGAGCTTCTTTTTTTCTTATATATTTATATAGGACAATAAGTTATAACAATAAAAATTATGGAAGAAAATAAATTTAGTTTCCCAACCGAGGTTGTAGAATTACCATCAAAAGGTTTAATTTACCCTGAATCATCTCCTTTATCATCTGGAAAGCTTGAAATGAAATATATGACAGCTAAAGAAGAAGATATCTTAACAAACCAAGCATATATTCAGAAAGGTATTGTTTTAGATAAAGTATTACAATCTTTAATTGTTACTAAAATTGATTATAATGAATTGATTGTAGGTGATAAAAATGCTATTATGGTAGCAGCTCGTGTATTGGGGTATGGTAAAGATTATTCATTCAACTATAATGGTACTGAATATGAAATTGATCTAACTCAGATCGATAATAAACCATTTGATGAATCTCTAATAAAAAAAGGAGTAAATGAATTTAATTATGTTTTACCTACTAGTTCAACTCCAATTACATATAAACTTTTAACTCATGGAGATGAAGAAAAATTAAAACAAGAGTTAGAAAGTTATAAAAAAATTAACAAAAACGCCTCTCCAGAATTATCAACACGTTTAAAATACATGATAACATCAGTTAATGGAGAACGAGATCCTAAAACAATTCGAGAATTCGTAGATAATTATCTATTAGCTAAAGATTCAAGAGCATTAAGAAACCATGTAAAAGAAACTCAACCAGATGTAGATCTCACTTTTTTTCCCGACGGAACTACAGATAGAGTCGATATTCCAATTGGGATTAAGTTTTTTTGGCCTGATTTCCAATAATATTCCTAATATTCGTATTAATATATTTACTCAAATCCATGAGATAGTATTTCATGGTAAGGGTGGATATTCATGGGATACAATATACAACATGCCTAGATGGTTGCGCTTGTTTACTTTTAGTAAAATAAAAGAATTTTATGAACAAGAAAAACAAGTAGCAGAATCTAATTCTAAAGGAAGCAATACTACAACGTTGATGGATTCATCAGGAAACGTTAATAAAGGTAAAATTCCTCAACAAGCTTTTAATTCTAAAGCTCCTACAAAATACAAATAAATTTATCTTTAAATATTTATTAACATATGGCTGATAATAAAGATAAAATAAAAAAAGAAATTTTTGAGACATCTGTAATAGTACAGGATGCTTTTAGATCAATATCAGATAATATTAGTGAAATATTTAAAGATTCTTTAGGTGTAACAGCAACTTATGCTAGAGATATAAAAAAAGATATTACAAAATCCCTAAGTTCATTAGCTCAAGTAACAACATTACTTGAAGGAAATCAAAATAAAATATTAAAAGGAGAATTAAGCAAAAGAGATATTTTAAAACAAATTGAACAAAGAGAATCAAAAATTCAAGCTATAAATGTTAGTATAGAAATAGCTAAAAAAAATCAATTAGGAAAAACAAGAGATTTAACACTTCAATTACAAAAAGCACTAGAAGCTGAAAAAGATATTAAGAATGAGTTAAATAAACAAGCAGAACAAGCAGAAAATGTTAATAAAACAATAGGAACAACAGGTGCTTTATTAAAAGGAATAGGTAAAATTCCTATCATAGGAAATCTAATTGATACTAAAACAGCATTAGAAGAAGCCGCTAACGTAGCTTCTGCTGGAGGAAGTAAATTTGCTGCGATGGGTGCTGCTCTTAAATCTGTTGGTGGAGATATTCTAAAAAATATAACTGATCCTTTAACAATAGCTATAGCATTAGGAAAATTATTTTGGGATACATTAGTAAAAGCAGATAAAGAAACGGCCCAATTAGCTAAGGGTTTTGATATATCATACACTAATGCTTCAAAATTAAGACAAGAATTAGCAAAAACAGCAAATTCATCAGGTGATACATTTGTTAATGTTAGAGCATTACAAGAATCATTATTAGCTATTGGTAATTCTTTAGGTACTAATGCTAAATTAAATGAAAAAGATTTAACTACTTTTACTAAATTAAGAGAAGAAGCTGGTTTTACTAATGAAGAATTAGTTGAAATGGAAAAATCTACTCTATCAATGGGTGGAACTTTAGAAAGCAATACAAAACAATTCTTAGGAACTGTAAGTGCTGTTAGTGCTCAAAATAAATTAGTATTAAATGGAAAACAATTATTAAAAGAAACACTAAACGTATCAGCTGCTATTAAAGTATCTATGGGTGGTGTTGGTACTAAGTTAGCTGAGGCCGTAGTAACAGCTAAAAAATTCGGATTAACTTTAGAACAAGCAGATAAAATATCTCAAGGATTATTAAATTTTGAAGCATCAATAGCATCAGAATTAGAAGCTGAATTACTAACAGGTAAAGATTTAAATCTTGAAGAAGCAAGAAGACTAGCATTAAATAATGATATAGCAGGAGCAGCAGCCGAAGTAGCTAAACAAGTAGGTTCATCAGCTGAATTTGCTGGTATGAATAGAATTCAACAAGAAGCAATAGCTAACTCTATTGGTTTAAGTAGAGATGAATTAGCTAAATCATTAATTGAAAGAGAGGCTTTACAAAAAATAGGTGCAGCAGATGCTGAACAAGCAAAAAAGAAATATGATATTTTAAGACAAACAATGACTGCTGAACAAGCAGCAGTTGCCTTAGGGGATGAAGCATATGCTAAACAGTTAGAACAAACAGGTAATGCTGAGAAAATGGCTTCTATTATTGAAAAAATTAAAGAAACATTTATCCCTATAGCACAAGACCTATTACCTAAAATATCAGAAGCATTTAAGTGGTTAGGTGATCATATTAATGCTATCAAAACAACATTAGGAATCATAGCTACTATTGTTGGAGTACAATTAGTAGCAGGATTAACAACAGCAATAGCTAAAACTACAATACTATTAGCTAAAAGTATTGCTACTGCCGCTGCCTGGGCTATAGCAAATCCAATTCAAGCAGCAGCCGGTTTAATAGTAGCAGGAGGTGTAGGAGCTGTTGTTTATTCTCAAATGCAAGACGGAGAAATAGACTCTAAAGGTGGACTAGTAGTATCAGGTGAAAAAGGAACATATAAATTAGATCCAAACGATCACGTAATAGCAGGTACTGAATTAGGTAAAAATAGAGGAGGAGGATCTAATTCTAGTAATGCTATGATAGATGAATTTAGATCAATGCGTTCTGAAATAAGCAAATTAGGAAGCAGACCACTAAATGTCTCTATTCAAGTAGACGGAAAAGAAATAGCTAAAGCAGTAGGTCAAAGTACATCTGAATACGGAACATCTTCAAGCACAAATGCTTATAGAGTTCAATAATTACAATATTTATAATCAAAAACAAATATCATGGGACTATTAGATCAATTAAAAAATACAGGTTCACCATTTAGTACAGGTAATGGTAAAACACCTCCAACTAACCCAGGAGCAACTAAACAATCTAAATTACATGCTGATGGAAATCAAGCATCATATTCATTAAACGGAGCTAATGCTCCTGATGTTACTAAAGCATATACTGAATATAATGATGGATATAACAATGCTTTACCACAACCATCACAATTAGATTTACAAGGACAAAAACCAGTAGTTGCTGGTAAATTACCTTATTTAGATAACCTACCAAAATAATAAATGGGGTTAATAAACCTACTTACAAATCCGAAAAACTTTAAGTTTTATGTCGGTGGACAAGGGTACACAGGCAACGGGACACAACCTAGCTTAACTAATATTCCTTATGGAAAGGATCAAATTGGTGGTGGAAGTAGTGGCCAACCCTATATCCAAATTCCTATTCCTGATAATGTAAGTAGTTTAGGATTAGCAAATAATGATTTTATTCTTAGAGGTGGAACATTATCTATAGAAAATGCTGCTGTTGATGCTTTAAGATTAACCAAAATGTTTTTAGATACTAAATCACCTAACGGTTTATTATTTATTGCTAAACAACAATTACTATCTCGTACAGCTGTTCGTACTCAAACAAGCGGTGTATTAAATGAAGGTGGATACAATCCATTAGGTACTTTAGCTCAAGCAGGTATAATAAATATAGGTGGTCATTTAAATAAACAAGGTAATATATTTGCTGAAACAGGTGCATATTCTACTAATGATAATTTATATGGTGTCAAAATAACACCTGATCAGCCATCTGATGAAAATAGATTAGTTCAATTATATAATCAAAAACTAACAATTTCAATAAGTGGAACAACATTAAATAATGGTATTAATGTAATGACTTATACTGGTGGTCCTGGTTCTACTTTAGGAGCAGGAAGTACTAATATAAGATACTCTCCAACAAGTCAAACATTTATATCAAAAAATTCTAAAACAAATACATATAATAATTCAAACGTTGATTCTAATGTTTTTTTATTAAGTTCTAAAAACATTAATGAACAAGTAAGTGCTGTAGCAGCTATTGGATCAGTTTCATCACCTAAAGTAGGAGTAGATTTTAGAGAAAAAATAAGAAATAGTTTAAAAAATAATCTTATAGGACCTCCTTCACCTTTCGGAAATTCAGGAGCAAAATCAGGTCAATTAGCATATGCTCCTTCATATAATGTTGCTGATAATAAAACAATTGAAGGAAGAGTAAATTTAGGAGATCCAGGATCAAGACAAGGTAAAGATTATAGTGATTATAGCAGAGGTATCCAGTATAATGGTATAGTTGAAGCTGTAGGAGACACAATCGTTACTTATACTTCTGGATTAGATAGAATAAATTCATTTCCAATCTACAGAAGTAAAGCTGTAACAGACAATGAGATAAAAAATGACTTAGTAAAATTTAGGATAGCTATCATAGATAATGATGCTCCTAATTTTAAAACATTTATGCATTTTAGAGCATTTTTAGGACCTATTAGTGACTCATATACAGCTGAATGGAACCCAGTTCAGTATTTAGGAAGAGGCGAAAAATTTTATAATTATAATGGTTTTACTAGACAAATGTCCTTATCATGGACTGTAGCAGCTCAATCAAAACAAGAGCTTATAAAAATGTACAAAAAACTAAATTATCTTGCTTCTAGTTTAACCCCAGATTATAGTTCTAATGGTTATATGAGAGGTAATTTAGCACAATTAACTATTGGAGGTTATGTATATGAACAACCAGGTATAATAACTGGATTAACATATGAAATTCAAGAAGATACAACATGGGAAATAGGAATAAATCCAGCCGGTGAATCTGATACTACAGTTAAAGAATTGCCTCATATTATTAGAGTAACAGGGTTTAATTTTATACCAATTCAAACATTTAGACCAAGTATACAAGATATTACATTCAGTAATGACGCTGGTACAACTACTACTAAAAATGATGATACTGGGTTTGCTTTTGATTATGGATCTCAAAGATATATAAGTTTAACAGATGGTTCAAATAATAATTATGATGATTATGGGGACACAAAATATACACCACCCACAAACTAATATATAATGAATAGATATCAAAACATACCTAAAACAAAAATTGATGGAAATTTAGTTTATCAAACTTCACGTTATCCTGAGGTTCCTCTATCCTCTAATGATATTTATGTATATACAACACAAGGAGATAGATTTGATACTTTAGCTCAACAGTTTTATAGAAATAGTTCATTATGGTGGGTAATATCAATAGCTAACACAGCAATAGCAGGAACCGATTTACCATCAGATTTACCACAAAACTCATTAGTAATCCCTGAAGGGTTACAAATAAGAATACCGGCAAATTATGCAAATGTAATAAGTAGTTTTAATATAATAAATATTTAATATGGGGAATATAGTAGGTGAAGGTTTTGATCCAAAAATAACAGAACAAATAATAAAACGCCAAACAATATATGGTTCTATAAATAGAAGTAATGATGAATTAACATATTTAAATACTAGAACAGGTTGGTGTAAATTAGTGTCTTCTGTAGACATTGATGATATAAATATAGATAATGTCAGGGATTTAGGATTAGGGGGAAGTAATTTAGCTAAAGCCTATGTTTTATATGGTGGATCTTCATTTGAATCCAGATCAGGAAAGGACGGTGCTTTTGAATCTATTTCTCGAGAAGGAATATCAAATGATAATTCAATAAATAACTTAAATGCTTATGGTGTTGGTGGTAATGAAATGGGATTGCGTCCAATGCCCGGAATAATATCAGCAGAAATAAAAACAGAAACAAGAGGTTCAATTAAAAGAGCAACAGTTCGAATTAAAGCAAATAATAAAAAACAATTTGATATAGTCGATATATTATACATGCGCTTAGGATATAGCGTTTTACTGGAATGGGGACATAGTTCTTATTATGAAAATGGAGATAATGGAAAATATCAAACAGATATTAATAATAGTTTAGCTGAGGCTTTTTTATATCAAGGAAGTTACACATACACAGATGAAAATAACAATTCAAAAACAGTAGATGTAAATTATGAAACTATATTAGATATAATTCAAACAAAAAGATTAACATCTTGTGGGAATTATGATGCTATGTTTGCTAAAGTAGTTAATTTTAGTTGGACTTTTACAAAAGAAGGAACATATGATATTACAATAAATTTAATTAGTTTAGGTGATGTTATTGAATCTTTAAAAACAAATGTTTTATTAGGAAAAGAATGGACTAATAATAACTCAGCACCACAGCAAAATACAGGAAGTGCAGTTGTAGTATTTAAAGATTCAAATGAAATAGCAAGTTATTTTTATGCTCAACAATCAATATTAGCATCTTATCCTACAGGCTCAGGAAACCACTTTGGTGTATTAAAAGTACAAAATCCAAACGATATAAATGATACAATTTTCTTTAGACAAGAATATCAAAATTCACAATTCCAATATTATATTAGGTTAGGTTATTTTCTCCAATGGGTTGAAGAAAATCTTATATATGATATAGATAATAATCCTTCACTTAAAGTATTAAAAATAGATACTGATATAGAATCTAATATCATTCATGTTCTTAGAAATCAAACATCAAGTGACCCTAGAGTTTGTACATGGAATCAAGTATTTGAATACGATGGTGTTGTAGACCCAAAATACTATTTTGCTGCTGAAACTAATGATCCTGGTTATTACATTGATAATAACAATAATAATAGACAAGATCAAAATGAAAATCTTTATGTAAAAATAATGAATACTTATTTTAATTTAGATCATATCATTACACAAGTAAACTTATTATCTTCTTCTGATTTAGAAGGTAGAGTATCATTATATGATCTTTTAAATATATTTTGTAAAGGATGGAATAATTCAACAGGCAATTATAATGATTTAGAACCTGTAATAGACACAGAAAAAAATATCATTAGAATAGTAGATAAAGTAACATTACCAGATAGAGATCAAATTTTAAAAGATTTTGGTTTAGTAACTACCCCCGCAGTATTTAATGTTTATAGATATCAACTAGGAATTGGACGACAATATGATGCTGATGGAAATTTATTAGATATTTCATCACCAAACGAATTGTATAAATATAAACAATCATATGCTGGTTTTATAAAAGATTTTAATTTTACTACAACTGTTTCTCCTCGATTAGCAACTATGATGACTGTAGGTTCAACAAAACAAGGATATGTTTTAGGACAAGATGCTACTGCTTTGTCTAGAATGAATAATAATTTAACAGATAGATTTAAGAAAATAATCACTTCTACTGAACAAACTAATAACTCATCTTTTCAACCACTTAGTCAAAGATATCAAGTTTCATTACAAGCATATCATAACTTTTTAAAAACTTTAGGATTTAAAGAAAATAGTGTTGTTGGTGGGGCTCATATACTTGACAAATTACCAACTTTAGACGATAAAGCTATAACAGCTTTCACTCAAACCCAAAAACAATTCAATGAATATCAACAAGCACTTGATTCGATTGAAGTATCATCAGCCTCTCCTAATATAGGATTCCTACCTTTCGATTTATCATTAACAATGGATGGATTATCAGGAATGAAAGTATATCAGAAATTTACTATAGATTCTGATTTCCTACCTTCAAACTATCCGGAAACACTTGAATTCTTAATTAAAGGAATAACACATACTATTCAAAATAATGTGTGGAATACTACTATAGACTCTATGGCTATTCCTAAAAATCCATTTGGAACAAAAGCAGAAACAACAACAAGAACATCAACAACAGCACCAACTACAGCATCAACAGGTCGATTATTCAGAGGTTCAATAGAATCTAGTGAACCTGAAACAATGGCCTTTTTATCTGATATTTTAAAAGGTATAGGAATACCAAATCCAAATAGCTCACAACTTAAATTTATGAGAATTTGGAAACAAGTAGAAGCTAATCAAGCTGCTTGGAACCCTTTAGGTACTACACAAGTTATGAATGGTGGTGAATCAGCATATAATTTGAATAATGGTATTCCTGTTAAAAATTATACTAGTAGACAACAAGGACTTAGAGCCACTATTCTTACTATTAATAATTCTAATCCAACCTATGGATATGCTAAAATAATATCTTCAATAAAAGCTATTCGAACAGACACAGATATAAATAAAGCAATGGATGCAGTAGATAAATCATCTTGGGGATCTCATTTTCTTCATCCAATAAATTATAATAATTATAGAACATTAAATAATTTTATATGGAAAACCCCTATAATACCTAGATAATATTGATATAAAATGGCTTACTATCCTTTATCACAAATTACTCCTAATTTATACACCAATGGTGGCGAATTTATCTATGCTACTGATGGAAAACAATATGTTGGATACTATTATAAAGTTTCTGATGGGAAATTTTTTGTAGGAAGAACCCCTAATGATGTCCTAGGTAATATTGAATTAATAAAAAATACTACTCAAAACAATATTATAAACCCAACTGTTTTATATCAAGAAACATCAATTAATATTATTAATGCTTCTAATGCTTCCTCAGATATAAATCCAGATGTTATAAAATATAATAATTTAACTAATAGTACATATACTTCAGATACATTACTACCTTATTATAATCCTCAACAACCAAGTCAACAAGATTATCAAAATACAGAATTTAGAAGATTTTTTTGTAAAAAAACAAACGAAATAACGTATATAGAAATAGATCAAATTCAATACGATAAGTTAATAACCCAAGATCCTCAAATATTGTGGCAATTATATTTACCATTTTTTGTAACATGGCAATTAACTGGAGATAAACAACAAGTAGCTCAAGTAAATAAAAATATGGTTGAATTAACTTCATTTAGATTAAAACTACCTTACTTTAACCTTTACATAAAAGAAGATTATACAAAGTATTATCAATAAAACTTTGCTTTTAAAGGAATCTTTCGTACCTTTAATATACAAAGGTTATGTATTGGTTAATAGAAACAGAGGAACAATTAGAATATTTTATTCAAAATCCTATAAGAGAGGCTTTTATTGAAATAATTCCTATACACGACCAAGTCCATCCAGCAATTAACGATGTATCTTTAGTGTATATAAAACCGTTTAACGATGCTAAAGCTTATATGTTATGCGTTGACCATAGTGAAACTTTCAGCATTGATAAGACAACTATAAGCGCGTTAATACACAGTATAGATAAAGTATGGGTACGTGATAAGAAATCAGCGCTATATTATTTTCCATTCAAAAACATGTGCTGCCTGTCCCCACTTAACCCTACGTATATACAAAACGACACACAAGCACACATTCATTTTCAAAATACGGATTATCCAAAACTTAATAGAATAATTCCAGTTTCCAAGCATTATGAAAAGTGCGAGAATATTTATAAACAAGTAAAACAAGTTTTATCTCAACCGTTACCAGATTATTATTCGTTTTATAACGAAAAAGTAATATTAGCGTTTTTTGGAATTGAGAGAAATGGAATTAAAATAAACCAACAACAATTCAATGAACATTATCACCCGACTAAGGATTTTTATTCTATATACGACAATAGAATTTACACGCAGTACAACTTATCTACCACTACTCGCAGACCAAGTAACGCCTTTAATGGTATTAATTTCGCAGCTTTAAATAAAGACAGTGGCGCAAGGTCTTCATTCATTCCGAACAACAAGTTTGTGGAAATTGACATTTCTGCTTATCACCCGCATTTAGCCGCCCGCCTTATAGGATATGATTTCCATGGTTTAGACGTACATAAAGCATTTGCTGAATTATACGGTGTATCTTATGAGGAATCCAAGCAAATTACGTTTAGACAACTATATGGCGGTATTTACAAACAATATGAGCATTTAGAGTATTTTCAATCGGTAAAAACATTTATTGATAAGGCTTGGAACGAATTCGAGACAACTGGAAAATATAAAGTACCGATTTCAGGTTATATATTTGAGAAAGATAAATTGGAGAATATGAATCCGCAGAAACTGTTTAATTATATTTTACAGAACGTGGAATCAGCAGTTAACACTTTTATTTTACTAGATATTCATAAACTGTTACGAGGTAAACAAACTAAAATAGTACTATATACTTATGATTCGTTTTTATTTGATATAGGAGATGAGGGGATTGAGGATAAATTGGGGGAGATATTTAAAAAATACAAATTACAAATAAAAACAAAATATGGGGCAAATTATGACTTTGAATAAGCCAATTGATATGTATAATGTAGACAGTCAATATGACTTTGATACCTATATAGATACTAACATGTTAAATAACAAATTGTTTGCGACGTTTACCGGATTGGATACATTAGATGAGCTAATTGTTAGTTTGTCTTCAACGTACACAATTATGTATAACAAAATGTTCGTACTTTATGTTAAAAGTACTGATGAATACGTTGTAACTTACAATGTTGAGCAAAACAATGTTAGTGGTATTCCATTGAATACTATTTTGGTTCATAGAAAAAAAGAATCTAATACTTTATATACTATCAATGCATTAAATGATTTGATTAAAAAATTAAACGGTGGAGTTGTTGATCCGACTTTTAGAGTTGATTGGCAGCATTATAGAAACTGTATTTTATTAACAAATCATAACGAATTGAAACAATTAAATACAAAAGTTCATAAGATTATTGATCTTTGATTAAATTAATTAACATATTAAAAGAAGTAATGTTTATTGATGACAAGGGTAATCTTGTGGAGGATAAACGATGGGCAGTATATCTTGATGATAAAGAAGATTGGGATATATTAGCTAATATTTTAACTCAAAAAGGATATAAATTTTTATCTGGTTATACTTTTTCAAAATATAAATTAACGGATTTCAATCCTTTTAAAAGTGAGAGAGATTTTGGAGACGAAGGAGAAGATGACAATGATTTAGGATACTCATATGCTATGAGTTATAAAGGTGCAAATGATTTTTTTCTAGTAGAAATGCCAAAGAAAAAATTACAGATTATTGATACTAATTATTTCAATTCTAGAAAAAATAGTACATATAAAAATTATACAGTATATAATAATTTAGGAGATCTTATTAAGGTTTTGTAATTTTAATATATGTATAATGGAATAAAATTCCCACTATAGTTTGGTGTCTCAAACTCAAGTTCTTATATTTCCCACAATAAACAAATTACAGATTTATGAATATAGATGCAATTAAACAACGACTGAACGCTTTACAGTCTAATCAGAACACAAGCAAGAAAGAAAAAATCGATTACACAAAAGTTTACTGGAAACCAAAACAAGAAGGAAAGTACCAAATTCGTATTGTTCCTTCAAAGAACGACCCAACAAACCCTTTTCAAGAGGTTTTTGTTCACTATGGAATCTCTAAATTTCCGATTTACGCTCTAACCAACTGGGGTGAAAAAGACCCAATCGTAGAATTCGCAACAAAATTGCGTACTACAAATGACAAAGAAAACTGGATTCTAGCTAAAAAACTAGACCCTAAAATGAGAGTATTCGCACCAGTTATCGTGCGTGGTGAAGAAGAACAAGGCGTTAGGCTTTGGGAATTCGGAAAAGAAATCTACATGCAATTGTTAGGAATTGCTGAAGATGAGGATTACGGTGATTACACAGACATCAATGAAGGCAGAGACTTTACAGTCGATGTAGTAACAGGTGATGTAGGTGGACGTAAAGGTCTAAAATCATCAATCAGAATCAAACCTAAAACATCTCCTGTAAGTAAAGATGCAGCTCAAATCCAAACATTTTTAACTGAACAACCTTCAATTTTGGAAGTTCAACGTAAAATGGATTACGAGACGCTAAAAACTACTCTACAAACATGGTTAACACCAGAAAGTAATGATGAAGAAGGTACAGAAGAAGCAGAAGCAGCAATCGAAGCGGAAGTAGTAGCAGCACCAGTTAATAACTATGCTCTAAAACAACCAATTGCTCCTAAAGCATCATCTAAAGCTGAAAAGTTTGATTCATTATTTGATGAAAACGACGGAGACTCAAACGACGATCTTCCGTTCTAATTAAATTAAAAAGTTATGGGAAAAGTAAAAAGAAGCGAATCGCTAACGGCAGCGGTCTCTAAAGAGATCAAAGCTAATTTCAATCTTGATTCATTCAAGGAGAAAAAAATGCTTAACGGCAACGTTAAGTTTAAAGAACAACGATGGGTTCCTTTTTCCACTGCTTTACAAGAAGCTTTATCAATTCCTGGTATTCCCTTAGGCCATATTTCAATGGTTAGAGGTAAAAGTAATACAGGTAAATCAACAACAGCAATCGAAGTAGCGGTAAGCGCCCAGAAAATGGGCGTTTTACCGGTGCTTATTATTACTGAGATGAAGCATGATTGGAAGCACTGGAAAACAATGGGATTCGAGATGGAAGACGTTGTTGACCAATCAACCGGAGAGATTTTAGATCACAACGGTTTCTTTATCTATCGTGACCGTAGTACATTAAACTCAATTGAGGATATTGCTGCGTTCATTATTGACTTAATTAACGAACAAAAGAAAGGTAATCTACCTTATGATTTATTATTTATTTGGGATTCAGTAGGATCAATTCCTTGCCAAATGAGTTTAGATCAAGGTAAAAACAACCCTATGTGGAACGCAGGTGCTATTGCAACACAATTTGGTAATTTTATTAACCAACAAATTGTAATGTCTAGAAAAGAAACCTACCAATACACAAATTCATTGTTTATTGTAAACAAAACAGGTGTTGCACCAGCAGAAGGTCCTATGGCTCGTCCAAAAATGACTAACAAAGGTGGTGACACGTTCTATTATGATGCTTCATTAGTATTAACATTTGGTAATATCACAAACGCTGGTACATCTAAATTAAATGCTACTAAAGATAAGAAAAAAGTTGAATTCGCATTACGTACTAAAATTGCTTGTGATAAAAACCACATTAATGGTATTACAACAACAGGTACTATTGTAAGTACAGTTCACGGTTTTATTAAAGATGATCCTAATACTGTTAACAAGTATAAAAAAGAACACGCTAATGAGTGGGTTAGTATACTTGGTGAAGGCGAATATGGAATTACTGAAGATAACAGTGAATGGGAAGAAAAAGCCGATATCACTGAATTGTTAGAAAACCTAGAAGCCGGCGAATAATATGAACAGAGACGAATTATTAAGACTCCTAAACAACACTCCTGAACCTGAACAATCAGTAGAGACAAATCCTCATGAAAGAGTACTATTAATAGATGGTTTAAATCTATTCTTTAGAAACTTTGCGATGATGAATTTCACTAATCAAGCAGGTGTTCACGTTGGTGGTTTAGGTGGTTTTATTCGTTCATTGAATTCCTTAATTAACACAATTAAACCAACATCTGTGTACGTTGTATTTGATGGAGTAGGTTCTTCCGTAAACAGGAAGAACTTACTTCCCGAATACAAATCAGGACGTAATTTAGTTAGAATAACTAATTGGGATTCATTTGAATCGCTAGAAGAAGAACACGATGCTAAAGTAGATCAGATCGTTAGATTAATACATTACTTAAAATGTTTACCTGTTAAAACTATAAGTTTAGATAAGGTAGAAGCCGATGATGTTATCGCATATTTAAGTGATATAATGTCTAATAAATACAATTCTCAGGTTTTCATAGTATCTAATGATAAAGATTTTATTCAACTTATAACGGATAAAGTTACAGTTTATAGACCTACTGAAAAAGATTTCTATACTAAAACTTTAGTTAAACAGAGCTTTGGAGTATTAACTGAGAATTTTATATTATATAAGACATTGTTAGGAGATAAATCAGATAAAGTAGAAGGTATTAAAGGATTAGGCGAAAAAGGACTATTAAAGAAATTTCCTGAACTAGCTGAACGTCCTTGTACATTACAAGATATCTATGATATTTCCTGTGCTAAGTTTAAAGAACATATTGTTTATGCGCGAATTGTTGATGAAATTGATAAGTTAGAAAATAACTACTTAATTATGGACTTAAACAATCCGCTGATGGGCGATATAGAGAAAGATTATATTAACGAGGTTGTGATTGAACCGTTGTCACCACTTAAAGTTAATGATTTTATGCGTCTTTATAATGAAGATGGATTAAGTCACATGATTAAAAATACGGAATATGTACTTAACACTACATACCAAACATTAAACGGTTTTGCTAAAAAATAAATAAAAATAAAAGTTATGACATTAGGTTCACTAGACAAATATGGAATGGGATTCCAGATTAAGGTACTATCTTCATTATTAACACACAAGGAATTCTTATTGAATATCCAAGACGTATTAAGTGATGAGTATTTTACAAATCAAGCTCACAAATGGGTAATTAAAGAAATATTACGATATTTCGCAAAATACCACACTTGTCCAAGTATGGATGTATTAAAAGTAGAGCTTAAAAAAATCGACAATGATGTTTTACAACTTTCAATTAAAGAACAATTAAGAGAAGCTTATAAAGCATCAGATGATGATTTAAAATATGTTGAAGAAGAATTTTCAAACTTCTGTAAAAATCAACAATTAAAGAAAGCATTATTAACAAGTGTTGACTTTTTAAATGCAGGTGATTATGATTCAATTAGATCATTAATTGATAATGCTTTAAGATCAGGTCAAGACAAAAATTTAGGTCACGAATATAACAAAGATACTGAATCACGTTATAGAGATGACCATAGAACAGTAGTTCCAACACCATGGCCTGAAATTAATGAATTATTACAAGGTGGATTAGGTAATGGCGATTTTGGATTAATATTTGGTAATCCAGGTGGTGGTAAGTCATGGTCATTAGTTGCTTTAGGCGGTTTTGCTGTGAGTTTAGGTTACAATGTATTACACTATACATTAGAATTAGGTTCTGATTACGTAGGTCGCAGATACGATGCGTTCTTTACAGGAATTGGTGTTCAAAACATCGCTCAACATAAAGATCAAATTGAAGCTAAAGTAAATACACTTACAGGTCAATTGATTATTAAAGAGTTCCCAACAGGTAAAGCTACAATTTCTACAATTGAATCGCATATTAAAAAGTGTGAAGATTTAGATTTTAAAGCAGATCTTATCATTATAGACTATGTCGATTTATTAAGATCAAAAAGAAAGAATGGTGAGCGTAAAGATGAAATTGATGATATTTATATAAGCACTAAGGGACTTGCTAGAGAGCTAAACTTACCAGTTTGGTCAGTATCTCAAGTAAATAGAGCTGGAGCTAAAGATAATATTATTGAAGGAGATAAAGCAGCAGGATCATACGATAAAATGATGGTAACTGATGTAGCAATATCCTTATCAAGAAAGAAAGAAGACAAAGTAAATGGAACAGGACGATTACACATCATGAAAAACAGATACGGAATGGACGGATTATCGTACTATATGAAAGCTGATACTTCAACAGGTCATTTCCAAATTATGTCTCAAATGGATGAAGATGATGAAAATAATCAAAATACACCTCCACCTCAAACCAAACAGTTCAATAATAGCATTAGCCCTATAGACAAGTCAATTATTCAACAAAGGTTTTTCGAACTATCAAAAACAGAAAATTAAAAAATTATTAAAAAAAAGAAATGTTAACAACAGAATCACAAATTTTATCTGAGATCACAACTCACCTCAAGTATGCTAAATTCAATCCTGAAGTACAGCGAAGAGAGACATGGCATGAGTTAGTTACTCGCAATCAAGAGATGCATATTAAAAAATATCCGCATTTAACCGAAGAAATAAAAAATGCATACAAATTTGTTTATGACAAAAGAGTATTACCATCAATGCGTTCAATGCAATTTGCTGGTAAACCAATTGAAATAAATAATGCTCGTATTTTCAACTGTTCTTATTTACCAATTGATGATTACAGAGCATTCTCAGAAATTATGTTCTTATTATTATCAGGTTGTGGAGTAGGTTATTCAGTACAAACACATCACGTAGAAAATCTACCTGAAATTAGAAAACCATTAAAAGCAAAACGTTATTTAGTAGGTGATTCAATTGAAGGATGGGCTGATGCAGTAAGAATGTTAACTAAAGCTTATTTTGGTCAAACATCAACTGCTCCAATCTTTGATTTTAGAGATATTAGAGCAAAAGGTGCTTCATTGATTACAGTAGGTGGTAAAGCACCAGGTCCTGAACCATTAAAAATTGCTTTGATTCATATGCAAGCGATTTTAGATCGTAAAAACGATGGTGAAAAATTAACAGCATTAGAATGTCATGATATTATCTGTCACTTAGCAGATGCTGTATTAAGTGGTGGTATTAGAAGAGCAGCATTAATTGCTTTATTTGATTTAGAAGATGAAGAAATGCTAACTTGTAAATTCGGACCATGGTGGGAAACAAATCCACAAAGAGGTAGAGCTAACAACTCAGCAGTATTACTTCGTAATAAAATCGATAAAGAAACATTCTTAGATTTATGGAAGAAAATTGAAGCATCAAACAGTGGTGAACCAGGTTTCTTATTTACAAACGATAAAGATGCAGGTACAAATCCATGTGCTGAAATTAGTTTAAAACCAAATCAATTCTGTAATTTATGTGAAATTAATGCTTCAGATATTGAAACACAAGAAGAATATAATGAAAGAGCTAAAGCAGCAGCATTTATTGGTACATTACAAGCAAGTTATACTGATTTCCATTATCTAAGAGATATTTGGAGAAAAACAACTGAAAAAGAAGCATTATTAGGTATTGGAATGACAGGTATCGCATCAGGTGCTGTGTTAAAATTAGATATGAAACAAGCAGCTAAAATTGCTGTTGAAGAAAATGCAAGAGTAGCAGCAATATTGAATATTAATAAAGCAGCTCGTGTTACTACAGTAAAACCATCAGGTACTACTTCATTAGTATTAGGTACTTCAAGTGGTATTCATGCTTGGCACGATGATTTCTATATGAGAAGAATTCGTTTAGGTAAAAATGAAGCCTTGTATACTTATTTATCAATTAATCACCCTGAAATGTTAGAAGACGATTTCTTTAAACCACATTTACAATCAATTGTATCAGTTCCACAACGTGCTCCACAAGGTGCTATTACACGTAAAGAATCAGCTATGGATTTATTAGAGCGTATTAAAACAATTAATAAAAATTGGATTAAACCAGGTCATAGAAAAGGTTCTAATATGCATAACGTATCAGCTACTGTTACTATTAAGAATAATGAATGGGAACATGTTGGTGAGTGGTTATATGAAAATAAAGAATACTTTACCGCTTTATCATTCTTACCTGAAGATTTAGGTACTTATGTTCAAGCTCCATTTGAAACAATTACTGAAGAACAATTTAATGAAGCAGTAAAATCATTACATCAAGTTGACTTATCAAAAGTTATTGAAATGAGTGATAATACAGCATTGCAAGATAGCGTGGCCTGTGGTGGAGGGGCCTGCGAAATAATTTAAGCGTTAGCGGGGCTTGTGAAGCTTTTATATATTTATTATCGTATGATAGGAATATATAAAATCACAAGCCCTTCTAATAAAATTTATATTGGACAAAGTGTAAATTTAAAAACTAGATTTAGAAAATACAAATATTTAAATTGTAAACGACAAACTCACCTTTATAATTCATTTGTAAAATATGGTTATGAAAATCATGTTTTTGAAATAATAGAAGAATGTAGTTTAGAACAATTAAATGAAAAAGAAATCTACTGGGGATTGTATTATAATGTTTTAGGAGAAATGGGATTGAATTGTAGATTAGGAGATGCTAAAGGAAAATGTAGTAAAGAAACTAAACAAAAAATAGGTCAAGGTAACAAAAATAAAATAATGTCTAAAGAAGCTAGAAATAATATATCAAAAGCTTTAAAAGGTAGACAAGTAACATGGAATACTCCTGGACCTAAAGGTTATAAGCATTCTGAGGAATCTAAAGAAAAAATGAGAAAACCTAGAGTAAATAAATGGGAAAAAGAAAAATTGGTTTCTAAACCAATAGTTAAAGAAATTAGAGAAAAATATCTTACAGGTAATTATTCTAAATCAGATTTAGGTAGAGAATATAATGTAAGTTGGGGAACAATAAAAAATATAGTAGATTCAATTAATTCTTATAAATCCTAACATATTTATAACTATATGAAAAAAGCAGATAATTTTGATTTAAAAAAATTTATTACCGAAGGTACATTAACTTCTACAAACGAAGATAAAAGTAAAAAGAATCGCTTTTTAGGTATTTTTGGACCAAGTAAAGATGTATTTCAAAGAATAATTAAAAATATTGATTCAATTGAAGATTTAGTTACATACACTGAATCTAATGGTGATGAAGTAGAAAAAGTTGGTAAAAACATGTGGGGTATAAGTAAAGATAGTAAAGAAAATAATGAAGCTGTTTGGCAATATTTAGACAGAAATCTTTATTTTGAAAATCCTAATTTCCCATCAGTATATGATGATTATATTAGAAAAAATATATAATATTAAACAAACAAAATTTAAAGAAAGGCTTGGTTTTCCAAGCCTTCTTTTGTACATTCACATTATATGAGTATGATACAAGAATTTAGAGAATGGGAAGCTACATATGATCCAACCCCACCAAAACCAAATAAAACATATAATAAGTTTTTTTGGTGGAGACGTTATCAAGAACATAAACCATTACCTAATCCTAATCATGTTATGGCTAAGGCATTAAATGGTGATTATGATTATTCTCCTTATTGGAAACAAATTCAATACGAAAACTGGTTTGAGGAGCAAGAAATTAATAAATTCAAAGCCAATTACACAGGTTCTCATGAAGATATAAATTGGCATGAACGTAAAATATCAAAATTATTTTATGCTCGCAGAGAACGTTTACTCAAAGATGCTGAAAAGGATGAAGCTAATCGTTTAGAATCATTATTTAAAGATATGAGAAAAGAATTAGGTGGTAATGAAGAAACTATAAAAGATATGTTTAATACATTTGAAGGTACAATTCCTGAATTTATTGAAGCATATAAAGCAACAAGAAAACTTCCAATTCCTCAACCTGTACCTAAATTTTAATTTTGTTTTTTAAATATTTATTCGTATATTAATGTTATGAAAATTAGTCATGAAGTTCCTATCTGTCTATTAGAAGATAGTTTGTGGTTTAACGATTATCAGTATTGTTTACCACATTTGTTAGATCAAAGCGAAGAATATAAAGATTTCTTTATTAAAGCTAAGAAAAGGGGTATGTATATAATAATGGATAATTCACTCCATGAATTAGGTCACGCTTATGATAGCGAACGCTTATTATACTGGATTAACGAATTAAAACCCAATGAATTTATCGTTCCTGATGTATGGCAAGATAAACAAGGTTCAATTAAAAATGCTAGAGAATGGTCTAAAATTGAATTACCTGCAGGTGTTACCAAAGTAGCTGTAGTTCAAGCAATAGATTTAATGGAAGCAATGAATTGCTACCAGGCTTATAGGGATTTAGGATATCAAAAAATAGCATTCTCATATGGTGCTTCTTATTATAATGAATTGAGTAATCATCCTAACCCCGATTTAGCTAAAGCCTTAGGTCGTATCTATATGATTAGTCATTTATATAAAATTAAATTAATAAAAGACGATCACAGAATACATTTATTAGGATGTCAAGTACCACAAGAATTTAGTTGGTATAAAGCAATGCCATTTATTGAAACTATTGATACTTCAAATCCAATTATGGCTACGTTAGATGGTATGGAATATGAGTCTACAGGTTTACAAACAAAACCAAAATCAAACATGAATGATAATTTTTATATCACTCCTGACGAAATTGATTATGATTTACTAAGTCATAATCTTGGTATATTTAGAGAATTAACAAACACATTATTTTAATTTGGAAAATTATAAAATTTTTAATATATTACAACAATATGGAACCAATAAAAACATACACCTCAGGACCATCTAACAATGTTGGTTATAATCACCATACTATTTACACAAATCCAATAGATTATACATTTGAGGGACTTAGATCAATAACATTACAAGGATTATCATTAAACAACAACAATATTATGCAAAATAAAGTAGCAGTCTTTAAAATAACAAGAGACGAAAATCAAAAAATCACATCATCTAAATTCATTAAAGAATTATGGATTGAATCAAAAAACGGATCATCAATTGATTTTGAAGTAGCCAAAGATCCTGAAATTAGCAAATTTGAAGCAAACGAAATTATTATTAAAGTAGTACATTCAGTTATATTGTAATATGAACAAAAAATATGCTGTATTATCATTAAGTGGAGGTATGGATAGTAGTACTCTACTACTTCACCTACTTAATGAAGGTTATGAAGTAACTGCTTTATCTTTTGATTACGGACAAAAACATAAAGTTGAACTTGAACGTGCTACTGAATTAGTTGATTATATTAATTTAAGTTGTGAAGATGGTCAAAAAGCAAATCCAAATATTTGGAAATATACTCCTGTTAAACATCAAATCATTAAATTAGATGGTTTATCACAATTACTTAACTCTTCATTAGTTGAAGGTGGTTCTGAAGTACCTGAAGGTCACTATGCTGAGGAAAATATGAAGGATACTGTAGTACCTAATCGCAATAAAATATTTTCATCAATTATTCAAGCTGTAGCTTTAAGTTTAGCTACTAAAGATTTAGGAAATGGATATTTAGAAAAAAGAGATGTAAAAATAGCCCTAGGAATCCATTCAGGTGACCATAGTATTTATCCTGATTGTACTGAAAAATTTAGAAACGCAGATGAATATGCCTTTAAAGTAGGAAATTGGGACTCAGATTTAGTAAATTATTATACACCATATATGGAAGGTAATAAATTTACAATCTTAGAAGATGGAGCTAAATGTTGTGAGTCATTAGGTTTAGATTTTGATGAAGTATATAGACGTACTAATACATCTTATAAACCAATTAAATTATTAGTATATGATGATTTAGGCCAATGGGAAGTATGGTTTAGTGATTATAAATCAGCTTCGTCAGTTGAACGTGTAGAAGCGTTTATTAAATTAGGTCGTCCTGATCCTTGTGAATACGCAGACGAAGTTGGTCCTGTAACTTGGGAACACGTAGTTTCTTACGTACATTCGGTATTAGAGAATTATGAGAAAGAGACGTCAAATAACTAATACACCCACTTACACAATTTTGAATAAAAATGGAGAAGTATTTACTGGTTTACTAAGAGGATATCCACAATGGTCCAATGATTGGAGCAATGCTAAATTTTTAGAACTAGTAAATACTACTTTTATTTGTGATAGTAATCCAACCGAATACGAATTAATAAACGAAAATGAATTTTAAACCAAGCACAGGCGGTCTGTTAGTAGACAGACACCCAAACCCAAAAAAACATCAATTAGTGAGTTTTATCAAATCAGGCATCAGAATCTCAGGTTACATTTGTTTACCTTTTGATTTAACAATTGCTTGTCTTATTTTGGTATTCTCAGAATTAGTTGGTATATTAGAAGAATTAGTATAAACATGGTGTGTTCCTTGGTTTACATATATTTATAATTATGGAACACACTAAAATATACTATATACATTATGGAGATAATATTCCTTTTTATGTTGGTAAAACAATTAATATTCAACAAAGAACTGAAAATCATAAAAAATTATTCGGAAAAAATATTATTTTAGAAACAATAGATGAAATACCAACAAATGAATGGAAATTCTGGGAGAAATATTATATTTCTTTATTTAAAAGTTGGGGTTTTATTTTAGTAAATAAAAATGAAGGTGGGGGAGGTCCGGAAGAATGGAAAGAAGAATCAATTCAAAAACTTAAATTACACCCCACAAGAGGTAAAAAAATAAGTGAAGCAAATAAAGGAAAAGAAAAATCACATAAAGGAAAAAAATTTAAAGAAGAACATAAACAAAAAATAAAAGCAACAAGAGATTTTCTTAAAAATAGAAAAATTACATGGATTAATACTCCTGTATTACAATATGATTTAGAAGGAAATTTTATCAAAGAATGGTCATCTCAAACAGAAGCTACTAAAGCTTTAAATAAAACAGGAGATGGAATTGGCGCTTGTTGTAGAGGAAGGCAAAAAAAAGCTTACAATTACATTTGGAAATTTAAAAAATAAATTATATATTATAAACATGAAAAAATTATTTTTATTTACAGCAGAGTGGTGTCCTGGCTGTAAAACATTAGAACCCATTATGGACAAAATTAGCGCTACAATACCTGTAGATAAAGTTAATATAGATTACGAAATGGACAGAGCTCGTGCAGCTAATGTTATGAGCGTTCCTACAGTAGTATTAGCCGAAAACGGCCAAGAAATTAAACGTTCTGTTGGTGCAAAATCATATGAACAAATGTTAGAATTTATTAAGTAATAAAATGAGATCTATAACTGTTTTAGCTCTTGAAATTTATCAAAAATTAGGAAAACAATATCCTAATCTAACAGAACGTAAAGAAGCTACTAAACAATATATTCTAAATGAAATAACTCAATGGAAAATAAAAACATTATCACAAAATAATAATTATTTTTATAAACCTGAGGGATTTTTAGGGGATGAAAATAGTTTTCCTTTTGAAGTTAGATTAGTATACGATCCTAAATATGATTTACATGAATTAAAGTTTGGTAATCTTAATGCTAATTCTGAAGAAGAACAATATAAATGGGATGATAAAGATCCTTATCGTTTACAAAAAGCATTATTTTTAAATAATGTTTTAGAAAGTAAAATATTACCTTTATTTGAAAACAATATTATTAAAGGAATTATGTTTATACCATACGAGTGGGATGGTTTAGGGAGTGAAAGACTGAGTTATTTTAGAAATATGTTTGATAAATTAGGTAAAGATAAAGTACAATGGAAAAAAATAGAAGGGATGTATTTCATTTATAAAAAAACAAATTAAAATAAACAATATGGGAAAATATCAATCAACAAAAATATTTGACAACTACTCAGTAGCACTTCGTCAATGGAAAGCACAACATTCACATTGTCAGTTATTACATGGCTATGCTTTAAAGTTTAAAGTATGGTTTGAATCAGTAGAACCGTTAGAGGAAAACCAATTAGATGAAATGAATTGGATTCAAGATTACGGTGGATTTAAATCAGTAGATGCTAAACCAACTCCAGGTAATGGATTAAAAGATTGGATGGATTATATGTGGGATCATACCTTATTAATTGAGAAAGATGATCCATATTTAGATCTATTTGAATCAATGAATCCTGCAGTATGTCATTTACGAATCATGGATAAAATTGGTGCTGAATCAGCTGCTAAATTAGTTTATGATAAGTTCAATGATGTATTATCTAAAACAGGTGGTGGACGCGTTAAAGTATTCAAAGTAGAATGTTGGGAAGCAGATAAAAACAGTTCAATTTACACAGAGATATGAGTTTAGGAAGAATAGAAGATTATAGCAAAAAGTTACCAATAGTAGAATTATACTATTGTGTACAAAGCGAAGGTTCAAGAGCAGGCTTTCCGACAGTAGCAGTTAGAACAACAGGCTGTACTCACAGATGTTGGTTTGGTGGTGGTGGCTGGTGTGATTCTTGGTACACGAGCATTCATCCTGAAAAAGGTGGTTTTACATTTAACGACATTGTTAAAATGTATGATAACAGACCTGACATTAAAGAAATGATGTTAACTGGTGGTTCTCCAACAATGCATCCTGCTTTAGTAAATGAATTAACACATTTTGCTAACGAAAGAGGTATTGTAGTTACAATTGAAACCGAAGGCTCACATTTCTTAGAAACAGATTTCCCAATTGGTTTAATTTCATTATCACCTAAATTTAGTAATAGTGTTCCTAAAATAGGAGTATTAACACCAAAAGGAGATATAGTAGATCAAAAGATGATCGATCAACATAACAAATTGCGTTTAAATAAAGAGGCAATGCGTAAAACAATTGATTATCATACAAACTACCATTTTAAACCTGTATGTAACCCAGTAGAAATGCCTGATATTTGGAATGAAATTGAAGCATTTAGAGTAGAGATGGGTATTCCTAAAAACAAAACATGGATTATGCCTCCAGGAGATAACAGAGAAGAATTAATAAGAGTGTATCCAATGGTATTTGACTTTTGTGCAGAACATGGATATAACTTTACAGGACGTGAACACATTATTGCATTTGATACAAAACGAGGAGTATAATTATGAAAGTACGTTTAAACATATGCAATGGAGGGAAATGTGAGTGTGGTGGAACAATTCAACAATCAACTTATGCTGATTGGTGTGATAGTTGTGGATGGTCTTTTTCATACTGATAAGAAATTTTAACATATTTATAACCATAAAAACAATAAAGTATATGAACAAGTAGATTCAAACCCGCGGTGATCCATGATTTGTTAATTCAATCGACCTTAAACAAACAACAATTAATTAACAAACAACAAAAAAATCATGGAAAACAAAAAACAAATCAAACAAGCAATAAGAGAAGCAGCAAAAACATTAGCCGCTGAGCAACCAGTTCTAAAAAATCAAAGAAAAACAGTTCATATTAAAGGTGAAAGAACAATAGAACGTTGGACAGCATTGTTCAAACATTCAAGCAATCGAATCACATTAAATCAACTGTATGCTGCTCAATCATTTTTAAGAGGCAGAGATATTGAAACTATCAAAAAACAACACGGTGAGTGGCATAGTGAAATTTCAATAAACAAAACAATTGAAAAATATGAGCAGATTATTCGTACTAGTTAATAATGAGATGCCTTTAGCATACCAAGGAGTACAAGCAGGACATGCTGTTGCTCAATGGTTGATAGAACATCCAAATCAAACTTGGAATAACAATTATTTAATCTATTTGGGAGTTTCTGAAAAGGAACTCCACAAATGGGTTACTAAATTAAAATACAAGAATGATGATTATTCTATATTTATAGAACCGGACTTAGACAACAAGATTACAGCTATTGCTTGTTTAGCAGGTGACAAGAACATCTTTAAAAAACTTAAGTTAATGGGTACTTAACCCATAAACTGGCCTAGGATACGGAAGTGGCACCGTTCTCAGACTCTAAACTGATGGTTGCGGGTTCGAACCCCGTCTAGGCTACCAAATGATATTATTAACAACACACCCTGTCAAAAAACTAGATTTAGGTACTCATGGTAATTTATTCGGAGGTCAATTACTATCTTGGGTAGATGCAGCAGTAGCAGCTTATGCTATGGAAACATGTCATAGTAAAAATATGGTTACAATTTCTATGGACAAATGTGAATTTAAAAAACCAGCTAAGGAAGGTAATTTAGTAAAAATATATGCTGAATTAACTAAAATAGGTACCACATCAGCACAATACAGTGTTGAGGCTAGAAATTATAATGTATTCACTGAAGAAGAAATATGTATACTTTCTACTCATATGACATTTGTTAGAATTGATGATGAAGGTGGACCAATCCCAATTTCAGAAACAGTTAAACGAAAATTCAATTCACCTGCTGCAAAACCATAATATTTATATCAAATAAGAAATTATGCTTGGTTTTATAATTGGTTTTATAGTCGCTGTCTGGTTGTGGCCAGAAACTGAAAATAAATAATATTTAACAAAATGATACCTAAAATAACATATTTTTACCATAAAGGATGTCACCACTGTAAAGAATTGACTCCTATCATAAAAGAATTTCAAACTCCTCTTAACATTAATTTGGTAGACACATATAGTGATAGTATATTAATGGAAGAAAACACAGTCAATTGGGTTCCTACAATTGTGATTGAAGATAAAAATGGCAAACACAAATTCGAAGGACCTAATGAAGTAAAAGAAGTATTGAAAAAATTAGTTTTATGATAGTAGAATTCACAGAAAAAGAAATACAAGACAAAATCAAACAAATTGCTGGTTTAATTAACCAAAAACAACATACTAAACCTCCTGTGTTTATATGTGTATTAAACGGAGCTTTTATGTTTTTTACGGATTTAGTGAAACAAGTAGGTAAATGCGAAATAGACTTTATACGTGCGAAATCTTACGAAGGTACTACACAAAGTGATATACAAATTACAAAATCTTGTGAGTTAGAATTAATAGATAGAGATGTCTACCTAGTAGATGACATCTATGATTCAGGAAACACAATGAAAGCGTTGATAAAACATTTATCAAACGAAAAAGCAAAATCAATTACACCTATTACATTATTTAAAAAATGGCATTCAAGCCACCCTGATTTAATTCATGGTTTTGAATTAACTGATGAACATTGGTTAATTGGTTACGGTTTGGATGCAAGTGATGGTACTCAAAGAAACCTTACATATATTAAAGGTATCCAACCTGGAGATTAATATTTATTAACATGGAAGCAACAAACGTATTTAAAAGAAAAATAGCTGAAATAAAAGATGAATATCCTTTATTAGAAAATCATGGTGATTTATGGACTATAGGAATGTATGATGCTATTTGTGAAGAACAAATACTAAAAGAATTTATTTCACAAACTATAGAAGCTAGCAAAACTGTTAAAGAATTTGAAAGACGTTTTCCTAACACAGAAGTAGAATTTGATATAGATAATCCTAAATCATTTAAATTAGCACTATCTTTTCAAGATTTTAAATACTGGGACGATATGTTAAGTTATTTTGATAGCTATGGATGGTATCCATCATTTATTCATAATGGTTGGGATCATGAAAGATATTCAGCAAAAGCAGTAGATAAATTTTCTAATGCAGGTGATTTTCCTGTAGTAATAATAATGGAGGCTAAATATGATACATTACAAACTCCTAACAAATATTATTATCATTTAGTTCCTGATATTTTCTTAAATAGTGTAGAGTTAAAAGGTTTAACACCAAAAACTAAAAGCAAAATTGCAGCTCACCCAGAAAGAGTATACTTATTAAATCCAGGTAATGAAAAGGAATATAAAACTATAGCAAATATGCTATATGATAAAACTCCATCTGAAGAAACAAAATCAAAAATTGAAAATTATTATTTATTAAGAATTGATGCTGATGCTTTGAAAGATAAAGTTAAATTCTATAATGATCCTAATTTTGAGATAGGTAATGGTGCTGTTTGGACATACCAAAATATAGCTCCTAAGTATATAGAGAAACTAGAAACTATTCCTGTTGGATAGTTTGGTAAAATTAATAAAATAAATTATATTAGAATAAGTTATGTCAGATAAGAAAAAATTCGATTTAGAGTGTGTTACACCAGGCTTTGCCAATGGTTTAGCACCAGGTGCACCATTCACCGAAGATGAAAAATGGGCAATGGTTGTAGAAGCAGAAGAAGCTTTTGGTAAGTTTCTAGATGCGTTAAAATGTGATTGGAGAAACGATCCTAATTCATCAAATACACCTCATAGAGTAGCAAAAGCATACGTTTTTGATTTATGGAAAGGTAGATATGAAGACATGAGTGGAATTACATCATTCCCTTCAGATGGCTATGATGGTATTGTTATTGAACGTAATATTCCATTAACAAGTATGTGTTCACATCACCACCAAACAATTGGAGGTGTAGTTCATGTTGGTTATATTGTAGGCGAAAATGGTAGTGTAATTGGTTTATCAAAACTGAATCGTATCGTAGAACATTTTGGTCGTAGAGGTGCTATTCAAGAACAATTAACATCTGCAATTCATCAAGCAGTAGATAAAGTTTGTGAAAATAACAGAGGAGTAGTTGTAACAGTAGTAGCAACACACAACTGTGTAAAATGTAGAGGTGTTAAACATCAAGGTGCATCAATGGTTACAACTAAAGCATCAGGTGTGTTTATGGATAATGCTAATCAAGCAAGAACAGAATATTTTGATAGTTTAAAAATTAACGGAGGTTTATAATATGTTACTAAATTCAACTCAAATAGCAAAATACGTTACTGAATCAGAATATTCAAAACGTGCACAAATAGGTATTGATTTATCAGTATGTAAAATAGAACTAATAGATATTGGTTCTGTAGTTTATAAAGACAAAACAATTATCGATCCACTAGGTTATCATCAAATGTTTACAAAACAAGTAGATGGTAGAGATTGTTGGATGTTAGGTAGTGGAACTTATTCAGTTACATTTAATGAAGGAATTAGTGTTCCTAATGATTGTGCTGCTAAAATCACACACCGTTCATCATTATTCCGTACAGGAACAATTATCGAATCACCTTGGTGGGATCCAGGTTTTTATTGCGATCAAATGAATACAACAATGGTAGTTAAAAACCACATTATCATTGAGAAAAATGCTAGAATTGCTCAAATCGCATTTTGGAGAATCGAGGAAGTAGGAGAGCAGTACGATGGTCAATTTCAAGGATTAAGCACTTCTTATAAATCTTAATATATTTATAACCATATGAAAAAAGCAGATAACTTTACCCCAGGTAATTGGTTAATAGAAAATAAATTAACTAGTCAATCTAAATTATTAAAAGAAAACTTAGGCCCTGATGGGTTTGATACATTTTCATGGAATGATACTCCTACAAACCCCGATGCTCAATTAGAAGATTTAGAAAATGGAGGTACAATGTCTAAAGGTGAATTCTGGAGATCAGATATTACAGGAAGAGATCCTGAATATTCTACACCTTCATATGGTGGTGAAGATAATGGTGTATGGACATTTTCTTGGGATTCTGGTGAGGTAAGTGGGTTTATTGAAGGTGAAGATTTTACATTTTAATTAACTACAAAATATTTTTTATTTAAGGCTTGGGAAACCAAGCCTTTTTTTGTATATTAATACTGAATGTATCAATCAATTTATTACGATAAAGACGAAAAACAATATTATTTAAGAGATGATAGTTGGGAAGGGTTTAAGGAATTTCAATATTGGCCTACTTATTATCAAAAAGATTATGATGGTGAGTTCGAAACATTAGAAGGTGAACAAGTATCTGCTGTTAGTCGTATTAAAGATTGGAAAGATACAAGTTATTTTGAAAAAGACGTTGACAGAACTACACGTTTATTAGTAGATCAATACTTTGAATCAGACGAAACACCAAAATCACACAATATAGTTTATTTAGATATAGAGTGTGAAATATTAGGTGCATTAACTGAAGAAAGTATTAAACAAGCATTAGCTAAAATAACAGCACTTGCTTTATATGATAATAATTCTAAAAAATATTACTGTTTAATACTTGATGAAACAGGTACTATGAAGGAAGCACATGATGCTACTAAAGAGGTAATACCATACAAAACAGAATCAGAATTATTACATGGATTTTTAGACAAATGGTATCAATTAGATCCTACAATTGTTACAGGATGGAATAGTATGTTTTTCGATATACCTTACATGTACTATAGAATTAGTAAAGTATTAGGTAATGATGTTGCTAAAACATTATCTCCAATTAACAAAATTAAAATTACACCATACTCAGAACAACCAGTAAGTATTGGTGGTATTGCGCATTTAGATTATATGCTTTTGTTTAAAAAGTTTATTACTAAACAAGAACCAACTTATCGTTTAGGTGATATTGGTACTAAATACGTTAAATTAGGTAAAATAGAATACGATGGTTCATTAGATAATTTATTTAGAGAAGATGTAGATAAATTTATTGAATATAACGTTCGAGACGTTGAAATTATTGTTGAATTAGAAAAGAAATTAAAATTTATTGAATTAACAATCACAATTTGTCATTTATGTCATACTGACTATGAACAAATTTATTTGTCAACAATGTTAAATGAAGGAGCAATTTTAACTTACCTAAAACGTAAAGGAATTGTTTCACCTAATAAACCTACAACAATGAATCCTGCTTTAAAGGATTTAAGTGTTAAAAAGGCTAAATGGGAATATGAACAAGGTAATATTACTAAAGAGGAATTAGAAGAAATTATATTCTTAGCAGAATATGCAGGTGGTTATTTAAAAGATCCTATTCCTGGTTTATATGAGTGGGTTATTGACTTGGACTTTACCTCGTTATATCCTTCAATTATTCGTTCACTTAATATGGGTATTGAAACTCTAGTAGGACGTGTTGTAAATGGAGGTAAATTTGATAACCAATGGTCTCTAAAGGAACTAAAACAAATGGATCCTAACAAAGTAGTTGTTATTGAAAAAATTAAAAAGAATAGAACAATTGCTACTTCACAAATTACAGTAGGAGGATTAATTGATATTATTGAAAGTAATGATTTAATAATTTCTGCTCCTGGTGTTATATTCCGTAAAGATAAATCTAGTATTGTTTGTGAAATTTTATCTGATTGGTTTGCTAAACGTCAAGAATATAAAGCTTTGATGAAAAAAGCATACAAAGCAGGTAATAAAGAATTAGGTGATTTTTATAACAGTAGACAACATGCTTATAAAATTAAATTGAATGACGTTTATGGTGTATTTGCTATTAACGGATGGAGATACACAGATGGTAATAAGTTTATTTCAAAAGCTATTACATTAACAGGTCAAAGATTAACACAAGAATCAATTAAATTTGTAAACATTTGGCTAAACGAACAATTAGGTACAGAAGATAAAGATTACATTGTAACATCAGATACTGACTCATTATTTATTCAAGTTAAAGATTTAATATTATTCCGTAACCCTGAATTAGCTACTGCAGATCAAGAAACAATTGTACAAGAGGTATTAAAAGTTGCTACTGAAATACAATCATTAGCAAATAATCATTTAAATACTTTAGTACAAGAGTTATTTAACATTAAATTCCCTAATGAACCTCATTATTTTGAATTAAAACAAGAGGTTGTATTAGATAGAGGTTATTTTGCAGGTAAGAGAAGATACGCAATGCATATTGTTAATAAGGAAGGTGTAACAGTAGATGAACTAGATGTTAAAGGATTAGATTTGATGAAATCAAATTTCCCTCCTATATTTAGAAAATTTGGTGAACATATTATTAACGAGATTATGTTTGGTAGAGAAAAATCTGATATTGATAAACAAATACTAGATTTTAGAACATCTATAAGAACAGTTGATTGGAGAACAATATTAAAACCAACAGGTTTAAAGAAAATGAAAGAATATATTGCATCTCCTCCAATGACAGGTGATATATTTTCAAGATTAGGTAACAAATGCCCAATCAATACAAAAGCAGCTATTTATTACAATGATATTTTACGATTTAAAAAGTTAGATAAAAAATATCCAACGTTTCAAATTGGTGATAAAATGTTTATTGCTTACTTAAAAGACAATCCATATCGAATTGATGTTGTAGGATTTAATGGATACAACGATCCACCAGAGATAATGGAATTTGTAGAAAAATACATAGATAGAGACGGTTTATTTGACTCAGTTATGAAAAACAAATTAGAGTCATTATATTCAGATCTAGGATGGGGAGCAGTTGTTCTCAATCAAAACATTAACAAATTTTTTAAATTTTAAATTTTTACGTTCGTTTATCATATTTATGATAAATAAATACATAAAATGGTAGGAATATATAAAATCGAAAATCCAAAAGGAAAAATTTATATTGGTCAAAGTATTGATTTAGAAAAAAGAAAAAAGAAATATTCTCTTTTATCTAATATAAAAAATCAATCTAAAATATATAATTCATTATTAAAATATGGGGTTGAAAATCATAAATTTGAAATTATAGAAGAATGTAGTTTAGAACAACTAAATGAAAAAGAAATATATTGGATAGAATTTTATAATAGTATTAAAAATGGATTAAACATTAAAGAAGGTGGAAGTAAAGGCAAACACCATCCTAACACTATTGTAAAAATGAGAAATACTAAAATAGGAAAAAAACAACCTTGGTCCATTCCCCAAGCAACAACAATGGGTAAATCTAATAAAGGTAAAACACGAAATGAAATTTTTAAAAACAATATTAGAATAAAAAACAGTAAACCTATTTTACAATATGATAAGCAAGGTAATTTTATTAAAGAATGGGAATGTGCTTACGATGCTGCTAGATTTTTAGGAAAATCAAATAGTGCTATTAGTGAGTGTTGTTGTAAAAAAAGAAAAAGTGCTTATAATTACGTTTGGGTATTTAAATAAAATTTAATATATTTATATCAAATAAGTTATGATTCAAAAATTAGAGTTACAAAGTGTTATTTCCAAGTATTATTTAAATGGCTTAGTTGAAGCAGTTAAATGGGAAATTACAGGCAACAACCTTTCAATTAAATTCACTGCACCTGACCGCTCAATGTTAGGTATAGTTAAACACAGTAATTTTGAAATCGAAGATTCTGTGTTCGGTGTTAACAATACCACACAATTAAACAAATTGTTAGGTATTACCAACGGATATTTAGACCTTAAATATACCAAGTTCAATAATAAAATTACTAAACTAGTAGTATCAGATAATCAATTTACTTTGAATTATGCTGTTGCAGATATTCAAATTATACCAAAAGCCGGTGAATATATCGGAGATGATAGCTATAATATTATGGCTGACTTGGATAATGAAAGTATCAACGCAATTGTTAGAGCTAAATCGGCTTTAGCCGATAGTGACACAGTTGTATTCAAACCCCACACAGGTGCTGATGGAGATTTGCAGATGGAAATGGAATTTGGTGGAAACATTGAACATTCTAATAAAGTCTCATTCTACATTCCAAATATCAAAACTAAAGACCTACCTACGAACTTTAAAGCACATTACAACTCAGATTTAATAAAAGAAATAATGTATTGTAATAAAGATGTAGCTACTGGTAAAATGGTTATAAATTTAGATGGAATCATGAGTTTAGTATTTGAAAGCGGTAATCTTAAGAGTGAATATTTCTTAGTTGCAAAAGAAGTATAAGACAGCTTGGTTATATTAAATTTTTATAGTATATTCACAATATATCAAATAAGTTATGAGCGAAATAAAAGAACCATCATTATCCAACACTACAATTATTAGAGATCCTAAAATTGAACCTTTTTTCATTAGTAAGGACGCATATTGCTACACTATCTTTAAAACTGTGACTCCTGACATTCGTTACACAGAAGGTAACAAACCAGGTAAAGATTATGTAAAACCTTTAGGTCATTATAGTAGTTTTGCAAGTTGTTTAAAAGCATTGGCAAAAGAAAAAGTAGATAATAACCAAAGTTATGATTCTATTCAAGAATACATTCAAACATTTAAAAGTTTGGAAACATCAATTAAAGAATTATTAAACGTAGTAGATTAAACAAAAATATGAAATTAGAAGCATTATACAACGCAGTTATCGTTAAGCCATTTGAGGCTGAGGAAACAGCTTATGGAAACATTATCGTTCCCGATTTAGGAAACGAAAAAAACAAACTCGGTAAAGTAGTAACAGTAGGAGACGGATATTTTTCAGTTACTGGCGCTTGGATAGACACAGTCCTTGAAGTAGGTGATATTGTTGTACTACCAACTATGGGTTTTAGTAAATTAGAACACGAAGGTGATGAATATTGGATTGGACCTGAAAATCAAATCCTAGCTCGCTTAGTAGATGAAACATTAACAGAAGAAGTACCTTTTTAAAATCATGAGTAAAATTATAGAATTTGGGCCTGAGGCTCGTCAAAAACTATCCGCTGGTATAGATAAACTAGCAAATGCTGTTACAGCAACCCTTGGACCTAACGGTCGTAACGTAGTTATTGCTAATCAAGGTATCCCTCAAAGTACAAAAGATGGTGTTACTGTAGCAAAATCAATCACTTTAGAAGATCCAATTGAAGAATTAGGTGTACAATTACTAAAACAAGCAGCTATTAAAACAGCTGATAATGCTGGTGATGGTACTACTACATCTACACTATTAGCTCAAGAAATGGTTAAACAAGGTTTAACTCATTTAAACAACGGAGTTAATTCAGTTGAAATTAAAAGAGGAATTGATAGCGCTGTTAAAGAAGTAGTATCATACCTTCGTCATAGTATTAAAGAAGATGTATCTGAAGAAGATCAATTGAAACAAATTGCTACAATTTCAGCAAATAACGATACTGAAGTAGGTGAATTAATTGCTACAGCAATGCAGAAAGTAGGACGTGAAGGCGTTGTATTCATTGAAGAATCTAGAAATGGTGAAACATATTTAGAAACTGTTGAAGGTATGCAATTTGATAGAGGTTATAAATCACCTTATTTTGTTACTGATAACAACAGTATGAGTACTACTATCAATGATGCCTTGATCTTGATTGCTGATAAGAAATTTACACAAGTAAAAGAATTATTACCAATTTTAGAAGCAGTATCAGCACAAAATAAATCATTATTGGTTATTGCTGAGGATATTGAAGGTGAAGCATTAGCTACTTTGATTGTAAACAAAGCAAGAGGTATTTTAAAAGTTGTTGCTGTTAAAGCACCTGATTTTGGTGATAGAAGAAAATTATTACTAGAAGATATTGCTATTTTAACTGGTGGCCAAGTATTCAGTACTGAAAAAGCTATGAAACTTGATAAATTCAGTTGGGATTGGTTTGGTGAAGCTAGAGTAGTTACAGTAGGTAAAGACACTACAACAATAGTTGATGGTAAAGGTGATGCTAATAAAATTGAAGCTCGTATTGAAGAATTACAAAATCAAATCGAAAAAGCATTATCACCATATGAAAAAGAAAAATTACAAGAACGTTTAGCTAAATTCGTAGGTGGAGTAGCAATTGTTCACGTAGGTGGTTTTACAGAATCAGAAATGAGAGAAAAGAAAGATCGTGTTGATGATGCTTTACAAGCAACTAAAGCCGCTCTTGAAGAAGGTATCGTTCCTGGTGGTGGTGCTGCTCTAATTTATGCTCGTGAAGCTATTACTGACAGAGTAAACATTGGCAAAAACATTGTTTACAAAGCATGTTCAGCTCCATTCATAAAAATCTTAACTAACGCAGGTAAAACTGATGCTGAATGTTATGGTTTGATTAATGGTCTTAATGTTAATAAAATTAACACTAATATTACAGCATCAGTAGATACTTGGACTGGTTATGATCTTAAAACAGATTCATTTGTTAATATGAAAACTGCAGGTATTATTGATCCTGCTAAAGTAACTAGAACAGCAATTGAAAATGCTGCTTCAGTAGCAGGTACTATTCTATTAACAGAAGCAGTAGTAGTTGATAAACCTGAAGATAAAAAATCTGAAGGTGGATTTGGAGATATGATGGGAATGATGTAAATTTAATAAAAATGAGAGACGCAGTAAGTTTAATAGGAAAATCGCTTCAACTACAAGAAGTAAAGTACACCATCAATAGTGTAAATTTCGTACCAGTAACTAATAAATTGTATATAGGCCTAACTAAGTTTGATGGTATTACTATAAATTACCTATATGAAGACTTACTGCCGTTTCTTATTGAACAAATTAAATTATGATAAAAGAAGTTAATAAACTGATAGCACAACGAATACCACCTGGTGATCAATGGACCTTAGTATATGATACTAAAGCTATTGTTTATGGTTCTATTGCTGAAACATTGGAAGCACATTATCACTTAGCAGAAATTAAACCAAAAGCATTCAGACTTGAACCAGCAAATGGCTTATTATTTGCTATAGTTGATGAATTAGCTGAAGAAATTATTGAACAACCTAAAACATTTAACATTTATGGCGAATAAAGAACATACATTGTTTGTAGAAAAATACAGACCCAAAACATTAGATACTTATCTTTGTGATGATACTCTAAGAGATAAATTCCAAACATATATTGGTAAACAAGACATTCCACATTTAGGATTTTTTGGATTACAAGGTAGTGGTAAATCAACATTAGCAAAGATATTAGTAAATAATATTGATTGCGATTATATTTACTTGAATGCTGCTGAAAATAGAAGTATGGATGATATCAAGGATAAAGTAGGTTCATTCGCTTCTGCTGCTAGTTTTAAACCGTTAAAAGTTGTTATATTAGATGAAGCAACTCATATTTTACAAGCATCACAAGTGTTATTGTTGAATATGATAGAAACATATAGTTTAACAACAAGATTTATCTTAACAGGTAATTATCCTGAACGTTTAATTCCAGCATTAAGAAGTAGATTACAGGAGTTTAAATTAACACCTCCAACTAAAAAGATAGTAGCAAAACATGTTGTAGGTATTTTAGAAAGTGAAAATATTGAGTTTGAATTAGAAGATTTAGCTTCAATTATTCATAATTCATATCCTGATTTTAGAAAAGTTATTAGCGATTGTCAAAAATACACTGTTGATAATAAATTAACGATACCAGGAAAATTAGGTAAAAATAATGATTTTCAAACACAGATCGTTAATGAACTTAAGAAACCAACTAAAACAACCTTTAACACTATAAGACAATTAATTGCTGATAATAATGTATCATCATTTGATGATCTATATAAATACCTATATGACAATACAGCAGAATATGCTGTTGGTTGTGAAGGTCAAATAGCAGTAATTTTAAATGAATGTATTTATCAATCAAATTTTAAAATTGATTTTGAAATAAACTTCATGTCTTGTATTGCTCGCATTATTGAATGGAAACAGTAAATATTATGATAGAAACAATAATACACTTAATAGGACTATGTCCTGACCATTTAAGTCACTTTGACTTAACAGATTTAATAAATTTAATATACAATTATAAACAAACAAAATGAGTAAACAACCACAATTAAACCCAAACATTGATATCAAAAATACAGCTGCTATCAAATCACCAGATGGTAATCAAGTATTCGCAGAAGGCGTAATTTTACGTAAAGTATCTAGATTTATTACAGGTACATCAGAAGACGGAGTTATTCCAATTCCAGTATTTTATGATGTAGTAACAGGTAAAGTATTAGTAGAATTATTACCTAAAGAATTAAGAGACGAATTCACAGCTTATAATGAAGAAGCTGCACACCACATGGACTAATGACAATATTTGATTTTTTTAAACAAGTAACTACCGATAAAAAGCCTTGGTCATCTTTTACTGAAGATGAGAAAAAGGCATTTAATCCTTATATGCTACATAAAATAGTATCTATGACCGAGGCTTATATCGAAGTTGCTAATATGGGACAATCATTACCTTATACTGATAAGGAAAAAATATACAAGTTTTATTGTGAATTATTACCTAAAAAATCCGTATATTCAAAATACATTAAAGGTACTAAAACAAAATTAAACGAGGACTTATTAGGATATATCTCTAAATTTTATGAATGTTCATTTAGAGAAGCAGAAGAATACATTCAATTACTAAGAAAAGAAGACATGTACGATATCTTAAACAGATATGGTATTGAAGACAAAGACATTAAAAAGTTATTAAAATGAAAGAAGCAGTAAACAACCCAGCACATTACGGTGGAGCTGATAATCCTTATGAAGCAATCAAAGTTATTGATGCTTGGGATTTAGGTTTTAATTTAGGAAATACAGTTAAATATATTGCTCGTTGTGGTAAGAAAGATGATGAAATACAAGAGCTTGAAAAAGCAGCTTGGTATTTAAATAACGAGATTAAAAAAAGAAAATCTCGTAATGGATAAAGCATTAATGGATTACTACGGTTTTAGTAGTGAACCAAAAGTAAAAAAACCAAAAGCTAAAAAACTACCTACTATTGTAAAGGAAATAAAAAAATATACTTTACAAACAATGGATTATTCTAAACAAAAATCCATCTCTTATAGTCAAATGTCAATGTTTACTCACTGTCCACACAAATGGTCATTACAGTACAAAGACGGCAATTATACATCAGAGTCGTCTATAAACATGACTTTTGGTACTGCATTACACGAAGCGCTTCAACATTATATTACCACTATATACGAGAAAAGTGGCGCAGAAGCCGATAGAATTGAGTTAAACGAGTATTTTGAAAAACGTTTAATAGAAACTTATAAAAAAGATGTTAAGTCAAATAATAACGTTCATTTTTCAAATTCATTTGAATTAGGTGAATTTTATGAAGATGGAGTTAAAATACTTGATTATATTAAGAAAAACAGAAACATACTGTTTAGTAAAAAAGGCTGGTATTTAGTTGGTTGTGAGGTTCCTATTTTGATAAATCCAAATGAAAACTATCCTAACATTTTATTTAAAGGATATTTAGACGTTGTTTTATATAATGAAATAATTGATAAATTCCTAATATTAGATATAAAAACAAGTAAAACTGGTTGGAATGATGAATCTAAAAAAGATGAAACTAAACAATTTCAATTAATACTTTATAAATACTTTTTTTCAAAACAATTTAACGTTCCAATAGACAATATAGATATTAAATTCTTTATTGTAAAACGAAAAATAAATGAAGAAGCAGAATTTGCTGCTGCTAAAAGAAGAGTACAAGAATTTATTCCTGCAAATGGAAAAGTAAAAGTAAACAAAGCAACTCAAGCTATGAATAAATTTATTGAGACATGTTTTGATCAAAATGGTGTTTATAGACAAATAAGTCATGAAGCCGTTCCTAGTTTATGGAATTGTAGATTCTGTCCATTTTCAGGTAAACCTGAATTGTGTTCAAAAGGATTGAAATAATTTCATATATATTTATATTTTTTATTTTTCTACATATATTTATATATAACAAATAAAATAAAATTTATGAGTAAAAAAGACATGACACTAACCTCTGTGAAAATTCAGAGTGATTTATTTGAATTATTCAAGATTGAATGTGTTCGAATGAAATTTTCATTACAAAAATTAAACGATAGAGCTGTTCATTTATATTTGACAGACCCTGAGTTTAGAAAAATGATTCATTCTCATAGTAATTTAGATACTACTGAGTAATTGAGTTTGGTTTAAAAAAAGAAAAGTTATATATTACAAACATTAAGTTATGATAAAAGAAAAATTCGGTTATTTAAAACCTGAAGACAGAAAAAAAGTACTTTTGATATGCGATGATATTCGTGTCCATTCAGGAGTAGCAACAGTAGCAAGAGAAATAGTATTTCATACGGCTCAGCACTTTAATTGGGTAAATTTAGGAGGTGCTATTAATCACCCAGAAGCTGGAAAACGCTTAGATTTATCTCAGTCTACAAACGAGGCAGCAGGTTTAACAGATGCTTCTGTTTTTATGTATCCTGTAAACGATTACGGAAATCCTGATTTGTTAAGACAAATAATTAAATTAGAAAAACCTGATGCAATAATGTTGGTTACTGATCCTCGTTATTTTATTTGGTTATTTTCTATGGAAAATGAAATTAGAAAACACATTCCAATTACTTATTTAAATATTTGGGATGATTATCCAGCTCCAATGTATAATAAACCATTTTACGAGGCTTGTGATTTATTAATGGGTATTTCAAAACAAACAGTTAATATTAACAAACTTGTTTTAGAAGAAAAAGCACCTAGTAAATTAATTAAATACGTTCCTCATGGTTTAAATAATGAAGTTTTTATACCATTAGATAAAAATGATGTTATATTAAAAGAATTTAAGAAAACATTATTTAAAGGTAAAGAATATGATTTTGTATTATTCTTTAATTCTAGAAATATTAGACGTAAACAAATTCCTGATACTATTTTAGCCTACAGACATTTTGTAGATAAATTAACTGTTGAACAAGCTAACAAATGTGCCTTAGTATTACATACTGAAAGAATAAGTGAACACGGAACAGATTTAAATGCTGTTATTGAATTATTAGCAAATGATGAAAAATACAACATTATTTTCACAGATGCTCATTTTGCACCATTTCAAATGAATTTACTTTATAATTGTACAGATGCTCAAATTTTATTGACTTCAAATGAAGGTTGGGGATTAAGTTTAACTGAAGCATTATTAGTAGGTAATCCAATTATCGCTAACGTAACAGGTGGAATGCAAGATCAAATGAGATTTGAATTTGAAGATGGTACTTGGATTGATTTTGATAGTGAATTTCCTTCAAACCACAATGGTACCTATAAAAAACATGGTAAGTGGGCATACCCAGTATACCCAACTAGTAAATCATTGGTAGGTTCGCCAGTAACACCGTATATATGGGATGACAGATGTACAGCCGAAGATGCAGCTGAACAAATTATGAACGTTTATCTAGACGAAAATCGTGTTGAAAACGGTTTAGCAGGTAGAGAATGGGCTATAAGCGATGAAGCAGGATTTACAGGTGAAAAACAAGGAATTAGAGTAATAAACGCATTTGATGAATTATTTGCTACTTGGAAACCAAGAGAAAAATATGAATTAATTAATGCAAACGAAGTTAAAGATAGAAAAATAAACCATAAATTGTTATATTAAAAATGAAACCATTATTTATAATTAGTTCTGCATTTGATACCTATAGTGGGTACGGTGCTAGAAGTCGCGATCTGATCAAAGCTATTATTGAAACAGACAAATATGAGGTAAAACTATTATCTCAACGTTGGGGGAGTACACCATTTGGATTCTGTGAAGATAATGCTGAATGGTCGTTTTTAAACAAATTAGTAATACCTAATAACCAATTACCTAAACAACCAGAAATTTGGATGCAAATTACAGTTCCTAATGAATTTCAACCAATAGGAAAATACAATATAGGTTGTACCGCAGGTATTGAAACTACAATTTGTTCACCTGAATTTATTGAAGGTATTAACAAAATGGATCTAACATTAGTTTCTTCAGAACATGCTAAAAAAGTATTTCAAGATTCTAAATTTGAAAGAAGAAATCAACAAACAAATGCTTTAGAAGGTATTGTTGAATTAAGAAAACCTATTGAAGTATTATTTGAAGGTGCTAATTTAGATATTTACAAAACTATTGAATCTAAAGAAATTACAAATATTAATTTAGATACTGTTAAAGAATCATTTGCTTATTTGTTTGTAGGTCATTGGATGCAAGGTGATTTAGGTGAAGATAGAAAAAACGTAGGTTTATTAGTTAAAGCGTTTTATGAAACGTTTAAAAATAAAAAAGACAAACCTGCACTTATTTTAAAAACATCTCAAGTAGGTTCTTCATATGTTGATAGAGAGGAAATACTAAAGAAAATTAAACAAATTAAAAAAACAGTTAGTTCTAATGATTTACCTAATGTTTATTTATTAAGTGGTGAATTTACTGATTCTGAAATAAATGAATTATACAATCACTCTAAAGTAAAAGCTATGGTTAGTTTAACTAAAGGTGAAGGATTTGGTAGACCATTATTAGAATTTACTTTATCTAAAAAACCATTAATTGCTACAGGTTGGTCGGGACATATGGATTTTTTAAACCCTGAATTTGTAACTTTATTAAAAGGTACTTTAACTAAAGTACACCCAAGTACACAAAATCAATTTTTAATAGCTGACTCAGAATGGTTTTCACCTGATGCTAGTCAAGTAGGTTTTTATTTAAAAGATGTATTTGAAAATTATAAAAATTATACTGAAGGAGCTAAACGTCAAGCGTTTAAATCAAAAAACGAATTTAGTTGGGATAAAATGAAAGAAAAAACAGATAGTATATTAACACAATATATTCCTGAATTTCCTAAAGAGATTAAATTAAAATTACCTCAATTAAAAAAGGCAGAATCACCTCAGATAAAGAAAATTGAATTACCAAAATTACAAAAACAAAATGGATAACTTAGTAATATGCCCTAGATGCGGCTCAGATGCTTGTTACGTAGAAGAAGTAACAAATGAAATAAAAACCCACTTCTGTTATGGTTGTGGGTTTCAAACCAATTCTTTAATGAAAGAAGGAGAAGATTTTCTTAATCAACAAGTTTTAGCTTTACCTGAATTATATAAAGATTTATTTTTTACCGATGAAGATGGTAAAATATGGATGCCAACAACAATTAACATACCTACTCAAGGTATGGTATTTGCTAATGGTCCATCAACACAAAATTGGAGTTGGGCTGCTGTTAAAGCAGTACCAGTAACAAAAGAAGAAGCAGAAAAATACCCAATTCCAGGTAAAAAAGGTGAATTCTATACCTGGAGAATGGATATGACTACTTTAAAAACTTTTGCTGAAAGAGATTTTATGGAAGCTTTATCTTATCTTGGCTTACTACCAGAATAATAGTATATTGACAGTATGAAAATTAGTTATGCAATTACTGTCTGTAACGAACTAGAAGAAATAAAACGACTATTACCTTTTCTAATCGAAAATAAACGAAAAGAAGATGAAATAGTTGTTTTTTTCGACTCGGTTAATGGTACAGATGAAGTGGAAAAATACTTAAGAAGTATTGAACCTGGTCTAACATACAACCCAATAGAAAATTATAGCTTTAGATGGTATAGTTATGATTTTTATGGTAATTTTTCTGAAATGAAAAATGAACTTACTGAATTTTGTCAAGGTGATTATGTGTTTAACATCGATGCTGATGAAATGATCACAGAAATATTCATCAATACAATACCTACTATTATTGAAAATAATCCTGAAGTGGAATTTTATTGGGTTCCAAGAGAAAATTATGTAATAGGACTTACTCCTAAACATGTTCAAGAATGGGGATGGAGAGTAGATGTTCAAAACAGAGTTAATTATCCTGATTATCAAGGTAGAATATATAAAAATGATCCTGATAGAATTAAATGGAAAAATAAAGTACATGAAGTATTAACAGGATACAAACATTATGCTTCATTACCTGAAGTACCTGCACTTTCAATTAACCACACAAAAACAATAGAAAAACAAGAAAAACAAAACAATTATTATAATACATTATGATCAAACATTTTTACGAAAATATACAAGGATGGTTTACATTCCCTAGTCTATACTCTCAGATAGCAAATCATTACCCAAACAATAGTCACTTTGTTGAGATAGGAGTATGGAAAGGAAAAAGTGCAGCATTTATGGCTGTAGAAATATTAAACTCACAAAAAAACATTAAATTTGATTGTATAGATACATGGAATGGATCTGAAGAACATATAGACCCTACTAGCGGTTTTTTTGAACCAGGATTAGTAAACAATCCAGATTATTTATATAACCATTTTCTGGAAAACATAGCACCAGTAAGATCAGTAATTAATCCTATTAGAAAACCATCATTAGAGGCTTCTAATATATATGAAGACAATACATTAGATTTTATTTTTATAGATGCATCACACGATTATATAAATGTATTAAATGATATAAAAGCATGGTATCCTAAATGTAAACCTGAAACAGGAATAATTTCGGGTCATGACTATTCTTGGGGGCCTGAGGTTAAGAAAGCTGTTCATGATTTTTTTGATCCTTTAGGATTAATAATTCAAGAACAAGAAGGTTGTTGGATTGTGATTAAAGATAGTTAATGAAAATACTTTATATAACTAATCATACCCAAATACTAAAACAAAGTGGAGGATACTTAAATGATTATCTAAATGATCTTTTATTTTATGGTTTTACTGAATTAGAGGATATTGAAATAGTAGATAGTACTCCAATTATTCATTTATATAAAGAAAACAAAACAAAAATTTCATTACAAAACTTATGGGGATATGGCTTTACATCAACCTTTTTAATTGATAAAGATACAATTGATAGAACTAACATTGAAGAAAAAATTAAAGATAAATATTTTGATTTAATTATATATGGTGCCGTAAAGCGATGTTTAGATTACTATGATTTAGTTTCTTCAGTATACCCATCAAATAAAATAATAATGATTGATGGCGATGATTTTGTAGATGTAAATCCATTATCTTCAAAACATCCCTATTTTAAAAGAGAACTTTTAAGTAATAAGATGATTCCAATACATTTTGCTATCCCAGAAAGCAAAATAACAAAAACTAAATTAATTAAAAATCAAGAATACGCATCTATTATTCCAGGTCAAGAAGGATATAAATTTAATGTTGAACAAGAATATTATGATGATTACAACAAATCATATTATGGAGTGACTATGAAAAAAGCAGGGTGGGACTGTATGAGACATTATGAAATATTAGCAAATTACTGCATTCCTTACTTTACAGATTTACATGAATGCCCAAAAATGACATTAACTAATTTACCAAAAGAATTATTATTAGAATCAAAAGAATTAGCATATAATTTTGATGAGCAAAAATACTTTAGTATATTAGATGAAATGTTTGAATACACAAAAAACAACTTAACAACAAAAAATCTAGCAAAATACGTTTTAGAAAAAGTAATATGATAAATAATCTACAAGAACCAGAAGTTATTCGCTATTTAAATAGTGAAATCAAAAGATTTGATATACTTAATTACCTAATTGATAAATATAAACTAATTAATTATCTTGAAATAGGAGTATTTCAAGGTGAAAATATTAGAAAAGTTAAGGCTCCATATAAAAATGGAGTAGACCCAGGAGCAGAAGGATATGTAGTCCCAGAAGTAGATTATCCTATGACTTCAGATGAATTTTTTAAATTAATTGAAAACCACAAGGATATTAAATATGATATTATATTTATAGATGGATTACATGAATATTCTCAAGTTAAAAAAGATATTGAAAATTCATTAAAACATTTACAACATAATGGATTTATAGTTATGCATGATTGTAACCCTGTTAGTTATGATGCTCAAATACCTGATAGAAAAACAATAGCATGGAATGGAGATGTGTGGAAATCGTTTGTTGAATTTAAAACCAACAACCCACATTTCGAATGTTGTGTTATTGACACTGATTTTGGGGTAGGTTTTATTAAAAATAATACATCATCATTTAATTCTCTTCCTTTATTAGATTTAGATTATCAAACATTTGATGCTAATAGAAAACAATACTTAAATTTAATTTCATGGGATGAATTTAAAACAACTTATTAATAAATCTGTTTATGGAACAATAGGTTATATTTCATCACAAGATGATTTAAACCTACTAGAACAATATATCCTTTATAACCTACCAGTTTTAAAAGAATTTAAAAACATAATTGTTGCTACTAATTATAGTACTGGTAGATCTTATCCTTCTTATCAAACTCTAAATAAAAAATTATGGGGAAAATACTTCCCAGATTGTGTTTTAATTGATTCTAACACAAATAGAGGCCATAATTTTGGAACAGCTGATTTAGATGATACTATATTTGATTATTGCAAAGAAAATAATATTGAGTGGTTATGTAAATCTGCTAATGATGTAGTATTTGATGATGTTTTACTTAATAAAGAAATAGGTGAATGTGACTTTTATTACATGAATGGAATAGGGTATGGAGGAATGTTGATGTATGGTTTTGATTTTGATAAAATTATAGATGAAGATTTTTACCCACAAACTAATTTTTATTTTATAGATGTTTCTAAAACAGATTATTTAAATGATAAAAATCATATTACTGAAATATATGATAAAGTTCAAACAATACCTGATTACAATGGTAAAGCTTGGGAATATGGTTTTAGAAGTTGTGAAACATTATTAAAAGAATGTATTGAAAGAAATAACTTATCTAAAGAACATTTAATTCCTAAAGATAAATATCTATATTTACTAAATATAGTTAAAACTAACCAAATACATGATTGTAGTCATAAAAATATTATGATTGAAAATGTATGTCACTTTTCTTATCCCAACCAACAAATTATAAAAATATGAAAACAATTACAACTTATGAAGATCTAGTTCAAGATCTTATTGACAACAAAATCACAATGGTAAGACCAGATGAATTTAAAACAATATTTAAACACCATGATAGAATAGCAGAAATAGAAGGTGATGTAGTAGAATGTGGAGTTTGGAGAGGAGGCTTTTCTATTTTTTTAAGTTATGTTTTTCAAGATAAAAATGTATGGGTGTGTGATTCATATGAAGGATTCCAACCTTTAGAAAAAGCTAAACACAACTACAATAAAGAAAGACATACTGACCATATTACACACAATGCTGTAGGTCCTATAGCAATTAGTTTAGAAGAAGTACAAGACCATTTTAAAACATATGGTTTAGGAAATGAAGAAAGAATTAAATTCTTAAAAGGATTTGTTAAAGATACTCTACCAACATCAGGAATTGAAAAAATTTCTTTATTAAGAATAGATGTAGATGCTTATTCTGCTACTCTAGAAACTTTAGAAGAATTATATGACAAAGTACAACCTGGAGGATATATCATATTTGATGATTCTTGTTTATATGAAACTTTAGATGCTATTAAAACATTTTTCAAACAAAGAAATTTAGAAGAATGTATTTTACATCCTATTACTGATAAAAAACTATCATTAAATACTAAACACACAAATGATGATTCAGGTTTTCCAGCAGGTTGTTATATTATAAAAGAGTAAAATGAAAATAATTTATAGAATATCAGATGCGGGTTATAACAAGGTAAAACCTGATTATATAAACAATGAAAATTGCTTAAAGAACGCCTTACAAGTATTCTCTTATAATGAATATGATTGGTCTATAATAGCAGATAATATATCTGAGGAAACAAATAACATGATTTGTAAATATATTCCTAGAGATTATATCTATTATGCTTCAATAGGCCATGGAGCGGGTACTTTTAATTTAGCATTAAATGAGGCATTACAAGAATCAGATGATAAAATAATTTATTTCTTAGAAAATGATTATTTACACAAACCAGGAGCAGACAAAATATTAAAAGAAGGTTTTGGTTTAGGATATGATTATGTAGCACTTTATGATCACCCTGATAAGTATATTAATGGAGCAAATCCATTTGTAGAAGATGGTGGAGAGGTAACAAGATTAATGTTAACAGATTCTTGCCATTGGAAACTAACAAACTCTACAACTATGACGTTTGCTGCTAGAGTAAGTACCTTAAAAAAAGATGAAACAATCTTAAGAGAATTTACATCAGGAACACACCCTAATGATTTTCCAATGTTTTTAACTTTAAGAGAAAAACAACACGGATTAATAACCCCAGTACCAGGATATTCAACACATGGAGAAACAGCTTGGTTATCACCTTTAACAGATTGGAGTAAAATATGATAAGTGTAATAGTACCAACATATAAAGAACCAGAAGCATTAGACTTATGTTTAACTTCATTAATTAAAGGTCAACAACATAAAAATCAAATATTAGTTGTTGTTGATGGGTTTTATGATTTAAATAAAGAAGTGTTAGAAAAACATGCTGAACACATTGATATTTTAGATTTAGAAGAAAATGTAGGTTTATCTAAAGCAACTAATTTAGGTGTTTATAATTCTTCTTTTGATAAGATTTTAGTTATAAATGATGATAATGTTGCTCCTAAAAATTGGGACATAAATTTATTAGAAGCATTACAACCAAACAGTGTTGTTACCCCAAATCAGATAGAACCAACTAAAAGTATTTACTTACAATTCATTCAAAAAGACTTAGGTAGAAGTATTGAAAGTTTTAGTTTAGAAGAATTTTGGAAATATGAAAGTGAGATATCTGAAGATAAAGTAGAAGAAACAGGTTCAACACTTCCATTTTTTATGTCTAAAATAGACTATTTAAGAGTAGGTGGATGGGATGAATCATATCCTGGTGCTTGGGTTGTTGATTTAGATTTTTTCTTAAAATGTACTTTAAGTGAAATGAAAATGTTAAGAACATACAAAACACATTTTTATCATTTTGGTTCATTAGGAACAGAAGCAACACCATCAGAAAAGCAAATTAAGATTGTAAAAGAACAAGCATGTCATGAATATTGTAAATATAAATGGGGTGGAGAAATGAAATACAATCCTCTAAATAATATGAAGATGATTTAAATTTGGAGATTTAAAAATAAAATTGTATATTAACACTATGATATTTGGATTTTACTCAAGAACAGATGGAACACAGGAGGTAATTAATCGTACTGTGTCCACATCAAGACTAAATGCTGCTAAGCATTTTGCAGAACGTAAACAATTACCATTAAAAGAATTTTTAAAAATATTTGCCGTTAAATGTTTGATATAAGTGCGTTTGGAAAACATTTAGTTATTAAAGATAAAAACAGAACAAAAATAAACACTAGTGATAAACAAATGTTTATTGAGTTAGTTGATACCTTTAGTATGGCTCACCAACGTTCTTTAGCTGTTGAGCAGGAACATGGTCTGAAATTAGAAAAGTACGATGGATTATTTTTCTTACTTATTGAAAACTTATTTTATCACCACTATGGTGAATGGCAAACTGAATTAATTTTATGGTATGTTTATGATAGATTAGATGATGAAGGAAATATTATTCCAATGCTAGTTTTTGATGAACAATCTGATGAGGACGAAGAAGAGCTGAATATCAAAGACCCTAATGATCTTTGGAAATTTATTCAGGCGGTAAAGAAAAAAATTAAAAACAAAAATAAAAAATAAAAAAGTTATATATTTAATGTTATGACAAAATGCATAAATTGTGGAGAAGAAATCCACCCAAAACGACTGGAAATACTACCAACAGCTAAAACCTGTGTAGCATGTTCTACTACAGGTAAAAAAGGTGGATTAACAGTAATGAAAGGTACTGGTGAAGATACTTGGATTGAAACAATCCCTATGGAACAAGAAGAATATAAGAAAATCATTGACGCAGAAAATAAATACTTTAAAAAACCATCTGAATTCGATTCTATAGAAGATTAATATGCCTAAAGCAAAACCATTAAAAAAAGAAGAAATATTGGCGGCAATGGCTAAAACCAAATCCGTACGTTCTGCTTGCCGTTACTTAAATTGTTCATACCAACACTTAAAAAAGTGGATGAAATTTTATGAAGGCGATAATGGTCAATCTTTATTTGAACAACACAAAAATCCTGCAGGTAAAGGTATTCCTAAGTTTACTAATAATTCACCTTGGAAACGAAAAGAACCTGCTATTTTAGATATTGTTGAAGGCAGAGTAGATCCATCTCATTTAAATCCTCAAAAAGTTAAATATAAACTTATAGAAGCGGGTTATTTAAAAGAGGAATGTAGTGTATGTGGTTTCCATGAAAGACGTGTTATAGACTATAAAATGCCGTTAATAATGCATTTTAAGAATGGTAATAAACAACATTACACTCTTAACAATTTACAAATGCTTTGTTATAATTGTTATTTCCTTTATGTAAATAGTATTTTTACTGAAAAAGAAATTGAAAATATGGAAGATCATGTTCCTAAAAATGGTAGTGGAGAAATTAACACTAAATTAGAAATAGATGATTATACTCAAAAGAGATTAGATGAATTAGGAATATTCGGAAAAGATGATACAGAAAATCCTTACGATTTAGTAGCTTACAAATAATATTTATCAGCGTGAAAAACAAAAAACATGATAAAATAGTTAGAGATTATGATAGACAAAAATCTAAGCATTTAGATAATCTAGCTACAAAAATGTTAAAAAACCAAGAAAAAACAGACCAATTAAAATCCAAAACAATAAATACAAATTTTTTAAACCTATTCTAATATGGCAGTACCAGAAATAATCGTAGAAAGCACAGATGAGTTCCAAGAACTTATTAACAGCAAAGACTTTAGAATAGCTAAGGCTATTGTTGAAGGAATTTTATCAAACGTAAATACTAAAAAGAAACACGTCCATGTGTTATCTGTTGTTTGTGAAGATGAAGATGAAATATTTGACATAACAGTCGAACGTAAACATTTTATAGAAACATTAGATGAAAATTTAAAGTATTATGTTCAAAATGAAGAATATGAGGGTTGTCAAAAAATAATTGAAGCAATTGAATTACTAAAAAAGTAGCATATGTATCAGCATGGCTGCAAAAGTAAAAAAACAAACATCATCAACTTCATTACACAAAGTAAAACCGAAGAAAAATAACAAAGGCATTCACGCTAAAACAAAAACAAGCAAAAGTAAAAATGCTACAAACTATACTAAGAAGTATAGAGGACAAGGAAGATAAACAATAAAAATATAAGTTATGAGTAAAGTAAGCTATCAACAAAGATTAGAAACGTTAAAGATTTGGATTGAAGATTTAAGAACTAAATCCAAAGTTAAGAAAAAACAACCAAAATGGGTTAAAGAATCACTAGAAGATAATGATTAATGCCCAAGAAGTAGCTGACGAATTTTTTGAAACGATACCTGATGAATTGCTGATAAAAATGGCTCTTCATGATTGGGCATCGTTAAAAAAGATATGTATCGCTCTTACTTTAGATCTTCAATTAATTGAAGAATCAGAAGAAAGAAAGAAAATAAAAAATTAATTTGGAGGAGCGAAAGCTCCTTCTTATATTTACAATATGGTTACATTAAATCTAGTATATCCCGAATTATCGGATATTAAATATAAATTATCATCATTTCCTGATGGTCAACATCAAGTTAATCTACTTGATTTGCTTTACATTAATCTTAAAGACACAGATGTTAAAATTAAATCACGATTAAATAATTGGATTGATTTAGAAATTATTGCTTGTGCAGTTGCCTCGTTAAAATATCTAAAACCTAAATCAATTCATCTATACGTTCCTTATGTAGAAGGAGCAAGATCAGATCGTAAATTTGAATCTGGTTCCAATAATTATTTAAAAGATGTTATTTGTCCTATTATTAATAGTTTTGAATTTGATAGTGTAACAGTATTAGATCCACATTCTGATTGTTTAGAGATGGGTATTAATAATTTTATTAAAGAAGATAATAAAAAATTAGTTTACTTTGCTTTAACAAATATTGATAACAAAGACAATGCTCAAAGTAGAACAATGTTTGTATCACCTGATGCTGGTGCTTTAAAGAAAATATACGATGTTGCTAAGTATTTTAATGTTGATAATGTTGTAACAGCAGCTAAAGTAAGAAATATTCAAACAGGAGAAATAGTTAAAACAGAATTACCACCAACTAATTTTGAAGGAATTGAACAAGTAATAATCATTGATGATATCTGTGATGGTGGTAGAACATTTATTGAATTAGCTAAAGCTATTAAAGAAGCAGGTTATGAAGGTAATATTTACCTTGTAATAACTCATGGTATTTTTAGTGCTGGATATGCTCAATTAGGTGAATATTTTACAAACATTTATACAACCAATTCATATAAAAATGTTGGGGAAACTGAGTATCATGCCTTAGAAAATATACCAACAAAAGTAAAACAATTAGAAATTTTTAAAAATGAAATATAAAGATCAGTATTTAAACCCAAGTTTATCACTTACAAGATTGATAAACGAGTATTCAAAACATGGCTCATTAGTAGTTGGTTTTGATTTTGATGGAACAGTCTATGACTACCATAAAACAGGAGCATCTCATGAAGACGTAAAACAATTGTTAAGAGATTTAAAATCAATCAATTGCAAACTAATTTGTTGGACTGCTCAGAAAGACCTACCTTTTGTAGAACAATTCCTAAAAGACGAAAACATTCCGTTTGACGGAATAAATTCAGATGGTATTAACTTAGGTTATGATTCTCGCAAACCATTTTTCTCTGCTTTACTAGACGACAGAGCAGGATTATTACAAGTATTTGAAGAACTATCATTTTTAGTTCATATTGTTCAAGCAGAAGAGGAAATTAAAGACTTTGACACGTATGATCCAAGTGTACCTACATTTAGTGTAGATTAATTTGGAGATACAAAATCAAATTCGTACATTTAAAATAAATAAAAAATAAAAGTTATATGTTTAGACCAAATTCACTATTCTATACCGATGGCTACAAACCAGGCCACAAAAGAATGTTAGCAAAAGGAACTACAAGACTATATGGCACTTGGATTCCTAGATCAATCAAATACGCACCAGGCGGAATTAAAAAAATCGTATCACTTGGACAACAATTAGTTGTTAGATGGTTACACGATGAATTCAAAGAAAATTTCTTCAAATTACCAAAAGACGAAGCATTAAAATTCGGAAAAGATATGTCTTTATATCTTGGATTAGAATATGATGCTACTCACTTTGGTCAATTACATGATTTAGGTTATTTACCAATTCGCTTTAAAGCATTACCTGAAGGTATTGAAACATTACCAAATGTTCCTCACATGACCTTTATTAATACATTAGATGGTTTTGCTTGGTTAACACTTTATTTAGAAACTATTATTTCTTCATTAGCTTGGAAGCCATCAACATCAGCTTCTATTGCTTTACAATACAAAAGAAACGTAACAGAATGGGTATTAAAAACAGACCCAAGTAGTGCTTGGTTAATTCCATTCCTATGTCATGATTTCAGTGCTCGTGGTTTATCACCTTGGGACATGTTATCTTCAGGTTTAGGCCATGCTTCATCATTCCGTGGTTCAGATTCAATTATTTGCATTCCAGGTGCTCGTTATTTCTATAATGAATCAGAAGATGAAGTTTGTATCAATTCAGTAAATGCTTCAGAACACTCAGTATCAACAACTAAAATCTTTACAGTTGGTGAACAACAAATGATTGCTGATTGGTTAAGTGAATTCCCTGAAGGCATTTTATCAATTGTAGCTGATACATTTGATTTATGGACTTTAATTACTAAGTATTTACCTGCTAACAAAGCAGCTATTTTAGCTCGTAATGGTAAATTGGTTATTCGTCCTGATAGTGGTAATCCAGTTGATATCATTTGTGGTTTATATGAAGTTGATTCTTTATATGAAGCCTTTGAAGATAAGTATGATAGATTTATATATAAAGGTAAATGTTACACTTTAAATTATCATGTTTTTAAAGATGCATTAGAGGAATATGGTGAATCAACATATGATAATTTAGAATATTATGTAAAAGAATGTGAATTTTCTGAATCTGAATCTAAAGGCGTTATAGAATTGCTTTGGGACATATTTGGTGGTACTGTGAATGAGCAAGGTTTCAAAGTATTAGACAGTCATATTGGCGCTATTTACGGAGATTCAATCACATTAGACAGACAAATCGAAATCTACAAACGATTAGCAGCTAAAGGATTTGCAGCAACTAACATTGTACTAGGAGTAGGTTCATTTACTTACCAAATGAATACTAGAGATACATTTGGATTTGCTGCTAAAGGAGCATGGTTCGAAGTAGAAGAATATAAAGTAATTACTAATGAAAGAGGTAATTTAGAAGAAGAATTTACTAAAGTTGGTTATGACATTTACAAAGATCCTATTACAGATGATGGAACTAAAAAATCATTAAAAGGATTAATTTGTGTAACTGAGGATCATGAAGTGTTAACTCAATGTACTTGGGAACAAGAAGGCCAAGGTATCTTACAAACCATTTATGAAGATGGTAAGTTTTATAACCAAACATCATTAACTGAAATTAGAGCTAAATTAGATGAACTTAATAAAGCCTAATAGTAAAAACCAAACCATAATAGATGGAATCAGCATATTTTTAGCTGGTTCCATCGAGATGGGAGTTGCCGAAGATTGGCAATCTAAAATAGTAGATGTTCTTAGAAATAAAAATGTTACTATCTTAAATCCAAGAAGAGATGATTGGGATTCATCATGGGTTCAGGAACAATCAAATCCACAATTTAATCAGCAAGTTAATTGGGAATTAAATAATTTGGATAGAGCAGATATTATTTTTATGTACTTTGCACCTGAAACAAAATCACCAATTTCATTACTTGAATTAGGTAGGTATGTAGGTACAAACATGATAGTGTGTTGTCCTGAAGGATTTTGGAGAAAAGGGAATGTTGACATAGTATGCACTAGACATAACACTCCTTTATTCAATAAGTTTGATGATGCTGTAGGAGCATTATTAACTAAAATAGCTAATTGCTAATTATTTCTTAAAAATTTGTTTGGAGGGGCGAAAGCCCCTTCGTACATTCACGCTATGAATAAAGAAAATATAATTCTAAATTTAAATGGCCCTGATGGTAATGCTTATAATTTATTAGCTATAGCTAAAGACTTATCTCATGTTAATAATTTTGATTGGAATTCAATCTATAAAGAATTAACTCATGATGATTACGATAATTTAATTACTGTTATGGAAAATTATTTCGGAGATCAAATAACTTTTTTGGGGAATTAAAATCTCATTCGTACATTCACAATATAATAAAGGTTATGATAAAATCAATTAATACAAAAGAAGAAAAGTGTTTCATTACAATTGAATCTCAGTATAGAGGTTCGACAACAATATGGTTTGTTGATGAATTGTTTGATGTTAGAAAACGATTAGCAACTTATAAAGATGGTAAATGGAGTTATTCATCTCCTAGTAGAATGAATGATTTAATTATTCTATTAAGACACAACACTAAATTAAAGAAAGCATTACAAGTATGTTTAGATCATATGGCGAATGAGGAAGAATTACCTGGAGCAATAGGTTGGAGATGCCTTAAACGCAGATTAAAACTAAAAGCAATCAGAAGTACAAGGAAGTTAAAGAAATTTATTAAAAACAATATAGAATTTTAAGTCATGAAGAACGGAAAAACAAATGTATTAACCCCAATGTGGTTAAAATCTCAAACACTACTTAGTGAGGGAAAATTAGAAGAAGCAGATGATATGTTAATGGCTTTAATTTGGAAAATAGCAGATTACACAATGGACGGACACAACGATGATTATAGAATTGAAGGTGTTAAGAAAGGCGTTTGGTATGAACGTGCTTGGACTGCAATCGAAGTAAATGGATTATTGCCTGCTTAAAATATGGGAGAGAAAAAAGGACAAACCGAAAAATTAAAATATGATTTTCCTACTGAAAAGGAATGTCAAGTAATGTTAAACAACAAATGGTATAGAGCAACACCTCGTGATTTTAGAAGTTGGGGTTCTAGACGTCAAATAATTTATAACAATCCTGATCGTACTCAATCATTTGAGGAATATGAAGGACCTGTTTATTATTGGAATACTAACAAAATATGTAAAGAACCTGATAATAACGGAGTACAATATATCCACAACATGCCTTTTAGATCAGTTGTAAGACCAGGAGAACATAAATTCTTAGATAGATAGATTTGGAGATATAAAATAAAATTCGTACATTCACTATATGATAAAAATAACAGCATTAGTAATAATATGGTTTTTTATAATAACAGGAGCCATACAAATAACACCATTAACATTTTGGTTAATGAAACAATCCGATACAACTTCAATATTTTTAGGAGTGTCTTTATTTGCAACAATGTGGAGTGTTATCGTATATGAATTAATACAATCAATTAAAAAAATAAATAAATAAGTTATGACAGAAAGAAAGTTTTATGGTAAGTTAAATAACTTCACCTCAAAAGAAGAAAGAAATCAAGAAAAAAATCATTTGAATGCTTACATTCATGGTAGAACATTTTACCAATATGGTTTCACAGAAGTACAACCAGGTGTAAGAGTACCTGCTTACCACCCAGTATTAACAAGTAACGACTAATTATGTTTAGATTCATATTTTTCATAGCATTAGTTGTTTTAATAGCAGTTGTGTTATACATGTTAGGTAAAGGTATTCATAGCCTTTTAACAAAAAGTCAAGCCTCTAATCTCGAAGAGGATATTAAAAAAGGAGAAAAAGCAAAAGAAACAATCAAACAATTAAATAAACAAATCAAATAAAAATGGAACCAAAATCATTAATTAAATTAGCAGTAGTTGTAGTAGCTATTATCGTAGCAGCTTTTATCAATCCATTCGCTTGGAATGATGCTACTGAAAGAACAGTTGTAACCCAGATCAATGGTAAACAATTCGTTGAATTCAAACCAGGAGTATTCTATGCAGGATTCTTTGCAAAAGAAACACCTTACCCAAATCAAATCTCAGTGTCTCATATGGACAGTTTGTTTGATGGTAGTTATGCATTACATGACAACACAATCGAAATCGGAGTAATTAAAGACGTACGTTTTAATGATGCTACCACAGCTACAATTTCAGGTATTACTCAATACATTTTACCATCTGGTGAGAAAGAAATGATTGAAATACATAATGCACATAGATCGCCTGAATCATTTGTACAACGTAGATTAGCACCTTATACAATTGAATGTTTAAAATCATCTGCTCAATTAATGAGTTCTGAAGCCCACTACAGTGGTGGTAGAGCCCAAATGACTCAAGACTATATGGACCAATTGAAAAATGGATCGTACTTGCTAAATATTAAAAACAAATATGAATTTGATAGTATTGAACGTGTTAATAAACGTACATATGAAGTACAAATTCAAACTGATAAAAGTGGTGCCAAATTACGTAAATTTAGTTCAATTAAAGAATATGCTGTAGTAGTAGGTGATGCACAAATTCTAGATGTTGACTATGAAAAGCAAGTAGACGTGATGTTAGCTAAAAAGATCTCAGCTTCAACAGCAGCATCAGTTTCAAAGCAAGAATTAATGACAGCTCAACAAAAGCAATTAACAGCTGAAGCTCAAGGTAAGCAAAAATTGGTTGAGATTGAGTATGTACAAAAGCAAGAACAAACTAAACAAGTAGTACAAGCACAAACATTGGTTGAATTAGCTAAACAGGATTTAATTAAGCAAGATATCGCTTTACAAGCATCAGCTAAAGAAGCAGCTAAAATTAAAACACTTGCAGACGCTGAAGCATATGCTAAACAAAGAGTAATGAGTGCGGATGGTGCATTAGATAAGAAAATAGCAGCTTATACAACAGTAATGCAATATTGGGCTGATGCGTTTGGTAGATACCAAGGAGCAATGGTTCCGACCTATATGATGGGTGGTAATGGAAGTGCAGGTAATGCAGGTACTAATTTCATGCAATTGATGAGTATGCAAGCGATGAAAGATTTGAACCTAAATCTAAACAATAAGTAAGAAATTTTTAAAATAATCAAATTAAGGCTTGGGAAACCAAGCCTTTTTTTGTACATTCACGGTATGATAAATCATTTAAGAACAATGTCTAAGGTTGTAATAGTAGCACTAGGAGTAAGTATTTTAATTGCTGTTGTTGCATCCAGTCAAAAACCAACAAAATATAAAATTTCAATCCCTCACTATGTTTATTACACAAACAGTTATACTTCAAATGGTAACTGTATAACATTTAAAAATGAGTGTGGTTGTAAAGATGAAAAGACAATAACCATTTGTGGTAACTATACAATTATAACAAGATAATATGAAAAATTCAACATTAATATTCAGTTCAATAGCACTCATTGGCGGTGTTTTATTCGCATGGTTTTATCCAATTGCAATCTTATTAATATTACTAATAGCATTAGTATTAGGAACATTTGCTTATTTAGTATTTTGTGTACTTGAATTTGGAATGTATGAAAGAGGTTATGGTAATGAAGAATTTAAATACATTATTGTCCCAAGAAAATATAATTTTATTGCAATTTTTATTGATTGGATAAATTCATTTCCTCCAATTATTAAAAAGAAAGATTTGGAGAAGTAAAAAATCCTTCGTACATTTATAATATAAGAATAAATAAGTTATGTATAAAATAAAAATTAAAGGTGAAGCTAAATTTCACGGAGTATCTCAAAAACATTTAAATCAATTAGATGGTATTGATTGCCAAGATGAATTCAGTGAGTATTTTGATGGCGATGAATCATTTGCTGATGATGTTACAAATGGTTATTTACATTTTGAAGTTGAAGGTAATAAATTATATTCAGTTACCGAATATGATTCAACAAGAGAATTAATGCAAGATGAATTAAATGAATTAGGTAATTATACTCAAGGTCAATGGAGTGATGGTATTGGTGAGGGTTTTGAACAATATCCATGTACGGAAATTGATGGTGAGGAAGTATTTATTTCACCTTGGTTTGGAGATCAAAAATTAGAAATTACACAAGAATTAGCTTAATATGGAAAATAAAATAAAAATAGTAGAAAAAGGATATACCTTAACAGTAGTATCTTGGGAAAATGATGCTGATAATTATCAAACCAACACTATGGTTGTACAAACAGAAGAAGAAGCAAGAAAAATTGCTAAATTATGTAAAGAACTTTTCATAAGTTGTAATAATGGATATGGTGGAATTGGTAATACTTGTGATGGTGAAGAAGATGAAGCAATTGAAACTATTGATGAATATATTGAAAACAATCCTGAATTAGGATTAACAAGAGACGAAATTATTGAAATCAATTATGAGCTTTGTGGATCTTCTGAGTTCTATATTCACAGAGTATGTCAAAGTATAAAAATTACTTATTCACCAGAAGACATTTACATTTACTTAGAAGAAATAATATTTGATTAAATTATGATACCATTTATACACGCAGAATTATCAGCAAAACGTTTTGGAGGTGTTCCTGAAGATTATTTAGACATCCATGAATTAATGGATTCAAGTAAAGCAGCATTTCCAAATAACGCTCACAGAGTATTAACTCACAACTCATGGTTTGTAGTTACTATTTTACCTAAAGTATTTGGTCATCAAAGAACAAACTCAGCCGGTAAAAAATACAATGTTAAAGATGTAGGTGAATACCACATTTTAGAAGATTTTAGAATGAAATTCATTCCATCAGTACAAGATTATTTAGAAAATTTAGTTGTACAACCTTGGATGAATAACGGAATGGGTTCACCAAACAGATGTCAATTGATGTTTAAAAACAAAGAGGAAATTGAAAGATATGTTAGTGGAGAAAAACTACCATTTGAAATAGAACCAAGAATAGAATACACCCCAGGTCCAGACATAAATAATGCTGACCCTGACCCAAGTGTTATTGTTTTCGATTTGACCCCTAAGGAATCAAAACGAAAAAAATTCCCTCCGTTTTCAAGTGACAGAAATTTAGTAATGGATTAAATAAAATACAAAATGAAAATAAAAATATTAAAACCAATTAAACCCGAAGTACATAAAAACGAATATAAAGTCGTTGTAAGTTTTATGTATGGTGACGCCGATGGATATGGTGATGAAACAATATTCATTAACAAAGATAACCCGTTCTTAGAAAGATTTATAAACTTTTTAGATAACTGTGGAAAAGCCTACCCTAATGGAAGAGGAGGATTTGATAATTACAACTCAGATATAGTACCTGACTATTGGTTATTTGCTGAAGACTATGATAAAGAATTAACTGATGAAGAAGCAAAATTACGAGAATCAGTAGATTTTTTCATTGAGTGGCATAGTGATCCTGATGGATATGGAAATATGTCTTCATTTGATGGTTATGAAATAACATTTTTCAACGAACAAGGAATAGAACATAATATAAGAATAACAAAATAAAGAATATGGCAAAGTACGTAATAGTAGAAGAAAGTTATGAGTATGATGATTGCTTTTATAGCAATTACAGTGAAGGTTATGAAATCAAATCAAAACTATACTCAGAAGAACAATTAGCTGAAGCAAATGCTGAAGTTGAAAGGTTAAATGATGAAATAGGGGATGAATATTTCAGAACCGAAGACATGGAAGAAGGTGAAACAATTAGACCGTTTAAATTAGTTAAAATAGAAGAATAAATATGACAATCGTAGAACAAATCAAAGCAGAATTAGAAGCTTTTAACAAGAAAAAACAAGACTTAGTAGAACAACTAAGAAAAGAATTTCCAGCAATGTTCAAAGAATTATTTGAACAATCAGAAGTTATCAAATCAATCAGTTGGACTCAGTACAGCCCTTATTTCAATGATGGTGATGAATGTACATTCAGTGCTCATACTGATGATTTATCTGTTAATGGTGATTATCATGATGATGTAGATTTTATATCACCTTACAACTATGGTAAAATCAAAACTGAAGAAGACATGGTTAACAATGATTTGTTAGCTGATAAATTAAATAGAAGTTGGTATAAAGGTAAACAAATTGGCCAAGATGGTTTAGTTATTAATCCTGATTACAATGAAAAAGAAGCTAATATTTATACTCAATTCGTTGATATTTTATCATCAATACCAGAAGAGTTTTTAGAAGATTTATTTGGTAACCACGCTCAAGTTACTATTAACAGTGATGGTACAATTTCAGTAGACGGATACGATCACGATTAATATGAATAAACAAAGATACCCTGAGTCATTGTCTTCTGAGGAATTCGAAGCAGCTTACATCAAATATGCTTGTGATGAGGTAACTCATAACACAATGACTAGGGGTGAATTTGCTAATCGACTAGAAACAGATAAAGTATTTGCTAAACGATTTGTTCCTAATTATTTAGAAAACACATTTGATTGGTCTTACAATAACGAAACAGAAATAAAATAATGTTCAAGCAAGGAGATAAATATATTCACTTTACCAAGTATGGTAGTATCAATAAAGGAGAAGTTAGATCGTGTGGTTCTACTAAATCAATTGATACATACAATCTTTGTTCATACGAAAAACACCATATCATAAACACTAAAGGTATTAAGTTGTGGTTGGATGGTAGTGATGGTAAGATTTATAAAATTGATCAGGAATACACTCCCGATCAAGCAGAGAACATAAACAATCTTATAAAATCAGCAATTAGAAAGAAAACAGATGGACAATAAAGAGCTTTGCGATTGTGGAAAAGTAGCTGTATGGGATTACATGCCTGGTTACTCAGGAGGAGGTAATTCATATAGTTGTGATGATTGTGTTCATCGTGGTTGTAGTTGTAATTATAACTCAATTAAAGAGCACCCTGATTATTTACCTGAAGGAGTTGAGGGAATTGATTGGGTTTGGGTCGAAATAGAAGATGATGATATTCTTGGAAAAATAACCAAAGAAAGTGGTTATTGGCAGTATATTGACGAAAATGGAAGACCAAGACCATGCTGTGAATATTGGTATTCAGAAGAAGGATGGGAGGTAGACGATGAGTAAAGAACTTGAACTAAAAGAAGTTAAATTAAACGAACTAATCGTAGTTGATGGTTATGTTTATATGTTTACAAGACCAAACACACCATTAGTTAAAACAGATGATAATGGATTAATGTTAATAACAATAGAAATACTAAAAGACTAAAGATGCAAAAGAAGAAGAGTAAAAAATCATGGCAAAGACATCAAAAACAATATTGCAATTGTTTTTATTGCGAAGGTAATTGGTTTGCTAGATTTTTACTTAAAACAAGAGTTAGACAAAAATTTTTTAAAAATGAACGAATATGAGATTTACTAAAGAAAAAGAAAAAATTGATGCTTATCGAACTAATAAATCAAAAATAAAAACTAAGTTTTTATGGTTACCTGTTAATATTGGTGGTGAAACTCGTTGGTTAGAAAAAGCAACGATTGACTATAAAGTAAGTTTTGGTTATGATTTAATGGGTGTTAAATATTATTTTTGGGAACCACTTAATTTTATAGATAATGAACAAGTTAGATAAACAATACCAAGACCTACTCCAAGACATATTGGATAATGGAGTGACTAAAAAAGATAGAACTGGAACTGGTACAATATCAGTATTCGGTAGACAAATAAGACACAAGATGAGTGATGGTTTTCCATTACTTACAACCAAGAAAATGCCTTTTAAAACTATAGTAACTGAGTTACTTTGGTTTTTACGAGGTGATACTAACATCAAGTATTTAGTCGATAATAATTGTCATATTTGGGATGGAGATGCTTATAAGAGGTATTTTAATAAAACTAAAGATTTAACAAAAGACAATTTTGAAGCTAAGGGAAATGGAGTAATTGTTATAAAGGGATTTGACTCAAAATCAATCAATCAATATGGTACATTTAGTGGAACTATTTCTAATTCGTATTTTAGACCTTATACACAGGAAGAATTCATCAACAAAATCAAAACAGATGACGAGTTTGCTAAGACGTGGGGGAATTTAGGTCCAATATATGGTAAGCAATGGAGAAAATGGTCATATCCTACTGGTATAGGATCTACTGGTTCATTTAATGCACAAACGGGTGAGAGTAAGTCTAATGGTTATTCTACAACCTTTAACTTAATAGACCAAATCCAAAACTCAATCAATTTACTTAAAACAGACCCAGACTCAAGACGTAATAGAGTTTCAGCTTGGAATGTTGGAGAAATAGACCAAATGGTTCTTCCACCTTGTCATACTGATTTTCAATTTTTTACAAGAGAGTTGAGTGAAGGTGAAAGAGAAGATTTATATTGGAAAAAATATGGTTATGATTCAGTAAATATGGAAGGTAATGATTTAACCGGAATCCCAACAAGAGCAGTCTCTTTAATGTGGAATCAACGTTCAGTTGATACATTTCTTGGTTTACCATTTAACATAGCTTCATACGGATTGTTGTTAGAAATCATTGCTAAGGAAGTGAATATGGTACCTGATGAATTGATTGGTAATTTAGGTGATACACACCTTTACCTTAACCATATTGACCAAGCAAAGGAACAGATTGGTAGAAAATATACTCAAGAAGAAAGAATAGAAGAGTTAAAAAAGGCAATGGGAGAGGAGGCTTATCAAGCTGTAACTAATGAGATTAAGCCATTTGGTGGAGGTTTATCAGAATATTTTTCACTTTATGAAATTAGACCTAACTTACATACAAGAGAACCTTATCCATTACCAACATTAAAGATAAAAGAAACATTATATGAGCATGGTAATCCTCATCCTGAAAGAATGGATTTAGAATCATATTCATTATTTAGTTTTGAGTTAGAAAATTACCAATCACACCCAACAATTAAAGCACCTTTAAGTAATTAATGAATAACTTAAAAACAATAGAGGAACACATTGTGATTAGAGAAACAATCGGTTATGAAATGCTTAATAATTTTGATGTTATAGATATACCTGAGGTATTAAAATTTTTAAAGATTGTTCATAACTACATAAAAATGAAAGAAATATTAAGACAAGATGAAATTTGAATTAGACGAAGATCAAGTAAAAAGATTAAAAATTTGGCAAGAGGCTATTAAAATGATTAAGGGTGAATATGGTCATTATGATTACATATTCCAACCAACAGGAGTAGGTACTGTTGTAACAGTGTATAGTCATTTAGTTAATGAAGAATTAGATTTGAGTGATGTTGAAAAATGGTAATATTAATAGCAATTGAAGAATTAGAACAAGAATTCCAAAATCCATTAAAAATGGGTTACATACGTAATCCTCATATTGATTATGCTACAAATGCTATTCATGCTTGGTTGGGAGATAAAGAATTAATTATTTTTAGATTTAAAGATTATGGTTGGATTAACGATAATCGATCTAATATTTATAACATATCAGCTGGGTCGGCTGGTATTATAATTCAAATAAAAACTAATGTCTAAAATTCTTTACCTAGATGATAATGAAGATAATGCTGTTGATGAAGTTATTAAATCAATTTTAGAAATAAACGAATACGATAAACATTCGTCTCCTATTAAATTATATATTAATTCATCGGGTGGTGATGTTTATCCGTTTCTCGGTTTAATAGACGTTATTATTACGTCAAAGACACCAATTCACACATACACCTTAGGATCAGCAATGAGTAGTGCTTTATTAGTATCTTTAGCAGGTCATAAACGATTTGCATACAAACATTCTACTTTTATGATTCATCAAATTAGTACAGGTGAGTGGGGTACTGCAAAACATTTAGAGGAAGATTTAGTTGAATCTAAACGTTTACAAAAAATATTAGATGATATTATTTTATCTAGAACTAAAATAACTAAAAGACAATTAACATCTATATATAATCACAAAAAAGATTGGTATATAAACTCAGAAGACGCTTTAAAATATAAAATAATAGATCAAATTCTCTAAAAATAAATTTGGTTTCCTGATTTTCACTTCGTACATTGACATTAAATAAAAATAATATGTCAGAAAATAAAAATGAAGGTGGAATTGGTATAGGAGTGATTATATTCCTTATATTCTTAGTTTTAAAATTAGGTGGCTGGGGTGTAGTAGCAACTTGGTCTTGGTGGTGGGTAACAAGTCCATTGTGGATTCCACTTGTACTTGCTCTTATTATTTTTATATTAGTAAGTATTTTTTGGAGTTAATAAATAAATAAAGGTTATGAGAGTTTACAAACAAAACGAAGTAGATATGTCTGTAAGAGACATAACATTCAATTACAAAATTAAAAATGTATTAGCTGGGTTATTCATCGCAGCAACAACATTAATAGTATTATCATCATTTATTCCACTTCCAATTAAACAAAATTTTATTGTTAAAACAGTTGTGGTTCATGATACTATTAAAGAATTGGTTGTAATGAAACATGGATTAACAGAAATTACAGTAGATCGAAATGCAAACATTCCTACATTCTGTAACAATCCCGGAGCATTAAGACCATCTTCAATTAAAGAGGTAAATGACTTAGCAATTGGTACTATTCAAGCACCATCAGGTGAGTTTTTACACTTTGCTAATGAGGAACATGGTTATAAAGCATTAGAAATTGTATTGAAAAAGGTATATTGGAATGGTTCAATTAGTGAATGTATACAAAGATATGCTCCATCATTTGAAAATAACACAAGTGGTTATGTAGGTAAAATTGTAAGTAAAATGGGAATTAGCCCAAACACATTAGTTAAGAATTGTAATATTAAGAAACTAATGAAAACAATATCAGAAATAGAAGGATTTAAACAATAAGAATATGAGTTTTAGAATGGATTGTAAAGAATATGGGTCAACTGAAAAGACCTTAGTTAAAAAAGAAGTGTTTTGGAAAGAACAAGACAACCAACCAACTTGGAAAGATATAAAACATGTTGAATTTCAAGATGATGATAAAATACAAATTACCTATGATGATTATAGTGATGATCATAATGATGATGGTTGGATTATTTCAGTTGAAAGATGGGTCGAAGAAACAGATGAACAGTTTGCAAAACGATTAAAAGAAATTGAAGATAATAAAGAACGACTGAAAAAGATGAGATATGAAAGTTATCTTAAATTAAAAGCAGAATTTGAAAATGAAGAACATAAAGGATAAATGGCATTGGAAGCTGAGAAGATGGGTTAGAGATGAACTACCTTATCTACACTTAGACTTTGCAAGAGGAGTTAAAAATTTAATTAAATGGTTCCCAATTATTTGGAAAGATAGAAATTGGGATGATTATTATATCTATAAAGTATTACAATTCAAATTAAAGAATCAAGCCGAATGTATTGGTAGTCGTGATTGGCATACTAGAGCAAAACGAGATGCTGAAAAAATGATGACTTGTGTTCGTTTGATTGATAAAATGATTGATGAATATTATGGAATGGAGTACATGGATTATTATGATTATGATTTTAATTTTGGTAACCCTAGTTTTGAAATGGATGTAACAAAAGACGAGTTAGATACTTATTTTACTATGTACCCTTTAACATATAAAAAAGTAATAGCAGAATATGAAGGTAAAGATAGATCAAGCACAGCAATGTTAATGGGTATGGATAGACAGGAAAAAGCAAGAAAATTATTGTTCAAGATATTAGAACAAAATATTGAATGTTGGTGGGACTAAGTTTCCGCCATATTTATAGGTAAATAAAATAATATTATGAATCCAATAAAAAACGAAAAAGGAAATAAATATGGTAAATTAACTGTTATCCAACAAGGTACAACTTCTAAAAACGGAACAGTAAGATGGGAATGTACGTGTGAATGTGGTAATAAACTTGAAGTTAGTGGGGCTAGTTTAAGAAATGGAGTAACTACATCTTGTGGTTGTAATAGAGGAAGAAAAGAAGAGTTTAAGGGATCAGCTGTTTATAAAAAAACATATATGGTCTTAAAAAGAGTTTCTAAAAAACATAAAGAAACATTAGAATTAAGTTTAAAAGATTGGATTGCAAAAGTAAATGAAAATTGTTTTTATTGTGGTTTAAAACCATATGATAAACATTTTTCATATAGTAAAAAAAGATATAGTAAAGGAATAGAAAATGATAATTGGGAAATATTTAATGGAATAGATAGAATAGATTCATCTAAAGGATATACATTAGAAAACACAGTATCGTGTTGCAATATGTGTAACAGAATGAAATCTGATTTTAATCAACAAGAATTTTTAAATCATATAGAATTAATATATAAACATGGAAAATCAAAATAGCGTTTGCTTTGTAGCAAAAATTAAAGAAGTCAAAGAAATTCAAGGAGCTGACAATATTGAGTTAGTAACTATTGAAGGGTGGGGAAGTATTGTACAAAAAGGAAAACATAAAGAAGGCGATTTAGCTGTAGTAGCAACTGTTGATGCTGTTATCCCTCAAGATTTATCAGATGCAATAAACGTAACTAATTACTTACGTAATGGTCAACGTGTAAGAACTGTTAAATTAAGAGGCGTTTACTCAGAATGTTTAATCATTCCTGTAGCAGAAAATGGTTTGTATGAAGGTAAGGACATGATGGATGCTTTGAAAATCTACAAGTACGAACCACCTGCAGTACAAGTACAATTAGCATCAGGTAAGAAAATTAGATATCACCAAAATCCTAATTTCTTAGTTTACCACAAATTCCCAAACATTAAAAATGTTAGTGGAATGTTTAATGAAGAAGACTATGTTCAAATAACTCGTAAGTTACATGGAACTAATGCTCGTTTTGGTATTGTTAAGAAAAAGAAACTATCACTTTGGGATAGAATTAAAAAATTCTTTGGATTAGCTGATGAATGGATTAATTATGAGTATGTTTATGGTTCACACAACGTTGAAAAAGGTAGTGATTCACAAGGTTTCTATAACACTGACGTTTGGAGAACTGTAGCTGATAAAAACCATTTCAAAGATATTCTTTGGGACATGGCTAAATCATGGGAATCAATAGGTTCAGGATTAGTAATGTATGGTGAGATTTATGGAGCAGGTATTCAAAAAGGTTATGACTATGGTTTAACTGATATTCAATTCGCTGCTTTTGATTTTATGATGGATGGTGGATACATGAATGTTGATTTTGTAAAAGCATCATGTGATGTTTATTCAATTCCTCATGTTCCGATTTTATATGATGGTCTTTGGTCTCAAGAGATTCAAGATAGCTTTGTATTTAATAACAACATTGAAGGTACCAAAGTACCACATGAAGGTATTGTTGTTAAACATATAAGTGGAAAAAGAGAAAAAATAGCTAAAGTGATTAACCCTGATTATTTAATTTACTCAGAAAAACATAACGTGGGTGATTCACACTAAATTATTAAACCTGTACCCTTGAGAAACTCGTATTTAAAGATAAGCAGGTTATAGTATATATAAAAGGGTATTAGAATAACTAAAATAATTTTTAAGATAGGCTTGGGAAACCAAGCCTTCTTTTGTATATTCACAGTATGAAATTAAGTAAATTATATTCAAGAGCAACAAATGGTAAAGTAAATACCTTTGAAATTGAGGTAGAAGGTAATAAATACCGAACTATTACTGGTTACAAAGATATGAAACTTACAACAAGTGAATGGACTGTTTGTGGTGCTAAATCATATTGTAGTGCTGAAGAACAAGCATTAAAAGAAGCAACAGCGATTCATCGTAAGAAAATAGAAACAGGTTCGTTTGAAGATATTAATCAAATTGATAATAAAGTATTTTTTGAGCCTATGCTAGCTCACAAATATGAAGATTATAAAACAAAAATTAAATTCCCTCTTGGAAGTCAGAAAAAACTTGATGGAGTTAGATCTATTATTAAAAAAGACGGAATGTGGAGTAGAAATGGTAAACGAATTGTATCTGCACCTCACGTTTTTGAATCTTTAAAACCATTATTTGAAACTAACCCAAACCTAATATTAGATGGAGAATTGTTTGCTTTAAAAGAAAGTTGTGATTTTAATAAAATTATATCTTGTGTTAAAAAAACTAAACCAAAACCTGAGGATTTAGTTGAAAGTGAAAAATATATTCAATATTGGATATATGATTGTCCATCATTTGTTGGTACATTTTTAGAACGTGTAATGTTTTTAGAAACATTAAAATTATCTAATTATTGTGTTTTAGTTTCTACTGAATTAGTAAATAATGAAAATGAATTAATGGAATTGTATAAGCAATACGTTAATGATGGTTTTGAAGGGCAAATGTTAAGGGTATTAGATTCACCTTATGAAAATAAAAGATCAAAACATTTACTTAAACATAAATCGTTTTTTGATGATGAATTTATTATTAATGGGGTAAAAGAAGGTATTGGTAATTTAAGTAATAAAGTTGGGACACTTCAGTTTGAAATAAATGGAAAAATATTTAGTTCAGCTGTAAATGGTACACATGATTATTTAGAAGAATTATGGAAGAATAAAGATATATTAATTGGTCAAACAGCTACCATAAAATATTTTGAATTAACTAGTGATGGTATCCCTCGTTTCCCAAAAGTTATTCAGATAGGAAGAGAACAATGGGAATAAAAAAACAGCTTATGGTTTTAAGTGGAAATATGAGGAAAATTTGGCTTTATAAGATAAAGATTGTATATTTACAATATGAATAATGAATTTATACCATACGCAGAAGCATTAGCCTTAACAGAATTAGGATTTAATGAACCATGTTTTGCTACTATAGACCAAACAGAATTTATCCATATAAAGGGAACTAAATACCCGATAAGAGGAGCAATGGTTTACTTAGATATTGATGCACCACTATACCAACAAGCATTCAGATGGTTATATAAACAATTAGGAAGAGATGGTTTTGGATTAATGCCTATTGATGTAGATAAATGCAATAGAGAATTAAGACAATTAATTGAAATAGTAAAAAATGAAAGATAATTTTGAACAAATAGAAAAACTGTTGATATTTGACAGTGAAGATGATTTTTATCATCTACAAATATTAAAACGTAAGAAAGAAAACCCTGATATTGGTTCTAATTCTTATGTTGTAAGAACATATTGCATTAGATCTAAAGAAAATCTAATGGAAAAACGAACTGAAATCACTGAAATGTGTAATACACACAATGCTCGAGCTTATATTAATTTAAGTCCTCGTTCATTTGAAAAAATGGCATTTCATACCTTAAAGAAAATAAGTGATATAATCATGAATAAAGATTATAAAGAGGTAAGAAAAGCATTTGAATCAGTTTGTGGTACTTATGGAAATGGTAAACATAAAAGATGGTTAATTGATATTGATTGGGTTGATTTTGAAGATACTACTGATGTTCAAACTAAAATTATACCATTATTGGCTGATTTGCAAAGAGAAACAGGAGTAGAACCATTATTAGAATACATTCCTACTAAAAATGGAATTCATATTATAACTCGACCATTTAATACATCAACGTTTAAGTATTTACATCCTAAAATTGATATTCATAAAAACAATCCTACTATCTTATACATGCCTTAAGAAGCATTTGGTTGTTTGAGGTTTTGTTTGTATATTCACAGTATGTTTAAATTTTACGAAGTAGGAGGAAAAGTTAGAGATGAGATTTTAGGATTAAAATCTAAGGATGTTGATTATGTAGCAGTACCTGAGGAATCAATGTTAGTTGATTCTCCTTCAGCAAAAATAATATTTGAAATATTACACAAATATCTATTATCTGAAGGATTTGAGGTATTCTTAATCACACCTGATTGTTATACAATCAGAGCTAAATTCCCTGCAGACCATAAGTACTCAGGTGTAGCTGATTTTGTAATGGCTAGAAAGGAAGTAGGTTATATTCCAGGAACTCGTACACCAATTATCAAACCAGGAACATTGTTTGATGATTTGGAGCGTAGAGATTTTACATTAAACGCTTTGGCTAAAGATGAAGATGGAACTATAATTGATTATTTTGATGGTATTTGGGCTTTAGAAGCAAAAATACTAGTTACTCCATTAGACTCAAGAATAACAATGTTGGATGACCCTTTGAGATTATTAAGAGCATTTAGATTTTCAATTACCAAAGGTTTTACAATCTCACCTAGAATATGGGAAACTTGTCTTATGGATAGTGTAGTAGAAAAAATGAAAGTATCTGTTTCACAAGAAAGAATTAGAGAAGAAATGTTTAAAATGATGAAACATGATACTATAGCTACATTGAGGTTATTAGCTGAGGTAGATTATATTAATCCTGCCTTGACTGAAGTTATTTTTAGTAGAGATATGTGGTTAAAACCAACAATGGAACTTTAAAATAAATTTGGAGAATTAAAAATTTGTTTGTACATTCACATTATGGAAGAAAGAAATAAATACGTGGAATTAGATGGTTTGTATTGGGAATCTGATACTCATGAATGGTTTCATGATAAGATATCTACTAACTATGCTCAAACTGATAATGGATTAAATAAAGATGCTTTAAAGAATATTTTCTGTTTTGTTGTTAGAGATAAAGAAACAGGAGAATACGATAGAGTAATGATGGATAAAAATACTGGTAATATCATATATGATACTAAATCATTAGAAGATATGGGATTTGCTATTGATAAATTAAAAGTACAAAAAAGATTTAAAATGTAATGAAAGTAAAAACAACAACAACCATAGAATTTACTCCTGAAGAAATTAAGGAAATTGTGTTAGACTATTTAAAAAGTAAAGGTACTGATATTAGTTTATATACATCTACCTTTAACATGGACGATTATTATAACTCACATTCAGGAGAATGGGAGTCAGAATTTAAAGGGTTGGAAATTAAAATAGAAGAAGTAAAATGAAAATAATATTAAAAGAAGGACAACAACTGTTCTTTACAAGCGATACACATTACAGTCATAAAAACATTTGTAGAGCAACTACAGAATGGACTGATGCCGAAGATAAGACTCGTGACTTTAAGTCACTAGAACATATGAACAGTACTATAGTTGATAACATCAACAGTAGAGTTGGTGAAGATGATATACTATTTCACTTGGGTGATTGGTCATTTGGTGGTTTTGAAAAGATACAAGAATTTAGAGATAGAATTGTTTGTAAAAACATTCACTTGATCTTAGGCAACCACGATCATCACATTGAAAAAGATAGAGATGGAGTTAGAGAGTTATTCTCTTCAGTGAACCATTATCTAGACTTAGAGGTAGTTGAAGCTCATTCGTCAAAGATGATACCACCTCGTTCACACAGATTCATCATAATGCACTATCCAATTGCAAGTTGGATTGATATGAACAGAGGAACAATGCATTTACATGGCCATGTCCATTTACCACCACAACACGCTGTTGGCCCAGGTAAGTCAATGGATGTTGGTATGGATGGACATTTCTTTGATGTAGTATCAATGCCATTCATTGTAAGTAGATTAAGAACACAACCGATTGAGAACTTGGTATTACCAAGCGATCATCATAAAAAAGAAGTAAGATAAATTATGAATATAGGAGATAAATACGAATTATTTTTTAATCCAAAAAATCCTAATAATATTATTTTGGAATTTAGAGGTATGGTTGATGATGAAGTAGTTATCTTTAAAACACCTAAAGGTAATTATAAAATGGAGAGTATTGATTGGTTTGAACACTTTACAGAAAGTGGACATTTAAAAGAAGTAAGATAAATTATGAGTCAATTTATAGATACAAACCATGCAAATCAAGTAGCAAAAGAGGCTTTTGATGGTTATAATTCAGATAGGAAAAAAATTGAGTCTATTAAAGAAAAGTTAAAAAACGGAGAATTGGTTAACACAGAAGACCTTATTTGGGTTTGTAGAAGAGCCGAAATTGGGATAATGCAAGAAGAAAACAGTTGGTTTGATTACTAATATAAATAAATAAAATGAGAAAAGGAAAATTACATAAACTAAATATAAATAATATTTGGATAGTAGAATGTTCTGAGTATGATTATGAAGGATTACCTATAGTAGGTCAGCAATTCACAATATATCCAGGACCACTACCATTACCTGAAGGAATGGGGATTGATGATTACTTGTATGAAGGTCATGAGATTGACTTTGTTTTAATAAGCGAGGAAGGTATGAGATGGGCTAAACCTATTATCCCAAGAGAACCATATTTCATACACAAAATGTTAGAATCAATGACTGCTGAGGAATTTGATAAAAGATGTACATTATTTTTCAATCATGAAAAGATGATAGAATTCGCTAAATTTCATGTTGAGGCAGCTTTAAAAGCAGTAGCTGAAAAAGCAAAAGTCAACGTTGTACCAACAGATGAAGAACCTTGGGAAATCATACCTGAAGTGATAACTTTTGAGGATTTAGAGTATAACGAAGGTATTATGTTAGAAGTAGATAAAGATTCAATTTTAAACGCTTATTCATTAACAAACATAAAATAAAATGAATACTATACCAACAGCAGAAGAGTTTTTAATGGCTAGTGAGGCTTATTTCAATCAACACAATACTCCTCAGAATTTGAATGCAGAGTTATTAAGAAAATTTACTAAACTTCATGTTAAAGCAGCTTTAAAAGCAGCAGCTCACCGATCAGAATGTTATAACAAAGCTAAATTTCCTGGAGATGAAAACTGGGTAGTTGATATAGAATCAATTTTAAACGCTTACCCACTAGAAAACATAAAATGAGTAATAAACTAAAAAAATTTAACTCGTTTGAGGAAATGAAAAAAGATGCTAAACCATCTTCTAATGGTAAAGTAAAAAATGAAGAACAAGTGATTAACTTTATAGAAGAATTAAAAAAAGGTATTATAAAAAACAAATAAAATGAGAACATTAATTATAATAAGAGGATTACCTGGATCAGGAAAGAGTTCATTTGCTAATTTCCTATGGGCTTCAGGTGTTATCTTTGAAGCAGATAAATACTTTTATGATGAATATAATAATTATAATTTTGATGCTTCTAAATTACATGCAGCACATGAGTGGTGTCAACTTAAAGTTGAAAATGCAATGCTTACAAATAAAGGAACTAATGGGAAATACTATCCTGAAATCATAGTATCTAATACTTCAACTACTGAAAAAGAATTGAAACCTTACCTTGATTTAGCAGCTAAATATGATTACAAAGTTGTATCATTAATTGTGGAGAATAGACATGGTAGCAAATCAGTACATGGTGTACCTGATGAAACAATGGAAAAAATGAAAAAAAGATTTGAAATAAAGTTATGACAGATGATTCTATTAGAAAAACAGCATTGTGGACCTTTGTATGTATTATAGTTGTAATAAACATTGGAATTGGTATCAATATTTATCTAGAACATAAAAAACCTAAACGCTCTTCACCACCACCTGCAGTAGTAGAACAACCGGCTCCTGCACCAGAACCTGAAGCACCACGTGTACCTGTACATTGGGTTATACCTGAAGTGATGATCTCAGGTGAGGTTATTGATGGTAATGCTACTGATGAAACTTGTATTGATAATTATTTAGCCATTAAAAAAATAGATGGAACGCAGGTAATAATAAATGATATTGAATGGAGTACTTGGAAAGCTGTTGAAGTAGGAGATTTTATAAACTAAATTTGGCTTCCTAAAAAATAGATTGTATATTTATGCATACAATACATAAAAATGAAAAAATTACAATTATTATTTGTACTATTAATTAGTACACTCACAACACAAGCACAGTATTACCCTGATTTTTCGACAATGTCGTTTTACAGTCAGTATTCAGGTAAACAGGATTTACATTACAATGATGGATGGACAAGAGATACTAATAGTATTGTCTTAGATAACTCAGTTATTAAGGTTAGACTTAGAACAGGAACTACACATTATATCCAAACAGGGTTACTTAATTTACAAAAGAATGATGTTATATCTTTTGATCATAGAATAACAAATTCAAGTGGTTCAGGTAAAGTTAAAATATCTTATGTTGATTCAGCAGGAAATATAACTGATATCAAAACAATTACTTATAATTCAGCTAATACTAACACACTAACAGACACAGTTAAAGTAAATAATGCTAAAAAATGTAGAGTTAGATTTACATTTACTAAAATAGGTGGTAATAGTAATGCTAGATTTGAACTTAGTACATTTAGTGCTGTTGGATTAATACCTTTACCTGTTAAACCAATTATTGAAAGACCTAAACAAGAAATTGAAGTAAGTGAAGATGAAGTTCTAATATATAACATATTTGGAGTGTGTGTATATGAAGGTTATTTATCTGAATTCTATAAAATAGCTAATAAAGGTGAAATTTATTTTACAAATAAAACTAAGTTTATAGTTCAATAAAAATAATTAAAAATAATTAAAGAAAGGCTTGGTTTTCCAAGCCTTCTTTCGTACATTCATGGTATAAAAATTTAACAAAATGAGTAATAAATGTAAACATTGCGGCGAAACAATTCAATCATGGCAAAATAGTCATGACTGCCCAAGAACAGGTAAAACATACAGCGAAGATAGTGATAATGGAGATTTCTTATTATCAGCTATTGTTGGTTATGCAACCGATTCAGCCATTTTAGGTGGATTAGTTGGTGGTGACATGTTTGGAGGTATATTAGGAGATATGTTTGATGGTGATTTAATGGATTAATTATGAAACATTTTATAAACATACTAGTAATTTTAATACTAACAGGATTTGCTGTTGGATTAACAAACATCATGATAACTACTCAGGTAAGGGAATTTGGGTTTTTATATCTACCTATAATAATATTTATGTTACTATGGGGTGTTAAGTTGTACAACGATTATAATAATTAATTATGAAAACAATAGTATTAGCTTTATTGATTATATTTTGTTCATGTATATTTTGTTCATGTGAACCAAGTAGAGCAAAAGATTATGGACAGCAATGGACTAATGATTCAACAGATAATAGTGAAAATATCATTATAATTTGGTTTTTAATGAATTAAAAAATATTTACAATATGATGAAAACAATAGTAATAGGTGATATTCACGGAAGAGGAACATGGCAACTCATAGTTCAAAAAGAAACATTCGACAGAGTAATCTTTGTAGGAGATTATTGGGATTCATTTGATATTCCATTTTTAGAGCAAATGTATAATTTTAAACAAATTGTACACTACGCAACAACCCCAGGTAATGATGTTATATTATTAACAGGTAATCATGATGTTCATTATCAAAGATGGGCCATTGAATCAGGTGAAAATTATAGTGGGTTTCAAAGTATCCATTCTTATGATATTTGCAAAGAAATGGAACAATTACCTGATGGTTTAATGAAAATGGCTTACAAAATGGATAATTTCTTATTCAGCCATGCAGGTATAACTCAAACTTGGCTTGAATTAATGGAAATTGCGGATGATGAAAACATGGTTGATATCATTAATGATTATGCTAAATACAAACCTCAAGTGTTTGCATTTGGAGCAGTAGGTAGAGGTGGTTGGGTTGATGGTTATGGAGATAACATTTGGCAAAACCCAACTTGGGTTCGTCCTAGATCATTAATGCAAGATTCTAAAGATCTAAATTATATTCAAGTTGTAGGTCATACAGGTCAAAACTGTATTGATATCAAAGGTAAAGCAACAGGAGGTCATTACTACTTTATTGATACATTAGGTACCTCAGGTGAATACTTAATTATTGAAGATGGTCAAGTAACAGCAGGTAAAATATAAAAAAGATTTGGTTATTTAAAAATAAATTCGTACATTCACAACATGGGTATAAATGAACAACTACAAGCGATGAATGATTTTATAAATTCAGAAAAAGGTAAACAATATATGTTAGATTATTTTGATTCACTTGAAAGATTAAAACAACATGATGATCGTTGGACTGATAGAATGTATGAACGAATCAAAGATAATATTGATGAATCTATTGAACACTTAAGTAAGTGGTATGATTCAGATAAGTATCGTGACCGTGAATATAAAAAGGGTTATGAACCGAGAGAGCGATTACTGTGGGTTTTATTTCATGTTGCTGAAGAGTATGGTAGAGAGTGTACTGAAGAAGAATACAACAAATATGGAAATTGGTTCACAGGTGAAATGTATATACTTGGTTCATATGCTATTCAAGTAATGAATGGTCAAGGTTCAGTAATTAGAATTGATAAAATATGTTAAAAACATTATTCATATTGTTATTTATAACTGATTTGAGTAATGAACCACTACCCGGAGTTAAAGTAGAATTGGTTGGTATTAATAAAGTTTATTACACAAATGTAAGAGGACAAGTAATAGTACCTTCCAATTTTGACTTAAAATTAGATTACATTTCATACAAAACAAAAACAATCAATAAAGATAGTGTAAAACAACATATTACATTAATCTCTAGGTAAAATATTTATAAACAAACAGTCTTATGAAAAAGGTACTATTAATGTTAGTATTTATGATCACTAGTATCATAGCTAACGCAAGTCACATGATGGGAGGCGATATCACTTACGAGTGTGTTTCTCCAGGTAAGTACAAATTAACTGTAAAAGTGTATCGAGACTGTAGGGGGATTCCGTTTAATAATCCTTTAATGAGTGCTTTTTGTGCTGATGGCAGTAATTCTGTTAATATTAATTATACAAGAACAGCAATTAAAGACATAACTCCAATTTGTTTAACAGGAACAGGGCCTTGTAATCCACAAAACACTACATCTGCTGAAGGTATTGAAGAACATACATTTGAAGCTGTAATTGATTTTAATACTGCTCCGTTTAAAGCATTAAAAGATGCAGGTTGTTGTGAGATTAAAATTAAAGTTGAACAACAAGCGAGAAATGGTGCTATCACTACTATAAATCCCGGTAATTTTTACACCGATGCAATGATTAATATCTGTAACATTGGTAATAAATGTAATACATCTCCACAATTATCTATTCCTCCTGTTGCTTATTTATGTTGTAATCAACCATTTACTTATAACAATGGTGTTCGTGAGGTGATTGATGGTGATAGTTTATCATATGATTTAGTTAATCCTTTGAATGGTAATAATTCAAATGAAACATATCAAGGAAACTTCAGTTCCCAAATTCCAATGACTCCGTTTTGTCCTCCTGTTCCAGGTAGCTTAAATTGTAGACCATTACCAAATGCTAGACCTCCAAGAGGTTGGTATTTTGATAAAGAAACAGGAGATATTGTTTTTACTCCAACTAAATGTGATGAAGTTGGTGTAGTTGTTATTCAAGTAACTGAATGGAGAAAAGACTCAGCAACTAAAAAATGGTTAAAAATTGGTTATACAAGAAGGGATATGCAATTAATTGTTAAGAAATGTCCTGATAACAATCCACCTTATTTTGGAATAAATAACAAATATGCTGTTTGTGAAGGTAATAAAATATGTTTTACAATATTAGCTAAAGACGATCCATTTTTACCTAATCAATTGGTTCCTGATACTGTTAAATTAACTTGGAACTTTGGTATTCCGGGAGCGTCATTCACAATTGTAGATCCAACTGCTAGAGAAAAAGAAGCATTATTTTGTTGGCAAACTAAAATAGGTGATGCTAGACCAAATGTTTATTCATTTACAGCAACTGCTAAAGATGATAATTGTTCTAATCCTGCTCAAGCAAATAAAGGATATACTATAAAGGTTAATCCAAAAGCAAGAGACACTCGTAAATATGATATATTAAATTGTGGTTGGTTGAAATTTGATGCAATGCCATTCGACACAGTTAATTACAATCAGAAAAACTATAAATACAAATACACAATAAGAGACTCAACAAATAGTGGTACACCTTATTATTTAGGTTTTAAAAAACAAGACAGTTTAAAATTTAAAAGAGGTGGTAAATATATTATTGAACATGAAATAAACAATCCACCTTATAATTGTCCAACAATTTATACTGATACTGTTATTATTCCACCAATACTAGATGTTGAATTAGCATTTGGTAAAGACACATTCATGTGTGATGGTGATAGTTTAATTATTAAACCATTAGTTAGTTATGGTGTTCCAACTTACCAATATGATTGGATTATTAGTCCTGCTTTACCATCAGTAGTTGTATTACCTGACAATTCAATAAACTTAAAACGTAGAATTAGTTCAGTTATTTATCTTAAATTAACAGATAAAAATAAATGTATTGACTATGATACAATTAAAGTTAAATTAGTTCCATTACCAATTGTTAACATTGGACCTGACCAAAGGATTTGTACTTATGAATCAATAATGTTAGATGCAGGTCATAACGATACAATGATGTATGAATGGAATACAACAGATGCATATAGAACAATTCCAATTAACGTTGCAGGTAAGTATAGTGTTAAAGTAAGTGATAGTGTTTATAGATGTTTTTCAACAGACACAATGCAATTATTTGTTAATGATACAGTTAAAGCAATTGCAAAACCAAATAAAGAAATTTGTATATTTGATACTTTGAAACTAAAAGGTACTCGTTTACCTAAAGGCTATACTAAAGTAGTTACTTGGAAAGACAATAGTGGTGTATTATCTAATGACAGTTTATATAGTATTAAAATAACTACATCAACACCTAAACAATATGAGTATCATGTTAAAATAACTCAAGCAGGTGTTACTTGTGAAAACAAAGACACAATTAATGTTTTAGTTAATTTATTACCAACGTTCAATTATAAAGGAATTGCTCCAAGATGTTACGCTGAGGGTGCTATTAATTTAACTACAAATGGAACGGCAATTGCAAAATCAGGAGATCAAACACAAACTGAACCAACATTAAGATACTTTCATAATAAGAAACCATCATGGATAACAGGTGGTCCTGTTAAAGTAAATACATTCAAATATGATTATCCTTTATTTATTTCAAATGCTCAAGTACCTAAAGCAGGATTAAGAGATAGTATTTGTTATGACTATACTGACTATAAAGGATGTTATAATAAAGAGTGTAAATTAATTAAACTAAATACTAATCCTGTTGTTGATATTAAAGATAAAATACATTGTCAAAGAGCAGGTTTATTAACATTAGATAATTTAGCTGTTTTACCTTCATCTAAAATAGGTGGTATTCAAACATTTAGATGTATTGATGGTCCAATGCTAAATGTAATTGCTCCTGCTAATACATTGCCTGTAACATATACTTTTGATCCTGGATTAGAAACAGAACCTGATAGAACAGGTAAATACACTATTGAATATTGTTTTGCTGATGCTATTACAGGTTGTAAAACATGTGATACTTCATTTATAACAATTATTAAATTACCTGAAATACAATTTTCATCACTTCCAAGACTTTGTATCACTGATACATTGTTAACACTTGATAGTTTTGTTATTGATAGAAACACTCAACAACGATTAAATGGTGATTGGAGTACTATAGAATACAATTATACAAGAACACCAAGCGATAAAATAACTAAATCAGTTGTAAATAAAAAATATTTCAATTCAGTTTACGGACCGGGTATATTCATGGTTAAAATATCTGATGTTTCAAGTGGTTGTTTAGTAGAAGATAGTGTTGAATTAACTGTAAATGGTTTACCAATTATTAAAATAAATGTTCCTGATACAGTGTGTTCAAGTAATACACCAATACTATTAGTTAATGAACAGCCTACAGGTAATGTTGGAACATGGAGTGGTAATGGAGTAGCAAATAGATTATTTGATCCTGCTATTTCACCTAAAATAAACCAATATGAAAAATATTATAAAGTTAGATTTGATTATACAAACCCAACAACAGGATGTTCTAATTTTGCTATTGATTCACTTATAATTCAATCACAACCTGAGGTAACTATTACTATACCTAAACCATACCAACAATGTGAAGGTATTGATTTTGATTTAGTTTCAAGTAAAAAATGGTGTGATAAAACAATATGGACTACTAATGGAGATGGTAAATTTAATGATTCATCTCAATTAAAAACATCTTATAAACATGGTGCTCAAGATACAATTACTAACAATGCTATTTTAACTATACAAACTGTTAAAGAAGGTGTTTGTCCTGAAGCCATTGATGATATTCCATTAATCATTGAACCTTATCCACAATTCGATTTTATAGGTTCACCTTTGATTCAATGTGAACCGGGATTAGTTGATTTTAGTTCAATTATTAGAAAACCAAAAGCTAATATATTATATCGTTGGGATTTTGGCAATGGAGATACTTCAAATGTAGCAAATCCACTTAATATACGTTATGATACCGCTAATAGACAATGGTATGATGTTATTTTAACAATAAGAAATCAATGGGGAAGTAGTGGTGCTTGTGTTACTACTTTATTTAAAGACAATTATATTAAAATATTACCTCAACCAAAAGCAGCATTTACTTCAGAACCAAATTTCTTTACAACAGTAGCTTTTCCTAAATTTAAATTCTTAAACAAAACACAAATAAGATGGGGATTAGATTCAGTTAAATATCTTTGGAATTTCAATAACAATGATTTAGATGATACTTCAACTCAAATCAATCCAATTAAAATATATCCTGTAGATACTACTGTTTATTTAGTTAATCTAATATCTAGTTTTACTTACAATGGTGTTACTTGTTATGATTCTGTTGGAGCATTAAGAAAAGTAGGTCCTGATGTTATTGTGTTTGTTCCTACAGTATTTAGTCCTGAAAATACAGGTCCTGAGGCTAATAACAAATTCAAAGCAGTTGTTAGTGGTGAAAAAACATTTCATATTGAAGTGTTTAATAGATGGGGAGAAATACTTTGGAAATCAGATAACAAATATGAAGGTTGGGATGGAACGTATCGTGGTATAAATGCTCAACAAGATGTTTATGCTTGGGTAGTTAAAGTAACAGCCTATGATGGTAAAGAATATCAATACGAAGGTACTGTAACTTTAGTTAGATAAAATTTGGCTATTTAAAATAAATTTAGTACATTCACAATATGATAAGTTGGTTAATAGAATTGTTTACACCTACTCCAAATGATTGGGAATTGATTGAAGTGGATCATGCATATTGGAACACTACAGTTCGTACTGATTTTGGGACTCATCAAGAAAAAAACACAGCTATATATGAAATTTTTTATTCAAAATCTAAAAATGAATACAAATTAGTATTATCAGGTTATGAACCAAGAGAACACACATGGTACAAGTATATGGTAGAAAGATTAAATCAATTAAAAAATGGAAACTAATAGAATAGAAGAATTAGAAGACGAGTTACAAGACACTCAGATACTATTAGAGGCATCAAAAAGAGCCTATGATAATTTATATGAGCAATACAAAACACTACAGAAAAATTTAAAGTATCCTCATCACTATTTAACAGTAGGTCAGTTAAGAGAAAAATTACCTTTACTATCTGAAAATGGTGGTGTTTATATTCAAAGGGTTGAAGATAAGTATTTTGAAAAGCATGGTTGGAAAGGTAGAATGATGCCAAGTCCTGATTTTGAAGGTCATTTTGATGAATATGTTGAGGTTTGGTGTACTTTGGATTATAAAGATGGAAACTTATATTTAACACCACATTATTGATATGAAAAAACTAATAGGTAAAACAGATAAATTAATTAGATCTACTTTAGTAGTAGAAAAACGATACGATTGGTCTCGAATTGATGGTAAAAAAACATTAGCAGAAAAAATGACAAAACAAACAACAGAATTAATGAAAGGGTTTCATATTTGGATTGATACTCATTTCGTTCAAGGCACACACTTTGATGTAAACGCTTTTTACATTCCAAGAGAAGGTAAATTTGCAAATTTTACTTTAGATGAATTAGTTAATAAATACTTAGAAGAATGTACATTATAGAAAACAAACAAACAAACAAATGGTTAACAATTGGTGGTAATACTACAACTGATTCGACACACCCAGGTTTAGTAACCTTTGAAAGTGATGACCAAGCTAAATTGTTCTTAACAATTACAAGTAGAAAAAATGATTGGAAAACAACTAAAATAAAATAATATGCCAAGTTTTAGTAAATATGTAGATGTAGAAATAGAAATTGATCTTAGTATAGATGATATACTTTGGGAATTATCTGATAAAGAAAAAGTGAAATTAGTAGAAAGATTAATTGAAGATGGATATGCTTTAGAACAAGCACAATGGAATCAATCATTAGCTGAATGGGAATTTGATAGAGTAATCACTAAAATAACAGATAATCGTTTAAGATTAACTTCAGAAGAAGATACTATATTAAAGAAAATAGCTGATAGGTTCTAATATTTATCAGCATGACACACCATGATTTTAACTTAAGAAAAAAACAATGGTTCCTTGAATGGAAGAGTAAATGGGGGCCTATGGATATAGATTTGAAAACATTTATGTTAATGCACGGTGTCACGGAAGATCAATTTAATGAATTAAGTAATTATAAACCTGATGTTCCATCTCCAAGCCATGATGATTATAATGATTGGCACCCTCACGAAGGTATGTAATATTTTTAAATTAAGGCTTGGGAAACCAAGCCTTTTTTTGTATATTCAAGGTATATGGATAAACTCTCAAATGTAGGAAACAATATAGTTGGTTCCGAAATAATAAAAATTTCACAACACATAAAGCAAGTACAACAAAACAAATCAGTTCTAAATTTAACAATGGGTGACTTTGATCCTAAAGTTAATTCAATTCCTGTAGCATTAAGGGATTATATTATGGATGCTTATTTTAATGACTTAACTAATTATCCTTTATCAGCAGGTGAATTAAATTTAAGACAATCAGTTAAATATTATTTCAAATATAGAAGAGGTATTGAATATAATGAAAATGAAATATTGGTAGGTTGTGGCGTAAGACCATTGATTTATACCGTATTTAAAGCGCTTGTAGATGAAGGTGACACAGTCATATATCCTGTACCATCTTGGAATAATAACCACTACTCGTTTTTACACAATGCTGATTTAGAACCAATTGAATGTACACCTGAGAATGCTTTCTTCCCTACTGTTGAAGATATTAAATCAAGATTGTATGTAACAGCTCGATTAGTTTGTTTATGTTCACCTCAAAATCCAACAGGTAGAATCATTGATAAACAAGTATTAAAAGGTATTTGTGAGGCTATTGTTGAAGAAAATAATAATAGAAAAGTAAATCCTGAATTGAGGCCTTGTTACTTATTCTTTGATCAAATTTATTCTGATTTAGTTGGGGATGAATTCACACACCCCTTAGATGTATGTCCTGAGATTAGGGAATATTTAATATGTGCTGATGGTGTTTCGAAATCGTTATGTGCTACAGGAGTTAGAGTAGGTTGGTTAATGGGGCCTCAAGATATTATTGGTAAAATGACTGAAATATTTTCACATATAGGTGCTTGGGCTGCTAAACCTGAACAAAACGCTGTTGCTTGGTATTTAAATAATAAGGAAGCTATTAGTGAATTTATTAATGATAAACAATCTCAATATGCTCATATATCATCTAAAATAATAGATTTATTCAATAAAATGAAAACAGATGGATTTAAAGTTGATTGTCAGAATTCAGATGGTGGTATTTACATTTCAGTTTATTTAGATTATGTTAATAACTTTCCAACCACTGAAGATTATATTAATTTTCTAATTGAGGAATGTGGTTTAGGAATTGTTCCGTTTGAATATTTTGGTTCTAAGGAAAATAAAGGTTGGTTTAGAATATCAATTGGTAGTGTTGATCCATTGTATATAGACAGTGTATTATCAGTAATTTCAAATGCTATTGTAAAATCTTCAAAAATAAGTTTGGAGGCATAAAATTAATTTCGTACATTCACACCATAATAAAAGATAATATGAGATATAGACATACAGTTGCTATGAAAGTAACAAAAGAACAAGGTGAATCATTAAAACCAGCATTAATTGATATGGGGAGACAAATTAATATTTGGGGTCATTTTGAAGAATATCCGTTTTTAACAGCTACTAATGATGATGGTCTTGTTGGTAATTATGACAGTGTTAGAACAACTACAATATTAGTAAATGGTTATAATCCTGAATTGTTTTTAGCCATAGCGGCTATGACTGATGATGTAAATGGTAATATAGGTGAGTGGTGGAAATGTATAGATGATAATTGGATTAATTTTACCGAAGGAAAAATTTATAAACAAGTTGATAATTCAAAAGATTTTAATTTAATTAATGATTTAAATCATTTTTATGGGGTAAAATATCTTAGAAATCTATTTACTAAAGCAACTAAAGAGGAAATAATATCAACATTTAGTAAAAAAGTTGTTGATGATAAGAAAGTATGTTTTCTATCTGATGGAACTATAGAAACAGGTGATAAAATTATTGCTGAATTAAAAAAATTAGGAATAAATACTTTAAATTATAATGGTAGGGATCGTAGCTCTTATTATTATGGTGATGATATGGGTGAAATTAGTGTTGATATCTCCATACCTAAAGGTTACACATTAAAAGAATTACCTACTACTAAAAGAACACGTAAAACATTTAATGTTGGCGATGCTATTAAAATAAAACCCGGTTCTCGTTATAGAACAGCTTGTGAACATAATTGGAGAGATGAAGGTGATGTTTGGGGTGGTATGATAACTTTCAGTAGAGAAATTCAATATATCTTTAAAATAGAAGGAGATCTTATTTATGTAGATGATAAAACATATGCAGGAGGTAACTACATTGTAGTAGAAAGAGAAAATATAGAATTAGTAAAATCAGAAATAACAGAAATAAAAATGAAGAATAGAATATTAACACCAGAAAATGCAACCAAAATTATTAATATTGCTTGTAATGCTTGGAAATCAAAATTAGCTGAAGTATGGGCTAAAAACATTGTCTTAGGTAAAGATACTGAAGTTCCTGAAGGATTTTATACGGAAATGAGAAAAGCTTGTACTGCAGATCAAAACACACTGTTTGATGAAATTTTTGGTAAGGATGAACAATTAATTGATGTATCAGAATTAGCAATTGGTGAATCAATGATAGTAGTGAGTACAGATAATGGTAGAACTGATAGATGGAATGGTACTATTGTATCAAGAATATGGACAGATGATGGTGCTGATGCTGTTTATGTTAATATGAATGATACATCTTGTACTTGGTCCGCTCCTATATTCAAAGGTAAAAGAGTTAAATTAACAATTACACACGAGGAGGTAAAATAATATGGAAGATAAAATTAGAGTAAATTTAATTGAAAGTGAACGTGGTTGGGGTTCTAAGATTGATGAAGTAAAATACTTCGATACAATGGAAGAAGCAGAAGCATTTGTTACTGAGTTTAACAAATACAATGACAAACCAACTGTACCTGATTGGTATATGTATGCTGAAATAGTGTAAACTAAATTTAAAACAATTGAGGAGAGGCTTGGTAACACAAGCCTCTTTTTGTACATTCATATCAATGAAAGCGACAGTAAAATACAATATTGAAATAGAAGTATTAATTGAAACAGAAAAAGATCTTAATGATACTTCTGTATTAGAATTAAATTTAAAAGCAAGTAATCTTGGTAATTGTTTATATGATACTTTAAAAAACTCAAAAACTCATGAATTTTTAAATAACATAATTAATAAGGATTACAGAGCCAACATCATTAATGTAAATCAAATAAAAGATAGAAAAATAATACTATGAAACAAACAGTAATAAAATACTATACAGCTCAACCAATAAGTTTAGGTGAGGCTATTGAAATAATGGAGGAATATACTAAGTTAATTGGTAGGGAAGGTGCTTTAACTAAAAGTATGATAGATCAGATGACAAGTAATACTAATCCATTTGGTCAAGGAATGATGCAACAAGCAATTAAGGCATCTGTTGAAGCAGTTGAACATACTTTAGATATCACTAAGATATTCAATAAAGAAGGAATATTAGTAAAAATATTTTGAGGAGCGAAATAGGAAACGTATATTCACAACATGATAAAAACATTTAGAATTGTCACAGAAGTAACATCAATAAAAGTAATTGAATACCTTATTGAAGCAGAATCTGAAGAAGAAGCATTAGATCAATTAAAGCAAGGTGAAGTTAGAGGTGAGGGTGAGGAAATAGATGAAGAAATTGATTGGGGTACTGAAGGAATTGATTGCATTGATTTAGTAGAAGAATTTTGAGGAACGAAATAGGAAACGTACATTCACAACACATGATTAAAAATTATTGGGATAAAATTAAAAAAGAACCTACCTATTTATATGGTTGTGGTTGGGAAGTTAGGTATGAATATTGTGAATATCGTAAACAAATGGTATTTATATGGCCTTCATTTGAGGGTGTTAAACGAGTAGAGAAGACTAAAATTAAAAATGAGGTCAAATCAAATTTATTAAAACTCAAAATACTATCACAGGCAAGTACTAATAGAGATGAATATTTGGATTTAAAAAGCCGAATTAATGATGAAGAGTTCAATGAAATCTTAGAAACAAAAATACGAGGGTTTGCTTTAGGTAATTATATTAGGAATAACTTCCTAACAGATGCACAGGCTCACACTTTGTTTTGGAGATCATAAATTAATTTCGTACATTCACAACATAATAAAAAATAACATGACAAATAAATTTACAAAATTAGAACAATTAATTATTGTTAACAGTTTACAAGTTACATTAGAAGCAGAGATATTAGAAATTTTAAGAATTGAGGCTGAGGGTAAAATGCCTTTATTCACAGTGGATTATATGAAGAGAGTTTATAGTGAAACTATTGAAAAAGTAACAAGATTAACAGTTAAAAAATAAATTTTGAGGAGCGAAACAAGAAACGTATATTCACATCATATTAAAAAATAAAGGTTATGCAAGATATTTTAAAACAAATCGCAAAAATGGATTTAAATCAAATCCAACAAATTAAAGCAGCAGCTTCAAATAGATTAGATTCATTAAAAGGTGATGTTCGTTCATCATTAAGAGTAGGACAAACAATTAAAGCTAATCACCCTAAAGCAAGAGGAATGCAATTTAAAGTTATTAAATTGAATAATGTAAAAGCTAAATGCTTACAGATTTACCCTGTAACTAGTTCAAGAGCAGAGTTTACAATCCCATATTCATTAATTGAAGTTGTTTCAAAGTAAATTTTGAGGAGCGAAAAAAAGAACGTATATTCACAACATATTAAAAAATAAATAAAAATTAAAAAATAAAGGTTATGTCACAAACAACAACAAATTCAGAAGCAGTTGCAGTAGCAACAGAAGTAAAACAATTAGGTCGTCCAGTAAACGCTAATTCAGTTCGTCAGCAAAAATTAGCTAAAGTAGCAGAATTAAAAGCTCAAGGTTTAGAAATTAAAAGAGGTAGAAAACCTGTTGAAACATCTAAAAATCAAGCTAAATTAGCTAGATTTGAAGCTTTAAGAGCTCAAGGTGTAGAGATTAAGCGTGGTCGCCCTAAAGTGGTTAAAGCTGAGGTAGTAGCAGTTGAACCTGAAATGGTAACAGCTGATTAATTAAAATTTTAAAATAAGTAATTAGAGGCTTGGTAACACAAGCCTCTTTTTGTATATTCACATTATGGATAAAGATTTTGTACAATACGAAGAGGCATTAGAATTAAAAGAACTTGAGTTTAATGAACCTTGTTTTGCTTTTTTCAATGGAAAATATCATGATTGGTTAATTGATGATAATAATGGATTGAATAGTCCAACCATAAATCCAAATAAAGATATTGGCAGATGTGTTAAAAGACCAACATATTCACAAGCATTTAGATGGTTTAGAGAAAAACATAATTTACATTCATATATTGAAGGTGCTTATCCTTGGTTTAGATTCTATATAAACTCTGAGGATGATAGATGGGAAGGATTTAAACATACATCATATGAGGAAGCAGAACTTGAATGTTTAAGAAAGTTAATTAAAATAGTAAAAGATTTGGCTGTTACAGAATAGTTTCGTACATTCACAACATAATAAAAAATAATATGAGTACAGAAATTCAAGAAGTAAAAAAAGGTAGAGGTAGACCTGCAATTGATAAAGATCAACAACAAGTAGATCAATTTAAAGCAAACATTTATACTCGTGATTTTAAAAATGCTGATGGTACAACTGATCGTTGGCACTATAATTTAAATAAATGGCCAAATGGCCCTTACAAAACAGAAATGGATATCTATAACAAAGAACCTATGCCTGAAAACAAACAAGTTGTTATAAAGCAAGAAGATTTACCTAAAACAAAGCGTCAGTATATTAACCCTAACAATGGTAAATTGGTTGGTTATACAAGAGCAAGAATGTTAGGTTTAATTGATTAAAAACAGATTTTGAGGAGCGAAACAGGAAACGTATATTCACAACATAATAAAAATAACATGAATAGTAAAATATTAAAAAACACAACTGAAATCCTAAAAATAATTGATATTAATGGAGAAGCAATGGAGCAATTAATTAGAGATTTAGGAATGGAAGATCAAATGTTAAGGCAATTGGCTATGAAATCAGATGTAGATACCTTAGATCAATTAATTAAGGAAAAAAAGGAATTAGATGGTGATGAAATACAAGTATATTGTATAGATGAATATAACATTCAACAAGTTGATTTATTGTATAAAGGAGCAGAATATAGAGTTGAGATTAAAAATTGGGATGGTGATAGTATGTGTATAGTATCTGATTTAGTTACAG